AAAAAACTAGTGTTTATATCAATTGAATCGGTAAGACAAAAAAGAGAAGCGTTAATAACAAAGCGTAATGATTTGTTACTTAATCAAAGATATACAGAAGCTGATAAGCTATTGCCAGAATTAAATGAACTAAATGAAATTTTTAATAAAATATTAAAAGAAAATTTTGCATAAGTAATTTTTTTTATTTAAATTTGCATATATTAATTAACTAACTAAAACTAACTAACATGAAAACTTTAGAACTTTCCACAAACTTATTACCTCTAATAAATGTAGGTACTTATGACGGTCAAACTTGTGATATCAATAATTTTATTGATGACTATACAATTAATGAAGAGTATAAAGAAGGTTATATCAATTACGATTCTGAAACCTATTGGGATAACTTTGATAATAAGAAATATAAAACAAAATTATTCAAATTAAGTAATGAATATCTAATAGATAATATAAAACAACAATTAATTGATTTAAATATTGGTATATTGGATATACAATGTATTGGTATACATAGTCCACAATACTATAATTTTTCAACTGATTGTTTAAACTATAATTTATCTGTTACTGATGACTTTAATAATACATTAATTAATCTAATAAATAATTTAGATTCTAAAGATACTAATAGCTTATCTAATTTCCTAAAAGATAACTTTACCTCTCGTGATGGCTTTATGTCGTTTACTGATAATAATATTCATGACTTAATTAATAGTATAAATGATTTTGAGGATAGAGAAATATCTGCTTTCTTAACTTGGTATCTTAAATGTAAGGATATTATTAATACTGATAATTGGTGCGAATTTCTATATGAAAATATTAGTTCTTATGAATATCCTGAATTTTTATCTGATGACTTTGTTGCTGTAACAAATGATGTTAGAAATCATATAATAGATTATACAAACCAAAACTATACCATTAAAGATACTGACACGATTATAAGCGATTTAAGAGACTATTTTGAATATGATGATGTTGATGATAGGTTAATAACTGATTTGGTATTAGAAAGCTTTAAAAGGATTGATGACCATACTTTAAAATTATTTTAATTCATTTGGTTTTGTGTTATCCTATATAAAAAACACTATTTTAGTTGGTTAATCTATCAAGTGAGTGGTTTCCTTGATAGGTGGAAATATGGGAGTCCTTGTGACTCTCTTTTTTTCTTTACCATATTATTCACATATTAATACTAAAAACTATGTTATATATCTTTAATAAAAAAACATTAAGCTACGATAAAATAAATGATAAAGGAATATTAATAATCATTTTTATTGTGGCAATCGTATCCACGATAACTGCATTAATAACAATAAGGAAATTAAACAATATAATGTTTATAAGTGAGGAGACAAAAGCAATTATTCTGGAGGAGCAAAATTCATTTAGCGAAGAAAAACTAAAAGCATATATATTGGAATTAAATTTAAAATTCCCACATATAGTATTCGCACAAGCAAAACTAGAATCAGGTAATTTCCAAAGCAATATCTTTAAACAAAATAACAATTTCTTTGGAATGAAATGTGCAAAGCAAAGACCAAGCACAAATAAAGGTGAAAAGAAAGGTCACGCTTATTTTAATAGCTGGAGAGATTGTGTAGTTGATTACGCTTTTTACCAAGCAAAATACTTATCCAAGATTAAATCAGAATCAGATTATATTGAATACCTAAATGAAAACTATGCACAAGATAAGAACTATATAAACAAATTAAAAGATATAATTGATAATAAATAAAGTTGTTTTATTGGACTGATTTTTGTATATTTGATATTATTAACTAAAACTATAAAACCAATGGAAACTAAAATAATATTTAAATTTAATGATATGACAATTTTAAAGATAGATAAAGATTTAAAATTGATAGAAATTCAAGCATATAAAAGAGCATTATCAAAAGCATATGATTGTAAAGTTGTTGATATCGAAGTTATATTTAAACAAGATACTAAAATAGTATCTGATATTGATTTAACAAAAGAAGGTATGGTATTTTGGAAAGGCTTTCATCCAAAAGTAATTACTGGTGTTAAATCAAGTTTAATAGAAGGTAGTGATGACTATTTGGATGCTATGAATAATAACACATTAGAAAACTTTTTACTATTCACAAATTAATTACATGGACTTTATACTAATTACAGAATTCTCTACAGAATGGAATTATATGTGGGAATGGATACAAAACCATCCAATAAATGAAGGACTTGAAAACCCAAAGATAGCAGAAAATAATGGAGCTGTTTGGGAATATATGGGTTCATATATGCAAGGCAAAAAAGCAATACATGAATTCAGACACATATCACATCCATCAAATAATGAAACTATTAAACTAAGCCTAGCATCAAGCAATCAATTATCAGATGATGAAATTGCTAAAAGGTTTAAGATAAAATAAACACAATTGTGTACATAAAAAAAGGGACTGATATCAGTCCCTTTTATATTATCATATCAAGATTATTTGCAGATAAAACCAGGAACTGAAACTATATGTCCCTTGTCATTCCTAACAACATCAGGATGCGATGTTGCTGGTGCAATTATATCCTCTCTGTCTGTAGCAGAGAATACAATCGCAGATACAATAAACATTGTTTTAGCCTTTGGTTTTGGCAAATCAATAATTTGACCAAAAACTTGCTTAAACATTCCATCAGAAACGCTAGTTAAACTTGATGAAACCCTAGCAATTGTGCCACTAGGTTCAAAGATAGTGCCATCATTTAATACAATGGCGTGTGGAGTAAGGTTAATGAAAGTTGTCATAATATATAGTTTTTAGTAGTTTAAGATTACAAATATACACAATTGTGTACATAAAAAAAAGCATTGGCTAAAAAAAGCAGGACTATTTAAGTCCTGCCATTTGTTTTAATTCCTTTTTTATTTCCTTGGCTTTATCCCCTCTCCAAGTGCTGGCATTTGATAGGAAGTATAATATGATAGATTTTGCACTATCGTAACCATAATTATCATTCATAGTGTCTAAAGATTGCATAGCATCTAAGTAAGGCTTTGCACCAAAATAGATTTTAGAATTCCAATCTTTTTTAATTTCTCTAGCAATTACATTTAAAGGTCTCATAGTAGTAGTAGTTAATTAGTTAGTTAATTTATTGATACAAATTTAATGATAATAACAATACCTACAAAATTTTTATTGAAGATATTTAATCTCCAGGTCTAATTTAGATTCATTATAAATAAACCTGGAGGTACACAATTGTGTATATAAAAAAAAAAGGGCTTAAAGCCCTTTCTTTTAGAAATTAAAATCATAAAACTTTATCGGGTTATGATTCATCTTGAATCTCCCTAGTCCCCATCCTTTTTTGGTTAGGGTAATCGTAATAGTGTTTGCATTTGGCAATGATTCATACGCCCATTTTTGAGCGTAGTTGTTAGTGCAATGCCCGGCAAAGCCTCCCGGCACGAATTCCATTTCAGAAATTCTCGTTGCGTGTAAAGCTCTAATAACAACCTTTTTAGGGTTGATAACTTGAACGACTTCATACGGCTCAATATCCGTATATAAGTGTAGGTTACAAAATTCTTTAATTTCAGAAATTTCTGAATTAATTTCTACTTTTTTTAATTGGGTTTTCATAGTAGTTGGTTTTATTGGGTTAATAATTAGTGCAAATATAGTAAAAATATTAATATTACAAGTAAACAATAAAAAAAAATATTTTTTTTTGTTATTTAATTTTTTTTTGTAATTTAGCATTACAAAAAAACACGATGTCAATTTTGGCATCGGGAGGTATACTCCGACCTACCTTATATTTTTTTTTAAAAAAAACAATTTTCTCTTAATTATTTTTGGTAAAAAAATTATTGTATCAAATTTTTTATTATCTTTGCGATAACTAACTAAAACCAAAAACTATGAAAACCATATCTGAAATATCTAAAATGCCAATGGGCAATGTAGTTGAATCTTTTGTAGATTCAATGAAATACAAGCCATCTACCTATCAAGTTGATGTCTTCAAGGCATTAATGCAGACTAACCAAAACATAGTGGTTAATGCTGTCGCTGGTAGTGGTAAAACTACTACTTTGATGTCATTGTTGAAGTTAATTAATGATAAAAAGGTATTAGTGGTTGCCTTTAATAAAACCATAGCTGAAGAACTAAGGTCTAAAGTTAGTAATTTAGGTTTAAATGCCTATGTTACAACTGCACATGGCTTTGGGTTATCTGTTTTAATGCGTAATGGCATTAAGATAAGTGAAGAAATAAAAGAGTCAAAATATAGGCTTTTATTCACCAATGGTGTTAAATTCACCAACGGTGATAACAAGCTATTATCTGTATTCAAAAATCTGACAGAAGAGCATTTAAATGCTGTCAGAAAACTATCCATCCCAAATTGTGTTAATGAGGATGTATCGGTGTTAAAACAATACACTGCTAATATCTATAAAATTGTAGATTTGTCAAGAAAATTTGCCACTAAAACTGATTCGGATATTGAATCTGTTTTAAAGCGTTATGACATTAGATTAATAGCTAATGAATTAACCAATGCAAAGACATTATTATCTATAGGCAGAAGCTATCTTTCTATGGTAGATTTTGATGATTTACTTTGGTTGCCTAATGAGTTAGGTCTTAAAGTTGATGGATATGATTTTGTGTTGATTGATGAGTGTCAAGATATCAATAATTCAGCAAGACATTTATTGCTGAAAGCAAAAAAATATAATGTAGGTAGATTTATCGCAGTTGGTGATGTTAATCAAGCTATCTATGGCTTTGCAGGAGCGAATTCTGAGTCGTTTAATGAACTGCAAAAGCAATTTAATACAATTACATTGCCATTGTCATTATGCTACAGATGTGGCTCTGACATTATTGAAATGGCAAAACAATATGTGCCACAAATCGAAGCACACGAAAGCACAGGAAAAGGGATGGTTAACCTTAATGGCTCAATAAAGGATATAACACAAAATGACCTTATCTTGTGTAGGAATTCTGCACCATTGGTTAAATTGGCATTTGACTATATTAAAAATGGTGTTGTCGCAGTTATAAAAGGCAGAGATGTTGCTAATGGTATTGTTAATCTAATTAAGAACACTAATAAAACATTAACTAAAGATGTTATTGATGCTTTAGTTAGTGATTTAAATAATGTTTTAAAAAGCATAATGAGACTAAAAAACTTGACAGAAGATGAAGCATCTTCTGAGCAAGAATTTATTAATGCCCAGGATAAATTTGAGATAGTTAATATGCTATCAGAAAATTGCACTACAGCATCTGAAATGATTAGCAAAATCAATTCAATGTTTTCTGATGACAATGTTAAAAATGCCATTCAATTAAGCACTATCCACAGAGCAAAAGGTTTAGAAGCTGATAATGTATTTATCATTGAAATACATAAAATGCCATCCAAATTTGCCAAATTAGATTGGGAGATAAAGCAAGAGGAAAATTTGATATATGTTGCGTACACAAGAGCTATGAAATCATTACATATAGTGACTGATTGGTCTTATGATTCAGATACGGCTGAGACATTAAAGAAAAAAGCCGACATAAAGGTGTCTGATTTTGTTGGTGTTGTTGGCTCAAAGGTGTCAGCTGAATTTCATATTACAGACATTCAAAGTGTAATGGGTTTTGAAGGCTATCCAACTAATGTGTATAAGTTACAAGATAACTATGGTAATGTTTGGTCAAAATGGACTACAATTGATGAAAAGTTTATCATTGTAGATGATAAAGAAATTAAGGTAGGTACAAAGATTAAATGTCAAGCATTAATCAAAGCACATACATTGTTTAATGGTGTTAAAATTAACGCAATCAAAACACTATCTAAATTTGATGCGAAAACAGATATTTCGCTGACAATAAAATAAAATTAAAAAGGCTATTAATTTAGCCTTTTTTTTTGTACCTATTTTATCATTTAGAATCATTATAAATAGTGTTTTAAAGAGATATAAACTACTTTTTATTATTTTAGGTATATTGTATTAGAAAGATTATAAAAGTGTTTTAAATAGCTTTATTTTAATTTATAGCATAGCTTTATAGACACAATTGTGTACATAAATAGATAAGTTATATTCATTAGATAATTTTACACTATAGAAAAAATATAACATTTCCAAATTTTTATTGGGTATAACAAAAAATATAATATATGCAAATAAATTCTGGCTATAATAAAAAATATAATATATGCAAGTTTTTTTTACCCTATAATAAAAAATATAATATATGCAAGTTTTTTTTACCCTATAATAAAAAATATAATATATGCAAGTTTTTTTTACCCTATAATAAAAAATATAATATATGCAAATAAATTCTGGTTATAACAAAAAATATAACATATGCAAGTTTTTTTCTAATTTAGAATCATTCTAAATAATTTTTTTGATAAAAAAAATATAAGGCAGGTTGGAGTATACCTCCCGATACCAAAATTGGCATCGTGTTTTGTTTGGTATTGTATTTTAATTTTTAGTAAAATTATAAAAAAATACAATACCAAACAAATTTTAACCCAAAAATATTTAATTGCCAGGCTTATTTAGATTCATTATAAATTAGCTCTATATGGTGTAAATTAAAAAAATAGCATTACATTTGTAGTATTAAGTCACTAACTAAAAAAAACTAAAAAAATGGAAAATTTACTAAAAGAAAACCAAATTAAATTATTAGAAAATAATTTAATTGAATTATTAAGTACTAAAGAAAAATCTTTAGTGGCTGTCGCTAAGACTATAAAAGGAAATAGTATTTGTTATATTAAAGAATACTTTTCAAAAACAAGTGGTTTAGTAAATAATTACTTTGTTCGTTTAGGTTATAGCAACGAAAATGCTATCCTTAATGATTGGGAAATAATCAAAGATTCTAAAAGTTTAATTTTGGTTATTGAATCATTGAAAAACGACTTTTCAGAAGAGGCTATTTTAAAGGCTTTTAACGAACTTTATTTAAGTCTTCAAGTACGTACTTCAAGTGACGAGTTTAAGGCTGAATTATTAGCGCAAAATAACCCAACAATGAATAGAAGCAAAGGTCAAATTGATGCTTTTACGCACCTTGCAAAAGGCGTAAAAATACACAATGAAACAAAGTTAATCTACATTGAAGGACTTGAAGAAAACAAAGTTTTCGTTGAAAAACGTTGCGAGGTAAAAGCAACCAACAGCAAAGAAAACACTATAATAAAAAGAAAGATAGAAAAAATCTTAAATTTCCGTCAAGCGAAAATTAGAAGATTCATTTTTGAAGAAACACAAATTTCTTTACAAGGTTTGAAAATTCAAGCATAAAAAATTAAGGGGACTAAATTTAGTCCCTTTTTTTTTGTTTATAATTAAAAAGTTATTAACAAAGTTAGGAAATGTAAAAAACCTAATTTTGTTAATAACTTTTTTTGTTGTTAATAACTTTATTTTGAAAATACAATAACTCATTAGAAGCGTTTTAACGATACTTTGTTTATTTTGAACATTATATATCTATTTAAATAAATAATGTATTAGAACCCCTCCTGGGTGCACCCCTGCCCCCGTTACCCCCCTCCGTATATGCCCCCCGTGATGCGTTGAAAATGGCCGTACGATACCATTCGTAAAATTTTTCTGGGAAATTTTTTTAGTTATTTTTTAGGTCTTACCTTTTTAATTTTTTCCTAGGGAATTTTCGGATAAAAAAGAGAGGGGGGTATCTATTATAAAAATTTTTTTTCTAGGAATTTTTGGGATAAAAAATAGAGGGGGTACCTTTTTTTAAAAAAATTTTTCTAGGAATTTTTGGGTTAATTTTTTTATGTCATATATTTATATATAAAATTATATGAAAGGGTTTATAAAGGGATTATTAAGGGAGGGTTTATTTGGTGAAGATATTACATCTGGTAGTTCTCAATTAATTTATCATCGAACAAATAAATCATCATTTAAACAAATTATTAATAATAGTATTCGTTTAGGCACAAAGGGGTTTTATGGTTTGGGGTTTTATGGTGTTACTGATTTAGCTAGTGCTTTAACTTCATATAGTAAAAAACATTATGGTAATTACGTTATAGAGTGTTCTATTAATAGTTTAGATGGTTTTTTAATTTTGAATGAGGAAATTGCTAGAAAGACATATGGTAGTAAGTATATTAATATAGATAGTCAGTTAAAACATATTTTAGGTAATGATTTTCCATATTATGATAAGTTAAATGAAATTATAGAAGCTAATAATGGGTTTAAGTTTACATCTGAATTAGCGTTACAATTGGCTAAATTTAAACCGTTGATTCAATCAATAAACGGTATGGTTTATGAGAATAAAAATGATGGTAATTGTATTGTTTGTTATAACAATAAATTATCTGAAATAGAATTACTTAGGGTTACTAATAATAATGGTAAAAGTTGGGTTAAAATATGAAAGGATTAATTAAGAGATTATTAAGGGAAGATTTGGGTTATAGAGCTGGTAATTTGGTTGATAAGGCTGAGTTATTAAGAAATAGTAGAGGAAGTAGGGGTACTGGACATTTCGGTACTGGGTTTTATTTCTTCGGTGATGAGAATGTTGCTAAGGAATATGCTAAGGGGTCCAATAGAGAAGGTAAGGATAGAGTATTAAGTACAATTGATTTAAGTAAATATAAATTATTAAGAGTTACTGATGATGAGTTAGGTTACAAGTTACATGATGAATTAAAAAGGTGGGATGGATTTAATGTGAAAGAGATTAAACCTATGATTATGCAAGAGATTAAAAATAACATTATTTTTAATTTAGAGAATGGGTATGATAGGTTTGATGATTTAGAAAATACAATATACGATTATTTAGAAAAGATAAGTGATAATGCAATTGATGTTGATGATGTTAAGAGTGTGATTGTTAGTTATCTTAAAGGTAATGATTATTATTATTCTATACAAGATTATGTTAATGATGATAATGTTGATAAAGTAATCTCAGATATTAATATTACTATTCAAAAATATGTTGAATCTGTGATGAAGGATAAGGGTGAAATTTATAAGAAATCTTTATATGAGGATTTATATAAAAAACTAGAAAAGTTAGGTATTATAATTAACAAGATAGACTCTAGTTTAGGTGGTGATATACAAGATAGATTAGTTAAAGGATTAATGAGGTCATTAAGAAGGGACCCATATCTTGAGGCACATGGTGGTAAAACTACGTTAGGTACTGAGTTGATTAAATCGTTAGGTTATCAAGGTATTGATGTAAGGGGTACCGAATTAGATAATAGTATGTTTGGTAGTGTAATTTACGATATTTAAAAATAATAATATATGAAAGGGTTAATTAAGAGATTATTGCGAGAGGGTTTATTGGATGAAGTATCTGATGAGTTATATGCTAAGATAAAGCGAGAGCATCATAATGACAGGCTTATAATTAGCAAGTATGATTCGCTTGATTTTGACTTATCAAAAATTGGTGAGCAGGAGATAAGGACAAAGCCTAAGGGTTTATGGTATGGTATTGGTGACAGTTGGCTTAGTTGGGTAAAGAGTGAGATGCCAGAGTGGGAGTATGATAATGTATATAAGTTAGATATAAATGAGGGTAGGATAAAGATTATTAGGACATATGATGAGTTGGTTTCTTTTGATGGTGAGTATGGTGTTGATTATGAGAGTAGGATTGTTTTGTATAATGGTAGGAATATTGATTGGGGTAGGGTTGCGAATGATTTTGGTGGTATTGAGATTTCACCTTACATATTTAAGGCTAGATATGAATTTAATTGGTATTATGGTTGGGATGTTGCATCTGGTTGTATATGGTCCAATGATGTAATAATGGGTATTAAAAAATTGAATTTATAATAATTTATTATATTAATCGTTAAAAGTATTATATTTATACATAAACTAGTGTATGACGAATAAAGAGTTAATAAGTCAATATGTAGATACAGGTATTGGTATCCCAAGATATCAATTTGATAAATTATCACCTAATGATAAGAAGACTTATTTGAGAAAGATGGAGATAAGTATTAAGTATGACCCAAGTAATATCAAATATTATTATTATGGTGAATACCCAGAATCGATTCATTTAGTATTAGTTAATCAAAATGGTGAATTTTTAAAACATATAAAAAATCCGAGTGAGGAGGTTCAGTTGATAGGCGTTAAACAAGATGGTTATAATATAAAATATATTGATAACCCAAGTGAGGAAGTTCAATTAGCAGCAGTTGAACAAGATGGTAATTTAATATATCATATAAAGAATCCGAGTGAGGAAGTTCAATTAGCAGCAGTTAATCAAGATGGTTCTAATATAAAATATATTGATAACCCAAGTGAGGAGGTTCAGTTGATAGGCGTTAAACAAGATGGTAATTTAATATATCATATAAAGAATCCAAGTGAGGAAGTTCAATTAGCAGCAGTTAATCAAGATGGTAATTCGATAGCATATATAGATAATAAAGGCATTAATCCAAGTGAAGAAGTTCAATTATCGGCTGTTAATCAAAATGGTCACGCAATAGAATACATACATAATCCAAGTGAAGAAGTTCAATTATCGGCTGTTAATCAAAATGGTAATGCAATAGAATACATAGAAAATCCAAGTGAGCAATTACAATTAGCAGCAGTTAAACAAAATGGTGATGCAATACAATATATAGTTAATAAAGGCATTAATCCAAGTGAAGATGTTCAATTAGCAGCTGTTCAACAAGATGGTTATACAATAAGATATATAAATAATCCAAGTGAAGATGTTCAATTAGCAGCAGTTAATCAACATTATAGTGCTTTAAAATATATAGAGAATCCAACAGAAAGGGTTAAAACATTAGCTAATAAATTATATATGGAATACAAGAGTAAACAACCCCGATTTTGACAAAAGTGTTAATCTTTAATATAATCAATTATATAATAAGAAATAATAAAATAGTACATGAAAATTTTAGAAATTTACAATCAATTATTAGAATCAAAAGCAACAGAATCTCAAGGTCTTAAGATATTAAGTAGTGGTAATATTGAAAATGCGGATGGGATAATACAGAAAATGGCATCTGGTGATAAATCCAAAAATCAGAAGAACATTCCAGTTATGGCATTTATATATGTTAATGGATATACTGATATAAAGAATATCATTGATATTATGAATGAGTATGATGCATTAGAAATTAAGAAAAGAATCAAACCTATACAATTGACCAAAACTAGTATTAAGATTGGTGAAAAGGAGTTTACTGATTTTATTAAGTTTTCTGAGTATATTCATGGTGAAACAAATAAGTATGCTGAAAAGCCAAAAGGTGGTTTAAATGTGGCTGCTGATTTCAAGGCTGATAAGAAAACGCTTTGGAGTGGTAATGGTATTGACATATATGAAGGTAATGGTGTTGGTAAGTGTATTAGTTATACGCAGGGTGGTTTGACTGGAAAGGCTTATTCGTTTTGTATTGGTCAGCCTGGTAATACGATATATAAATCATATCGTGATACAAAGACATCAAGTTTTTATTTCATTATTGACAGGAATCATTTTAAAGAAGATGCGGATGGTTCAGTTAATTTGGATGACCCATTACATATTGTGGTATTTGATGTTACAAAACATGGTATTGAATTAACAGATGCTAATAATACTACTGGTAATATTGCTGAATATGGTGAAAATGCAGATGCTTATGTTGATTATTTGAAATCCAAAGGTGTTCCAGTTGAAAAGATGATTAATAAACCTAAAACTGACCAAGAGAGAAAAGAGGATGAATTATTGGGTAACCCTAACAATAGTCTTGAATGGTTTATGAAGTTACCTATAGAATATAAATCAGCATATATTGGAAGGGGTCATCAGTTGACCAATGACCAATTTGATTATTTAATTGGGAAATAGTATATGACAAATAAGGATTTAATATCACAATATGTAGATACAGGGGTAGGTATACCTAGGTATCAGTTTGATAAATTATCGCCTAATGATAAGAAGAGTTATTTAAGGAAGATGGAGATAAGTATTAAGTATGACCCAGATAACATAGAATTCTATTATGGTGAATTACCAGAAGACCTTCAACTAACTATAGTTAGGCAAGACCCAGATTTAATTAAAAAAATCGATGAACCAACTGAAAGAGTTAAAATAGAGGCAGTTAGAAAAGAGGGTGAATCGATATATTATATTGATGAACCATCTGAAGAAGTTCAATTAGCGGCAGTTAATAATGATAGTTATTCATTGAGGTTTATTAAAAAACCAACTGAAGCTGTTCAAATACTTGCTGTTAGAAAAAATTATGAACGTCTTGAGGATATTAAAAACCCAAGTGAGGCTGTTAAGTTGGCAGCAGTTCAAGAAGATGGTGTGGCAATAGCGTATATAGAAAATCCATCTGACGAAGTTCAGATAGCGGCAGTTAAACAAGACTCTAGAGTGATTGATGATATTCAAAATCCATGTGAAGCTGCGCAATTAATATCAGTTGAATATGACTCATCTTATATAAAATATATTTGGGAGCCAACAGAGAGGGTTCAATTGGTTGCTGTTGCAGATAATGGTAATTTAATTGAACATATTGATGAACCATCAGAAGCTGTTCAGATGACCGCAGTTAAAGAAAATGAAAATGCTATTTATAAAATAGATAACCCTACGGATAAAACTATAAGTTTATATAACCAATTATATAATAAAAGATATGAAAGATAAGATATAATAAAAAAACCTAGATTATTGGTCTAGGGTTTTTTTATTTAACATTATATATTTATATAATAAACAATTTATTCAGCATGAAAAAATTCATAAAGGCATTATTAAGGGAGGGTTTGGTACGTGAAGTTTATGGTAAGAACATTATTAAATCTGTTGCTACTAGGTTTGGTGTATCTGAGAATGACGAGGAGTTATTAAATAAGTTAGCGATTGCATCAATATACAGGAATATATTTGGTGACATTAACAAGTATCAAACTAAAGATAGTTTTGATGCTGTTTATGATAAGTGGTATGAGAATACTATTAATGAATTGATAAAGACAAGCGCTTTTGTATCTAACAAGGAATTGGCCACAAAGTATTTGGATGCATATGTTTCAAACATAAAGAGTGTTAGTGGGGATGTTCAACCATTTTCCATGAAGAAGATTGAGCAGGGTTTGGTTGATTTGGTAAACAACAGTGGTTGGATTAAGGATAATGGAATTGGGGATACGCATAGTATATATAAGCCAAAGAGTGAGGATATTGTTTATGAGGATGATAATATTATTATATTGAATACCGACACAAAGGCAAAGTGTGTTATGTATGGTAAGGGAGAGAGATGGTGTATTACAAAGCCAGAGTTAAATTATTACAATACGTATAGGCTTAATTATGGTGCGACTCCATATTTTGTATTACAGAAGAAAAACAAAGATTCGGATGTTGAGCATAAATTGGTTATAATGAATTACGGTAATAGGGGTTATGCGATTGCTGACAGGAGCAATAGTGGTAAAAGGCATGGTGGAATTGATTTGGCGATGCCATGGGCTAATGTTGAAAGTCAGATACCTAATTTAAGGGGCAAAGAGAAATATTTTCCATATAGGGCTGTAACTGAAGATGAGAAGGAATACAATACTCTTTTGAATAATCTTAAGAAATCTGATATTGATGATTTGCAGGGTCTTATTGATGATAAGATAAAGGGGTTGGTAATAAATGGCAGTCAGGTAACTGCTGAAGATTTCATAAGGGATTATGCGGCTACTGGTGTTATCATACCTATTGAGCAATTGGCATCGTTAAGGGACAGTTTAAAGGATTCGTTGATTGAGTCTGGTTATTTTATCAGATTAAATAAAGAAAGTTTTATGGAGATTAAAGATTATTTAAGTAATAAGCAGATATTAAGAAACATACGACTTAAATTAAATAATGATTATTATTTAACTGTGTTTGAAATTACAGTATTGCTTGATAATAACCCAAATGAAGAAGTTAAATTGGAAGTGGTTAAACAAAATGGTAATGCTATATATTACATAGAAAATCCAAGTGAGCAATTACAATTAGCAGCGGTTAATCAATATGGTGATGCTATAGATTTCATAATAAAAAGGGGTATTACACCAAGTGAAGATGTTAAGTTAGCAGCTGTTAAACGAAATGGTAATGCAATACAATATATAAAGAATCCAAGTGAACAAGTACAGTTAGCAGCTGTTAATAAATATGGTGATGCTATAGATTTCATAATAAAAAGGGGTATTACACCAAGTGAAAGAGTTAAGTTATTAGCTGTTAAACGAAATGGTAAAGTAATACGATTTATAGATAATCCAAGTGAACAAGTACAGTTATTAGCTGTTAATCAATATGGTGATACAATACGATATATAAATAATCCAAGTGAAGATGTTAAGTTAGCAGCTGTTAATAAATATGGTGATGCAATACAATATATAAATAATCCAAGTGAACAAGTACAGTTATTAGCTGTTAAACAAGATGGTTATGCAATACGATTTATAGATAATCCAAGTGAACAAGTACAGTTAGCAGCTGTTAATAAAAATGGTGATGCTATAGATTATATAAAGAATCCAAGTGAAAGAGTTAAGTTAGCAGCTGTTAAACGAAATGGTAATACAATACAATTTATGGATAATCCAAGTGAACAAGTACAGTTATTAGCTGTTAAACAAAATGGTGAGGCAATAGTATATATAAATAATCCAAGTGAACAAGTACAGTTAGCAGCTGTTAATAAATATGGTTATGCAATAGAATATATAAAGAATCCAAGTGAACAAGTACAGTTAGCAGCTGTTAAACAAAATGATTATGCAATACGATATATAAAGAATCCAAGTGAAAGAGTTAAGGTTTTATATAAAGAATTATTGGGTAATTAAAATGACAAATAAAGGTATAATAAAAAACCCTAGATTATTGGTCTAGGGTTTTTTTATTATTATTTATTAGATATTTTTAACTTTGATAAAGTCTAATGAGTCGAAGCTAATTCCATTTGGGTTATAGTTTGTTTTAGCTATTAATTCTCTTGAATCATTTTCATTTCTAAATGTGATATAAGTTGTTGAATCCATTTCTGAAGTACCTTCTGTTTCATCGGTAACATAATAAAATTCTTCAACATTATTATCAGAAGTTTGAACTAGGATTGTTTGGTCATCAATTTGTTTATAATTGGTAACGAATATATCATCTTGATTTTTATATGGGTTTATATTGAATTCAGTTTCTCTAGATGATTTTTCAAAGTCATCATCATATTCATTTATTTCATTTATTGAATGTAAATTTGCATTTGATAAATCAGGTGATGCATTCTTAAATTTAATACCATCCATTGCGTTTTTAGGTGCGTTATCAATAAGATTATTCTCATATAAAAAAGATAATTCATGTTTACTATATGGGTAAAGTCTCGGCATACCTTCCCACCAATCTTCATCGTCAGCTATAAAACTATAAACATCACCACTTTCCTCATCAACAAAATCAAAAAAAGTTGTTTGACGAAATCTGTTTTCCCACCATTCATTTTTAGGAAATATTTTTTCTTTTATAATTTCAGGTATAAATTTAACACCTTTATTTTTTAATTTCATCAGTCTTTTTGGTATATCAACTTCATTTGTTTCATTTCCAATAATCTCGAATAATTCGTTTTTAGCGTTAAAATACTCATCTAACTCTTCTTGAGTATAATCTACGTTTTCGTTGATTTCATTTTCATCAATACGTTTGATTTTATTGAATGTTTTTGCAAATGATTCAATTATCATTTTTTCTTTTTCAGATATTATTTTTTTCTTATCTGATTCATTTAAAAATTTTTTCATGTTTATAATTTTGTATTTAATGTTATTATAATAAATATTATATTTTTGGTAATAATTTTCTTAGGTGTTCTTTTATTGTTTTTTTATTTTTATCATCTTTAAAAGATGGTCCAGCATCATTTCTTGGTACTGTTATAGTTTTTGGTGATTTATCACCTTATTATATTGTCCACCAGATTTTCCACATTCACATTGTCTCCATTTTGTATGTATTAATCTTGTTACATCACCACATTGATTGCATCTAACTAATTTCATAATAGTATTTTTATATAAATATTTAATATTGATAATAAGTTTAATAATATTATATATATTTATAGGTATAAATATATAAAGATATGAAAGATAAGATAAGAATTAAATTAAGAGAGAGTATTTCGTCACATTCTGATGAATTGAGTAGATTTGTTGAGGATAGTAACATGAGCAGTAAAGAATTTGCTATTGCAGTTGTTAATGTATTTAATAAGGATTTTGGTTCACATAATGCTAATGATTTTATTAATATAATAATTAGTGGTATTGAAAAATAGATTACTATGAAAGAATTTATAAAGGGATTATTAAGGGAGAATTTTCAATCAAAAGAGGTTGGTAATAAGGAAGATGTTAAATATGCACAAGGTGTTCTTATTCATACATATTCTAATGAGATAGAAGAATTAAAGCTTAAGTGTAAGAAGGATAAACTTTATTGTAGTATTTATGATAATTTTGTTGAGGCTGTTGCTTTTAATGATAAGGATAAGATAAATAAAATGATTAGGAAATATTTTCCTAGCAAATTAAATGAGGATTTAATATCTGAGCATTTGATGGATATTGATGATGATGTTGATATGATATATGAGAAATATTTTAAGAGTGATTTTGATGAAATAGAAAGTACTGGTAAAATAAGTCATAAAATATTTAAAAGTAATACTACTGATACTTCTATATTAAAATCACCATTATGTATTGAAGCACATAAATTAAATCCATGTGTTATTATAATAAATAATGGTTCTAACTATTATTTTCCAAACAAGCAAATTATATCACTTAGTATTAATAAGAATGCTGAAAATTTCATTGTTAGCAATGGTAATGGTGATTTAGCTTATGCTATTGATTTATTATCTGATGATAATCAAAAGAAATCACTATCTAGAGAATTTAAAGAATCGACAATAAAGGGTAGTATTCATCATGAATTGGTACATTGGTTGGATGATACTATGCATAATCAACATATAAATAAAAGGACTAAAAAGGCCACTGAATTTGGTACTGTTGATTTAAAGGGTATTCCAGTAAATGCAACAAAAATGGAGTTACAATCACAAATACATAATATTAAGCAATTGAAAAGAAAACATGAAGATGTTTGGGATGATTTAAGTTTTGATGATATGATTTCATTATCACCATCATTAACTATTATTAATAAAAGTTTGATTGACCCTTATAAAGGTAAGTGGAGGATTGATATAATTAAAAGAATGAATCGTGAGAATTTGTTAGGTAATAATATGGTTAAATAAATAAAAAAAGGTGCTTTAAATGGCACCTTTTTTATTAAAGTTTTTTGTATATAAGTCTTTATCGGATATTATTATATCATCTGGATTGAAGTTATTATCAAATTTTTTAAATTGTTCCAGTAGTTCAGGAAATTCTGTCCATACTATTGAGCCTTCATCTTTTGGGGAGTATGTATTATCCACAAGATATTGAATTATTGTATCATCTTTAAGTGTAATAAAACCATGGGCAAAACCTTTTGGTACGTATAGTTCATTACCTTCATTCATATCAAATATATATGATTTCATATAATTTGGTGAATCTTCTCTAATATCAACAACGAAGTCATAAACCATACCAGTAATAACTTTAACTAGTTTAGCTTGGGCTAAATCACCAACTTGAAAGTGAAGACCTCTTAGAGTATATCTTTTAGGGTTAACACTAACATTACTTTGCACCCATTGATTGGTTAATTTATTTGGTGTTAATGAAAGTGGGGCAAAATGCCCTCTATTATCGGTAAAGACTTGATTAAAAAATAACATTGGTTGTTCCATAAAAACTTTTTTTTGGTAAATATACCACAAATAAATTTAAAAGTAAATTATTATTTTGTTTTGTAGATTAAAAAAACTTTTATATATTTGCAAAACAAAACTAATAATAAACAAATATGTTAACATTGAAAAAGATAAAAGAAAAAGATTCAGTAACTCCAGAATGGACACTTATTGAAGAGGAAAAAAGCAACAAGGTTGATGCTTTATTTTCATTATATGAAAATGACAAGGCAAAAGCAAAGATTTATTATCATTTAAACAAGGGTCATTTTACAGTAGTTAGGAAATTATTATATGAGTTCCCTAATGGTGATTTTAAATTTGTCATTATAAGTAAGACTTATGGTATATCATCAACTAATAAGATGTATAGTAGGGAGAAGACAATAAAATCAATCATGTATAAAAATAAGAAATTTTATTCTTATGACAATACATATAACAAAGCATTTGTTTGTCCTTTGACATATTATTCGTTACATAATTTTGCCAGTGGTGTTAAACACAATGAATTTATCATTGGTTATTTCACTACTAGATTTGGTTGGATTAGATATGTTAGTGAAAATTATTTTTGGTATGTTTCATTTAACACAATAATAAGTAAGAAATTATTTAACTTAAAGGCTATGTTACGTTATGTATATAATTGTCCATATCCTATTGCTAAGTTTGTTCACGCTTATGCCATAACAACACCTAATCCTAAAGGTTATTTATCAGCGTGGAAACAGATGCGCAATAATCTTATTAACATTGAGAATTTATCTGAATCTATGTTTAATAATAATATCTTTCAAGATTCGTGCAAGATGGCTCAAATGGTTAGTGAGAAGATAAATTGTTCATGGGGTGAAAAAAGGTTAATTAGTGAACACGATAAATGGAGTAAGATAGTAACAACTGTTTTATTAGAGAATGAACCGTTGAAGCATTTAAATGTTAACCCTATATATGTAGAATTTGCTAAACATAGTGGATTAGAATTATTAACTACTAACCATGAATTGATTGCAGAAGGAAAGAGAATGAATCATTGTGTTGCAACTTATTCTAATAATGTTGATAATGGTAGTTGCGGTGTATATAAAGCCTTTGGTGGTACATTAGAATTGCGTAAGGAAGGGGCTTGTAAGTTATATATTAATCAATACATGAGTTATAATAACACTAAGATGCCTTTGGATGTAGTTAATAAAGTTAAGGATATTGTTGAAACTTTTAAAGCAGAAAACAGTAGTTATAGTTTTTACCACACAGTAAATGATAATGATTTACCATTTTAATATATTTATAGATATGAACAACGACATAGAGAGATACCAGTTTTGGGCTTCAGAATTAAATAATAATTCACAGCAGGTTCAAATAACCAAAATTAATGATAACACGGAAATTATTGAAAAATTAATTGATTTGGAAGAAGAAGAATAAAGGGGGGCTTTTGCCCCCTTATTTATTTTAGTTTTTGTCTTGCTTTAGCTTTTGCTATTTTATCAGCTAGTTCTTTTTGTCTGGCTATAAATTCATCTTTAGATGATTGGTTTATAGATATTTGTTTTTGTTTTTTCTCTGGTAGTTCACCAGTTTCTAAATATTTATCCCATTCAGAAGGCAGTAATGGTCTACCTAATTTCATTTGTATATCTAATCTAGATTTTCTTCTTTCCAATTTAGGTTTATCTGACATTTTTTCCGCTGATATTTCAGCACCTCTTTCGTCAGATGTATAATCACCAAGACTTAAAAAGTCTAATATTTGTCTTTGGAATATAACCAAAGCTTTATTAGCTGCATCATCTGCTGGTGATTTACCAAATGCACCATTTTCTAAGTTTTTATTACCAGCTTTTACAACACAGTATCTTGCAATATTTTGGAATGTTTTACATGTTCCAACATCTGATGGTTGAAATCCACCACTTCGTTGTTCCATATCACCAGATGCTTTTATGTGTTTGACCAATAATCTACCATCTTGTTTTATTTCTAATTGATAAAACCCATCACCTATATTAGCATTTGTAAAATAATTATCATCATATTGTCTATCATAATCTTTTATTATTTGAGACGCTTTGGATATTTTAGATTTAATATTTGATATTTCTTTTTCACCAGAAGAAGTTGATAGACTTGTATATTGATGTTGTTTAAGTTCAGGTTTATCACTGTATGGTATAATTCTTTCACGAGCTTCTTTTAATTTTTCTCGAATTGTTTCTTTCATTATTTCAGTTACGGACATTAAATTATCATATGCTTTAGCTTTAAAGCTATCTAATTGGTCCATAAATGGTGTTCTTCTTAACACTTTAAAAACTAGATTTTCCAATGAGAACTCACCACCTTTTTCTAGGCCAGCGTTTCTCATTTGTTTTATTTTATCTTTAAGCAATTTAGTTTTATCAATCACCAATTGATAATCTTCTTGTTTATAATAGTCACGAATATCTTTAAGTTGATTAATGATTTTAGTAGCTTTATCTTTTATTGCTTTTTTATCTATTTTAAAATTTTCACGTTTAGGTTTAAGTATCCATTCATCATTCATTACTGAATAGATTGCGGTTGCAACTAATTTAGCATTAACATCTTGCACATAAAGTTCAACTGGGTATTTAAACACTGTTATATCATGTTCTTGATTCCATATTGTTTTTTTAGCATTGAAGAAGTCTTCAATGATTTTAGCATCAACATCGAAATCATTAAAATCCAATACTATATGTAAGTCTATATCTGAAAATTTTGACCAATTAAAATTAGCCAATGAACCTGTAAAGATTATATCTTTTATTTTAATATTTGAGGGTATTTCTAACCCTTTAAAAAAGTCTTTAGCAATTTGTAATAGTTTTGTTTTAACCTTTGGTGATAGTTTATCATCTTGCCAAATTTCTGGGTTAAGCGTATCTTTTATTTTAAAGCTATCTAAGACATCTTTAGGTACAACAACATCTTTATGCATGTTAGCATCGATTGTATCGGCTAATGCATCTATTTCATCTATAACAACCTTTTTTTTAGGTATAGATGATTCAATTAAAATCTTAGGGTTTATATTATAAAATAGTTTCATTAATTTTTTATTATAAATATTTGAGTTTACACTAAAACTGGCAATACTTAAAAAAATTAATGATGTTGTTGGTATTATAAATAATAATTTGTTAACACTTTGTTAATATGTGACTTATTTGCTTGTTGTATTTATTTATATGGGAATTAAGCTATCAATTATAATACCTTGCAAAAATGAGGAGAAATACATAGGGAAGTTATTAGATTCTTTGGTTAAACAAGAGTTACAAAATAATGTTGAGATAATAATATCTGACGCAAATTCAACTGACAATACTTTAAATATAATATCTAAATATTATAATATTTTACCTAATTTAAAAGTGATTGAGGGTGGTTTACCGTCTTATGGTAGAAACGTTGGTGCAATTGAATCATGTGGTGATGTGTTATTATTCTTAGATTCTGATTGTTATTTTAAAGATAATAGTTTAATTAAAAAATCTTTACGCAGGTTTAAAAAGTTTAACGCTGATATTCTAGGTTGTTTATTAAACATTGAAAATAATATTGGCGTTAAATTAATTTATTCTTTATGTAACTTAACATTTTATTTATCTAAATTAGATAAGCCATTTGTTGTTGGTACTTACATGATGATAAAAAGAGATATATTTTTTAAGGTTGGTGGGTTTGATGAGAGCTTGATGCATTGTGAAGATTATTTTTTGAGCAAACAAATTGATAGGGATAAGTATATAATTCAAAATAGTTTTGTTTACACTGATGATAGAAGGTTTAAAAAAACTGGTTTGATTAGCATGGTTAAATATTTCATAAAGAACACGATTATGAAAAATAATATAGAATATTTTAAAAAAGACATAGGTTATTGGATATGATGTATAGAACGGTAATAATTTCTGATTTACATTTAGGGTCAAAATACTCTAGAGCTAAAGAGGTTTCTGAATTTTTGGATAAGACTAAGTGCGAAACACTTATATTAAATGGTGATATTATTGATGGTTGGGCGTTAAAACGTGGTAATAGTTGGACCGAAGACCATATGAGATGTATTAGGAAGATACTTAAAAAATCATATAAGTCTAAAGTTTACTGGATTAGAGGCAATCATGATGATTTTTTATATGGTTTTATGCCATTCAAGTTAGGTAATATAACAATAAAAGAGAGTATTGATTATTATGGTTTTAATGGTAAGAAGTATTTAGTTTTACATGGTGATATTTTTGACGTTTTCGTTAACAATATGAAATGGTTAGCTAAGATTGGTTCAATTGGTTATGATTTCACACTTTGGTTGAATAAATGGTATAATAAGTACAGAGCTTATATGGGGTTAGAATATTTTTCATTATCTCAAAAAATTAAAAACTCTGTTAAATCAGCAACAAATTTTATTGGTGATTTTGAAAATCATATGGTTAATCACGCCAAAACTTTAAATTGTGATGGTGTTATTTGTGGACATATACATAAGGCAGAAATTAGAAATATTGACAATATAGAATATATGAATTCTGGTGATTGGGTTGAATCAAACACTGCATTGGTTGAAGATTTATTGGGTAATTGGTCTCTTATTTCTTTTTAGCTGGTCTTTTATTAGATGGTTTTTTAGGTTTTAACGCTTTGCTAATTTTAGCTTTAGGGTGTATTTTTTTAGCCTCGCCTTCTACTTTTTTCTTTTTAGGTTTCTTTTTATATTTTTTAACCTTAAAGACTCGTTTTTTATCCAAGTTAATAGATAAGTTATAAGGCTCTTTATTAAGTATAGATAGGTCTAACAACCATTCATGTTTAGAACGTGCTTTCTGAAGCTCAAATGAGCTTGTAACGTGTTCTGTTACTTGTTCCTGTGTCCATTTATTTATCTTAGCCAGTTGTTGAAAACAAATTATTTGTTTACCAATAGCGATTGCTCTACCAATATGTTTTACTTGATGACAAATAGGGCACAATGATATAAGTCCAATAAGTTTTTGAACATGATTTTGGTCATCATATTCCCATATTTCATGACATTCTACATTATGTTTATATCCTTGATTTTTACCTATATCATTACATATTTCGCATTTATCATTAGCTTTTTCATATGATATGCGTCTAATTTTATCCCATTCTTTAGGTTTTACAGTTGTTCTAACATTGCTATTAAAACAGGTACTTGGTATTAGTTCTACGGTTAATTTTGGTTTATTTGTTTTCATTAATAATTAATATGGCCACTCATATGATACATCAACCACTTTAAAATGATTTATCACATTATTTCTAGGTATTACATAACCTTTTGTTTCACTACCTTCATCACCAACATTTTTATCTTTGAATTCAAAGTTATTATTAGCGATTAATTTTTTAAGTTTACTAGTTGGTATAATCCAAGCTTGTTTAAGTAATGGATAGTAATAAACATATATATCTGATTTAGTTATTGTAATACCAGAATCTTTACCTCTACATTCTGTTTCGATAAACATATTTCCACTATCACGACCTTTAACTTTTAATTGTCCAAACGGTGTTGATATTTCTTTATCAGGAATACAATACACATCTGTTTTAACTTCAACAGTTTTTTCTTGGTTATTTATTATGGTTTTAAAATCATGTTTATTATTATGATTAAAAGAGATAATTTGAAAACCATAGTTTGTTTTTAAGAACTCAGCGATTATCTCTTCACCTTTTTGTCCTAGTGGTAAGTCTGTTTTAAAATTTAAATTTGCCATAGTAAAATATACCACAAATAAATATAAAAAGCAATATTTGTTATATTAAAAATAAATTTATATATTTGCGGTATAAATTATGAACTATGAGAATTTTATTATTACTATTAGTTATTTTATCTTTTGGGTGTCAAAAGGAATATCCATATCCTTCAAAAGAATATAAAAACGTATTACCAACTTCTGGTGGTTATGATACAACAAAATTACTTAGTAGATGGGGTAAGTTTGTGATTATTGACGCAATTATGTATGTTGACAATCATGAGACTGGTGAGACGGTTAAATTTAACCATTTTGGTTTACATAAAGATGAATCAAGTCTTAGATGGGGTGGTAGTATTTTTGACATAGAGACTATAGTAAAAGATAAAACAACATATTCATTTTGGCCAACATTAACTGGTGGTAATGGTATGGGTAGATTTGTATTGAATGATGATACAACTAAATATTATATGATTAATTATATGGGTCAAAACACTAGCATTATAGAAGACCCAATACATGGTCAACAAAATCTAGGTGGTTCAGCTAGACCATTTTTTGGTAAGACTATTAGTAAAGCTGATAACATTATATCTATTGAAATACAACACATGGAAGGTAGTATTTACGGATACAATTGTCATTATTGGACAGAATTGAAGCTTAAGAAAATAGAAGTTTGGTAATTATTTTGTATGTAAGTAGCTATTAACTATATATGTGCTTGTTTCATCATCACAAGAAAAAAGTAATTTAATTAAGTCAATTAATTTATATTTAATTATTAATTCTTGAGAATTGTCACCTAGTAGATACGATTTACCATCATCAAACATAATACCTCGTCTAAAACGCATATTATGTTTAATTCTTGAAACATGATAATTTTTTTCAAGAAATTTAATCATCATATTTTTATCTATGTCGGTAAGCATTAAAAACATATACTATCACCAATATGATTATCCCATTCATCTTCGGCAATAATCGTTGGTGTTATAATTTTATCTTCATCCATTGTAATCATTTTAACTATAAATACAACCAAAAAATAATAAAAATGAATAAATTTGAAAATTTTATTTACTTGAGTATCTGTGATATAACTATGTCAATGTTTAAAAAAACAAAATTTATGACATATATTAATTATTGCAGGAGTATGCACGATTCAATAATAAATAATAATTTATCAAAAATAGAGCGTGATAATTTAATTGCTATAGTAAATCATTTGAAATTATTATATAATTTAGGTGATGATGAGATTATTAATCATATCACTAATTATTTTATTTCTGATAAGGTTGTTGAAATGCAGAAGATAATAATGTTGACAAAAGAAATTTTTCCAATAACTGGAGATGTATAGATTTAATAAATTGATTTTATCTTTATTTCATTATTAATATATTGTTTCTTTTTATTTTCTAAGAACATATTAGTAATTGACTTTAAGTAACTTATCTCAAACGGTGGTGAAAATACTTGTTTAACATTTTCCATGATTTTATCAATGACTATTTTATTATTTTTAGAGTTACTAGAACAGTAAAGATATATAGCAATGCAATCGTCTGGGTACTCTCTATTAAGATATTTTAAAATAATTATCGAATCTTTCATTTAAATTTATAAAGTATATCGTATATTTATAATTACAATAATAACAAATTAAAAAAAAACAGTAAATGGCATTAGAAGTAACAGATGTAAACATATCAAAAGTTTTAGAAGAAAAAGAATTAACAGTGTTAGATTTTTGGGCTGAATGGTGTGGCCCCTGTAAAATGTTAGGTCCAGTGATTGATTCATTATCACTAGATGAAGAAAACAAAGACATAACAATTGGTAAGGTTAATGTTGACCATAATAACATATCGGCAAATAAATATGAAGTTAGAAGCATACCTACTATTTTGTTTTTAAAAAATGGTGAAGTTGTTGATAAAATGGTTGGTTATAAATCTAAACAAGAATTACAAAATAAGATAAATTCGTTGAAATAATAACTAATCTTTATTTCCATAATATTTATAGACATGAAAAATAAATTAATTATCACAGAATCACAATTACAAACTTTAAAGGTTATACTATCTGAGAGTACAGGTTATTCTATTATGGTAAAACGCATAAAAGAAGAATTGGATGCTAATTATCAAGTTGTTGATAAATTTGTTAAAGAAGGTGGTGAGTATAGTTCACAACCTATGTTTATGGTTAAAGTTGATGAAGAGGTTATTACACCTAAAGATTTATGTGAATATCTGAAATATAAACATAAAGTTAGTGAAAAATTCATCAAACAAGTAATTAAAGATTGGGTAGATAAAAAGATTGATGACAATTACCTTTTATCTAAACATGTACCTTTGAAATGATATGGACATCAAAACAAAAATAAGAGAATCATTACGAGAACAGTATGGTGATTTCGAAACTAATTTAGAACACGAATATGAAACTAAATTAACTGAAAATCTTGTTGTTGGTGATATAGAAAAAAAGAGAGCTTGGTTGACATACAACCAAGTTATCTTAGAATTAAAACACGCATTAAAAAATACACTTAAAGTTAGAGAACTACAATACAGACTAACTGATGATTCAAACCCAAATGAAGTGTGTATTTCAGTAATGGAAGATATAAAAAACCAAACCGCTGAGTTAGAGCGACTTTACATTAAAATAACCAATTTTTAATATATAATTAACTGTAAATCAGTTAATTATAATCTTAAAATTTATTTAAAAATTATAAAAATTATTAGTTTATTTGGTGGTTAAATGATATTTATTGATAAATAACATTTAATTTAAAACACACCTATGAAAGCTAATAATTTTTTATTTAAAGCTGGGCAAGGTAAGACAACTTTACTGGATAAGGCATATCAAAGACATATAAAAACGATAATTGATACATTGGATGAAGAGAAAGAGTGCAGGTGGGAAACATACAATTTGATAATTCAAGAATTGATAAATGAAGGAAGTGGTGATTATTTTAATGAAATTAAATATAGATTAACAGATGGTGAAGACCCTAATATGGTAATGTTAGATATTATTGATAGAGAAAGTGATAATATAAATGGGTTGATTTGGTTTTTAAAAAGAAGGGTTGAGGAATATATTGAAGATGATTATATCAGAAGATTTTACGAATAATATCTTGATTAGAATCTTATTTTTTGGTATATTTGCAGTTAAATACTAAACGACATGAATAGTAAAAAAGTTATTGATAGATTAACGTACTTAGCTGAACAATTTGATGTTTTTGAATATTCTGATGAAAAGGGATTGATAAAAAAAACGGATAAGTTATCTGATTCTGGTTTAACAACAAAGTTAATCACTTCAGGTAATGGCGTTATTTTGGGTATTTTATCTACCAAGACTAATGAAAAGGATAGATTATCAAAAGTTGTTAGTATATCTTCTGATGTGTTTAACAATATGGTTTTGGCTGACCCAACAGATAATAAGATATATTTGCAATGGATGTTGACACTATTCACTCGTTTTATTAAAGAAGGTAGTGATAATAGCATAAAATCAGCAATACGTTTTGTTAATGAAGATTTACCTCAAGCTAAAGCATATTTAACCTTATTTGAGGATAACAAACGAAAGAAAAAATTCATTGATTTATGTAAAGCTAGTTATAGTTTAATTAGTGTAAAAGACCCAACTAATATAAATCAATATAAATCATTAGCTCAATTATTTGATTCGGTAGACCCTTTCATTGAAAAAGAACCAAGTGCCGTTGAACGAACATTATATAAGTTTGTAGAATCTGGTCAAGCAATTATACCATTAAAGGATAGAAAGTTTACATTATATATACCTAAAACAACAGCCGCTAGTATTGTTTTTTCTAACTACACAAATTGGTGTACCGCTAAAGAAGGTAATGGTATGTTTAATATCTACACTAAAAATAACTTAAAACCTAACGGTAAAAAATCAGACATTTATATTATAATAAACAATAAATTTTTTACTGGTGAAAGTAAAGAATTGTACCAAGTACACTTTGAAACTGAGCAATTAAAAGATTACACGAATGGTCAAAATGTTAGCATTTTTGAAAGCGTATTAAAGGAAAGTGATGGGATATCTAATTTCTTTTATATGGAACTTATGGCTATGGCCAAAGCATATAAAAAAGGAATTGACAATAACATTTATTTAGATTATTTAATTCAATTTGGATTTGCTGATACCTTGTTTAATTTAATTGATGATAACACACCTGAAATAAAATTCATGGTTAGAGAGATACCTAGATTACCAGACATAAGTAGATTTAAAATGGTTGACCAACTTATAATAACAAATGCAAAGATGGTTGATTTACACCCATCAATTGGTTCATTGAATAATTTAGAAATGTTAATATTGACAGGTAATCGCATAAAATCATTACCTAAAGAAATTGGTAATTTAAAAAATTTGATATTTTTAAATTTAGTTGGTAACCCTATAAATGATATTCCAGAAGAAATAAAATACTTAGATAAAACCAATGGTGGGTCATTACATAGGTTAGGTGTAAGCAAAGAAACCATAAGCGAGGCTAATTATAATAGATTAAAAGAATTATTACCAACAACTATAATAAGTTAATACTATTGTTTTTTAGAATAGTTTAATTATATTTATAATAAAAATAAACTTATGATAAAATATTGTTTAACACTTAAAAATGGTGCTATCGTACATACCATTTTAGCGAATAGTTTTGAAGAGGCTATTAACTTTTTTTGCGCTAAAAAAAAATTTGACAGATATGTTTTATTGCATTTATTTGATGTAGTAAAATATGATAAATAATTTTTTAATTTCAATAAACTTTTTAAGTTTTCTTGCATATTTATTAATAAGATAATAATATTTTCTTTAAACTTTAAATTATGTCAAACGTAAACAAAATAGCAAAAAAAACAGTTAAAATCACAGAAAATGACCTTGTTGATTTAATAGATAACATTGTAAATGAAGCTGTAGCTGCTAAAAAAACTCAATGGTTAGCTGAACAACAAAAAAAAGAAGCTAACAAAACTGCTTTGTTAGAAAGCAAAATTGCGGCTTTAGAGTCTAAGTTTAAAACTTTGCTTGAAGGTAAAAAGAAGTAATTAATTACAACAAAAAATACTAATAACTAGGATGGTTTTTTAATCTTCCTAGTTATTCTATTTTATAAACTTATCATTTACCATTTTTAAGTCGTTTAAGATACGATTCAAACCCTGTATCTCCAGACATAAACCATTCTAATTCTTTTGCTCTAAAAGCAACGTTTTTAAGGGTTTCTGTTAGTGATTTTATTTCACGTAATATTTCCTCTTTTTGTTCTGGTGTCGCACCATCAAAGTAGTCATATTCTTTCATTGGTGTTTTGCCAAACCATTCTACAGACCAGTCTTCACCCATGTACTTACCGTCATTTTCAAATTCTCTTTCAATTTCTTCAGCCAAATATTCAATTTGACTATATTTATAATCGTAATGTCCTCCACTCATAGTAATATTTTTTAACAAAATTACTAAAAAAAATTTGGAAAGACAAATGTTTTATGGAAATTTTAATAGAAAAATTAGTTAGAGACACAGAACCATTAGTGTCAAATGTTGAATCAGACGAATTTATAAAAGCTAGTGAAGCTGCTTTTGATTGCACATTCGATGGTACATCAAGATTTTACCCATGGGGAATGCCATCAAAATTACCTAGAGATTTTAAGATAGGTGTAATTGTAGGTTCTTCAGGTAGTGGTAAGAGTACCATACTTAAAAATTTTGGTGTTGAGGATACACCAATATGGAATCCAAACAAATCAGTAATATCACATTTTGATAATCCAGAAGATGGAATCAATAGATTAAGTTCAGTTGGATTTAATTCAATACCATCATGGTATAAACCTTACCATGTATTATCCAATGGTGAGAAATTTAGAGCCGATTTAGCTCGCAAATTAAAATCAAATATAGTAATTGATGAATATACCTCAGTAGTGGATAGAACAGTCGCTAAATCAGCTTCAGTTGCTTTATCTAGGTATATAAGAAATAATAATCTACAGAACATTGTAATATCCACATGTCATATGGATATTGTGGATTGGTTAGAACCAGATTGGGTTATTAATACGGACACAGGTGAACTGTTGGACGGTTTTTTTTTGTCCGACCAAAAATCAATATCGAAATATATCGCACAACAAATGATAGTTGGCGAATGTTTAAAGACCATCACTACCTAAGTGAAAATCTAAATAAAGCAGCCAGACATTATATAGCTATTTGGGATAATCAAGTTGTTGGTTATCTAGCTTCTATAACTATGCCTAGTGGTACGTTAAAGAATGCGTGGAGAGGCCATAGAGTTGTTATATTACCAGATTTTCAAGGTATGGGTATTGGTGTTAGATTTATAGAAGCTGTGGCTCAAATACATTTAGATGAAGGTCATAGATTTTTTTCTAGAAGTCCACATCCTAGAATGCATTTGTATATGGATGCATCACCATTATGGAGACCAACTAGCAAGAATAAAAAATTAAGAAAAGATGTATCTGACTCTAATACCTATAAAAATCATGTTTATGATAATAAAAGATTATGTTATAGTTACGAATATATTGGTTAGTTTTTTTATAAAAATAAAATATTTATATTATATATAATTAATTTTTATGAGGAAATTTATAAAAGAAACACTTAGAGCAAATTTATTAAGTGAAGCTAGATTAAAATTATTACCAGATGAGATGGAACTTTTAAATTCATTGGTCCCTAAATATGTTGAAATTTTTAAAAATAGTAACATAAATGATTTTAAAAATGGCAATGATAAAAATCTGGGAACATTTAATTATAAAATGGCTAATGGTGAAGATGCAGTGATTAGTTTTTTTGTTTCTTATCGTGAAAATAACAACATTAAAGGTTGGTTTAACTCTAATGATAGAAACAATTTAAAAGACCAAATTATTGCATTGAATATTAATTATTATTCACCAGCATTTAGTCCGATGTTATCTAAAGTGTTCAATACGATAACTGGTATGGATGGTTCAGAGGAAATTAGAGAAACACTTTACCATGAAATGATACACGCAAAAGACCCAGCAAGAAATAATCATTTCTTAAAGGAGCCATATGATTCATCTAAAGCTCAACTTTATTACAGTACTTGGGCTGAGTTTGTAACGATGACTGGTCAATTTATGGAAGCTATTATAAATAAAGTTAATGATAATATAAATGATATATTAAAAGATAAAAGTCTGACCAAAGAAAAATATGATAAAAAAATTACTAATATTGGTAATATTTTACAAAACATTTTAGATTTTTATTCTGGTCAAAAAACTTTAAGTAACGAAACTAAATATTTTATTGAAGGAACTAAAGGTAATGCAATCCAAAACTTTATGAGAAAAGTAACTCAATTTGGTGAAGAATTATTTGATATGGAGCTAACAGGTTACCAATTAAACCATTTCATTGCTTCTTTAAATATGATAAAAAAATATAATCCAGAAGGTTGGAAAGAATTTCATAAAGATTTATATTTAACAATTCAAGAATGTGTTGATAAGATAAATAAAATAACACCTGATGTTTATCTTAAAATTACCACAAAAACAACCCCAATGATAGCTGATGGCGAAACTCTAACTAGAGATGAGTATATACTAGTTAAGGCAAAATACGTAAAAAAAATTAAAGAAAAAACAAAAGAATTACTTAAAACAGCACCTAAAATTGCTGCTGGTGGGACTGGTAGTTTACAAAAAATGCAAGACAAAGCTGATAATAGATATTAATTAAAATAAAATGAGAAAATTTGATAAAATAAAAAACATACAAAAAGCAAATTTAATAAACGAACGTTTATATTTGACTAAAAAAAATCCATCATATTTGATTGAAAGTATAATGGCTATAAACGAAAATGACTTTGAAAATAAAAATTTAGTAAATAAATGGTTATTTGAATCAATGATTGAAAATGACTTATCTTTAGATGGTGTTATAAATGAAAATATTTTAGATATAAATGAAGATGGTAAACTTTTAAATGAATCAATCGTTGTGAGTTCAATATTGGCCAGTGGTAAACTATTAGATGTTATTGGTGTATTATTTAAAAAAGCATATAATTATTTTGTTAGTAAAGGTTGGATTAAAGGAAATCAAATTGAAAAAACAGTGTTAGAAAAAGCTGGTGAATGGATTAATGAACATATTGTTATGGGTATATTCAAAGCTATAGCCACAACATTATTGGGTGTTATTGCAGGGTTTATTGGTGTTGTTTCAGCTTTTTCTAAAGGAAACACAGATGTTGTTAATAAAATTGTTACTGAAGAAAATATTAAATCTTTAGCCGTAACATTATTTTATGCTGCTATTGTTATAGTTGGGGCCCAAGGATTAATGGCTGTTGCACATAGTATTGCACAGGCTACACATATGTTACATGGTGTTGTTGAATCCGTTACTACTGGTACTAAAATTTATGAACTTATTTTATTAGTTTTGGCTTTTTATTCTACTTTATACATTGAACCGTATAAACCTTTTAGAAATAGAATACCAGATTTGGCACATGCTTATGGTGAATGTTTAGAAGGTGATAAAAACGTATATAACGTAATCAAATCATTCCCTAAAACAGTTAAAGGTGGTAATACAACTCAAATTGAATGTATTAACCATCATTTAAATATTCATGGTACTAAACATGGTGGTACACAACATACCTAAATAAAAAAACCTAGTATACTAGGTTTTTTTATTTTTCTGTTATAGTTTTTTTACAATAAAGGTGATACCTATAAAAATCATATTTACGATAATAAAAGATTATGTTATAGTTACGAATATATAGGACAAACTATTTTTTAAATCTATCAAAATATTCAACAAATATATCATGGTCAACAGCTACTGATATTCTACTAAAATTATTATCAGTAACCAACCCATTTGTTGAGAACTTGCCTAAAGGAACACTTGATATCTTATATTTCAATAACTCATTTTGAGTTAAATTAACAATAGCAAATGGACCTATTGGTAGTTTGGGATACTTATCGAATAATAACCCATTAGCGTTAAGATAATCTATATTATTTTTGATATGTGTCTTGGTTGTTTCTCTATAATCTTTTACGATAGTCTTTTCGTTTAATAAATTATCTATTATAACTTGTGGTATCGTAGAGATAGAATTATATTTATAAAGAGACCTAATTTTAAGTGTCTTATATAATGATTCATTTTTTGTAGCGATATAACCCACCCTATATCCAGATAAACCAATTGATTTAGAGAATGAAGATAATACAATAACATTATCATAAAAATAATCTGATAATTTATCATCCGAATCATTGAATAAATAATAATACGGTAAATCTAATATAACAGTAATCTTATTTGTGTAAGCGTATAATAAGAATTTCTTAATATCTTCTAAACTAGGGCAATAACCTGTTGGGTTTGATGGGAAACATAACATAACAACACCAATAACTGGTTTAAATTTGATTAGATTAAAATCATCAAATGTTTTAATCCATTTATCATGTATCTTAAGAATTTTATTCCATGAACCCCAATGATAATTTGGTACCCATATATTTGTATCTGATAAGGAGTTTATTATAAGGTCTAGCGATGCCATACCTCCTGGGGTCATTATTAATTTATGGTTGATTAAATTAAATTCTTTTTTAATTGTATTAACCAATGGGTCATACCCATCATTACCAGAATATTGTTGAAGGGTTTTATTATTAAATGATAGATTAGCAACTTTATCAACATCAATGGTAGTAACATCCATTACACCTCTATGTAGTTTAAGATACTTATCACCTGTTTCAATTTCTAATTTATTTATTTCTTCACCAATAGCAACTATTGATGAGTAGGTAACATTTGGTTCGTTTATATTCATTGTTAGTATTTTATACAAATATATGTGTAAAAATAATAAAAAGCAAATTTTAATTAATTATCTAGATTCAAATCTAAATAAAGCTATTGTTACATATGTTCCATCTTGTTTTTGGAATGTATGATGTTTAAGTTGAACTTGTCCTTTTTTAAATTGATTAAGACCTTTTTTTTTCATATATCTTCCAGCAGCATCAGCAAAAGCTGCGTCCCAAGAAAAACCATGGTTTTGTGATTGACCAATACCGTATTGAACATCATCTTTTTTAGATTCTTCTTCAAACTCATTTTTTATATCATCAAATGAATAATTTCTACTACCAATATTTTTTAATTCAGTTTTATCTTTTATATTTGATGCAGTTTGTTTTAAATCATCTTTAAATTGAGCTAGTTTCTCACCTGCCCCAGTTTTAAGTTGAGCTAATGTCTCACCTGCTCCAGTTTTAAGTTGACTTATTTTATCTTTAAATTTATCTTGAGCAATTGCATCTTTACCGCCAAATAAACTACTAGCAGCTAAACCAACACCAGCAGCGATATTAGCAAATTTACCTTCACCAATATTTTCTAATTCTTCTCTTAAAAGTTTTTTAACTAATATTCTAGACTCATTTGTTTTATTTTTTTTGCTCCAGTATTTTTCAGCAGCTTTTTCCATCTTATCTAATCTATCATAATAATCTGGAAATTCAGAAACATGGTCCATAGCAATTTCATTCTGTTTTTCCTCATCACTAGTATGTTCTGATTCAATTTTTTCACCTTTTTTTATTTGTGATTTTAAATCTTTAACAGGTACATCAAATTTTTTAGCAATATCTTTTATGGTTAACTTATCAGATTTACCACCTTTTAATTTGTTCTCGTTAAGTGTTTTAGTTTTCATAAATTCTTCAAATCCTTTTTTATCGTTATCGCTGTTTAGTATATAAAACTTACTTCCGTTTTTAGCAACTAGTTCATCAGAAGCACCAGTTTTTTTAACGTATAAATAATCATATTTATTAAACACTTGTTCATCATTATATTTGTTTATTTCGTGTTGTCTTGGCGCTACTCTATCTTCTTTAGGTATATCTGAATGGTTATATTCATTAACCGCTAAATAATAATCATATTTATCATCAAAAACTTTAACATTTGAAAAGTCTAATAAAACAACATAAACTTTTCCTTTTTTATCTTCTGCATATTTTTTAGAATAATCAAAGTTTTTGGTCAAATAAACACCAGCACCTAATTTGAAAATACTGTTTGGGTTAAATTGTTCAAATTCTTCTTTACCTATTTCATCACCTCTATAAAAAAAAGATGGATTCTTATAGTTTAACTTTTCTTTTATTAAAAATCTTATGTAATTAATATAATCATCAATTGTCCCAATATCTTCAAAAGTAAAATTACTGTAGACACCACCAAAATCTATTAAATTGTTTTCCATTATTTATTATACTTTTTTACGTAATTTAACTGACCATTCAACAGTTTTTATTATTGGTGCTAAAATCTGACTTATTAAATTTATTATATCAATGGCGGTAAACACACCGCCAATAGCGATATCAACACCTATGTCTGTAAACCAAGATAATATTGGTTTAATATCTAACGATGATACTAGGTTTTTTAACTCTTTAAAACTATTTAAAATATCAGAAACGCTACCAATTATATTTGTGTTTTTGGATATAAAGTCAACACCTTTTTCCATCATGTTTCTTATAAATGTTTTTTCTAAATAAACCAACAATGTGGTAAAGGCTAATATCATAAGAAAACCAGCCCATCCAGTATTTGATGATAAGTTTTTAGAAACATTCTCAACATGTTCAATAAGTTTTGAAAATTTATCATTAAAACCATCTGAACTAACTTTTAGTTTATCTAATATTTTATTGGTGGCATCTTTTATGGTTGCCATTGTTTTTGATAAACTTTTTTTAATAGATTCTATTGCCACTTTCATTAATTCTGAGTCCACTAATATATCCTTAAAGAATTTTGCAATATCCTTTAAACTTTTAATACTATTAACAACTTCTATCGCTTTTTCTTTAGTTTTATCGTAAGCAACGCCAATATAATTATTTATAGAACCTAATATAGATTCTATTATTATTTGTTCTTCAATAATTTGTTTCCTTATTGATAAAGAATAATTTTCATTTATCGGTAAATCAACACCTAAAGTGTATTTAATATAATGAGGGTTATTTATTAAGATAATAGATTCTTCTGATAACAGTTTTCTTCTATCATTTAACGCTAACTCTTCTTTTAATAATGCTTTAATAGTATTCATACTTAATCGTATATTGAAGGGTTTAATTTACCATATTTTCTTATTATAATACCAGCAATTGCATTGGCTTCATTTTCAAATATACTACCATCTGCACCTGGGTCTAATTCATTTTCAAATCTACCATCAAGATTTTGTTTATGATGAACTAGTTCGTGAGCTATTGACCTGCATACATCTACGATGGCTCTATTTTTAACATATACCTTTAAACGTTTTTCATTGTTCATATAATAAGCAGTTGTTTTAAGGTCTGGCGTTCTTTCAAAAGCTAATTCAACTTTTATATCGTCATCAATATTTAAATATTCTTTTGCAAAATTAACAAAATCAGCAACTTCTCTAATATCCATATCTCCTTTGGTTAAAAGTCTTTCTCTTAACAATTGTTTAATTTTAGTTTTATTTTCTTTTAACGTATTTTTAATTTTTGGTTTCATATCTTATAAATATAAAAAAAGCCACAAAAAAATGTGGCTTTTAGTTTTAATTATTTACCTTTAGGTGTTTTAATTGATTTTATCATTATCTCTTGTTTATCTTTATCGAGACCAATACTTATCGTTTCACCTTCTTTTATATTATCATTAAGGATTTCATCAGCCACTGGGTCTTCAACATAATGTTGAATCGCTCTAGCTAATGGCCTTGCGCCATATGCTTCATCATATCCTTGTGTTGCTAAAAACTCAATAGCTTCTTTGGATATTTTAAGTTTAAAACCCATTTCATTTACTCTTTTTTCTAAATGACCAAGTTCAACGTAAATGATTTTATGTATATCCTCTATGGTTAATCCATTGAATACAATCGCTTCGTCAATACGGTTAAGGAATTCTGGTTTGAATTTTTTCTTAAGCGCTTTTTCAATAATTGCACGAGCTTTGTTTTCTTCATTAACAATACTAGAAGCTGTTTCAAAACCCATATTTTTACCAAACGAATTAACTTCTTTAACACCAATGTTAGATGTTAATATAATAAGTGCGTTTTTAAAATTAATTTTACGACCTAACCCATCAGTTAACATACCTTCATCTAATAATTGTAATAAGATATTAAACACATCTTCATGTGCTTTTTCAATCTCATCGAACAATATAACACAATGTGGTTTTCTACGAACTTTTTCAGTTAATTGACCACCTTGGTCATAACCCACATATCCAGGAGGTGGACCAATTAATCTAGATACTGAATGTTTTTCCATATATTCAGACATATCCATTCTAATAAGCGATTCAGAATCTCCAAAAACATGCTCAGCTAATAATTTAGCCAAAAGTGTTTTACCAACACCAGTAGGACCTAAAAATATAAATGAACCAACAGGTTTGTTTTTATCTTTGATACCAATACGGTTACGTTTTATAGCTTTAACAACTTTAGATACAGCATTATCTTGACCAATAACTTTACCAGTCAATTCTTTATCCAAATTCATTAATTTTTTACTTTCTTGTGTTGATATTTTTGTTAGTGGTATACCAGTCATCATGGATACAACTTCAGAAATTAATTCAACACCAACAATAGTAATTTTTTTATCTAATTTAGATTGCCATTCAGCCATTGCTGTTGTTAACTCATCAATTATTTTTTTCTCTTCATCTCTAAGCTTTGCTGCTTCTTCATATTTTTGTTTAACAACAACTTCTTTTTTCTTTTCGTTTATCTCTAATTTTTTAGCTTCAAGTTCTTTTATATTTTCTGGTTTTTCAACACTAACATTTGTTGTTGCGCCAGCTTCATCTAACACATCAATAGCTTTATCTGGCATACTTCTATCCATAATGTATCTAGCAGAAAGCTTAACACATTCTTCAATGGCTTCGTCAGTATATTTAACCCTATGATGATTTTCGTATTTTTCTTTGATGTTGAATAGTATAATTTTTGTTTCATCTAAAGTTGGTTCTTCAACAAGGACTTGTTGAAAACGTCTGGTTAACGCACCATCTTTTTCAATGTTTTCTCTATACTCATCAAGCGTTGTTGCGCCAATAACTTGTAATTCACCACGAGCCAATGCTGGTTTGAATATATTAGACGCATCTAATGAACCAGATGCGTTTCCTGCACCAACTATTGTGTGTAACTCATCAATGAATAATACAATATCTGGATTGGCTTTACATTCTTCTAACACGGCTTTCATTCTTTCTTCAAATTGTCCACGATATTTTGTGCCAGCGACAATTGATGCTAAATCTAGAGTAAATATTCTCTTTCCGATAAGTGTCCTAGGTGCATTTCCATCTTTTATTAATTGAGCTAATCCTTCAACAATTGATGTGTTATGCGTTACAATATAATTATCAGTAATATATAAATGATTATCATCGTCAATCATTATACACTTAGCCTCTTTTTTACCAATTAACTCTATTTTAACAATATTATTTTTAAGTGTTTTAGAATATTGGTAATTACTTGGTGCTTTTTCTTTTTTTCTATCTAATAAGAATAAGTTTTTTGGTGAGTGATATCTAATAGATAAAATATAGGATACTTGACCTAATTTTTTAACACCTTTATATGTGTAAGAGGGTTGTTTATCACTTATACTTGCAACACCACCAATTGACCAAATTAATTCTTGCATATCTTTAATTAACTTATAGCTAACGCTAGAATATTGTAATGTACCAGTTTTGGTAACAGTTCCATCAGAATCCATTAACCCTTGTATTAGAGATATTTTTTGAGTTAACGAACCGTTTTTATATTTTTCTGGGATAAATTTATTATTTGATTTTGTTTCAGTTAAGTGTAATAAATCAGTCTCTTCCAACAATGGGTGGATTCTATCATTTTTGTAATACCTAGTTCTTTTTTTAATTAATTTATCTTCAGATATATTAATTCTAAACGTGTTTGTTTTTATGCCACCACCATTTACAGTTAACTTATAATCTGACCCAATTATTTCCTCAACATTTTCAGCTATTTCAATATCATCGGTAGTAAGTGAAAGTTCATATTTACCAAAATGACCATCACCTAATAATAATCCCATTAAATAAGGGTCGATAACATAATCTAAATTTTCATTTTTAATTATGTTTTCAGACACCAAAGGTAATTTTAGTCTATAAGTAGTATTTTCAATTTTATCTTTAATATCAAGCGTGTTAAGAATAGACCAACCTTTTTTTCTTGATTTACCTTCTGGTATACCATAAACTTTCCATAAATGTTCACCACAAGCTTCAGTGCTTCTACCATCTTTAAAACTAATTCTATAAATATCTTTTTCACCTTGTGGGTATACGCCAATTACTTTAGTTGTTTTACCTTCTGGTGTTAATACTTCATCACCAATATTTATTTCACCCATAGTTGTCCAACCATTAGGTGTTAGTATTTTAGCGTCAAGTGGTTGTGCTTTACCAACGCCAGGCTCACCGATAAGTATTGGATTATTTTTCTTTCTACGAGAAAGTATTTGAGAAACTCGTTTTATTTCAGCGCTTCTCCCAACAACTGGGTCAATTTCACCTTTTTCAACAGCTTTAGACACATCTCTACAAAAATTATCAAGAACTGGTGTTTTGCTCTTCAAATCAGTTTGTTTAGATTTTCTTTTGTATGTTTCTTCATCACTAGGTTCATCGCTGTCATAAGCGCTTTTATTGTTTTCTTTCATAATATTAATTTGTTTTTTAAAACCGTTATAATTAATCCCCAATTCATTTAATAATTCAGTTGTTATTGATTTTGTTAATAAAACAGCTAACATAATATGAAAAGTATCTATCATATTATCATTTAATTTTTCACATTCTTTATCTAAAGCTTTAAAAATTGATTTGGTTTCATCTGAAAATGGTAGGTTTTTCCTGACACTATTTGTTAACCTAGGTGTCAAATCATTTTTCCTTAAAGCATCTGATAGTTTATCATATAACTCAGTTGTATCTATGTTAAGTAACCTTAACACTTTAACACATTCATTATCATCATCTACAAGTATTGATAATATGATATGTTCTGGCCTTACTTTTACGTCATCGAAAGATTTAGCTTCCTTCATCGCGTGGTTAATAATCAGTTTAACCTTTGGGTAAATCTCTCTATTCATAGTTTATCTATTTTTATTTGCGCAAATATATGTATTATTTTTTATTAAATCAAGCTTGATTCGTAAGATAAATATTCGTATGTTTGTATAAAATTAAATATGAATATAAATAAAACATCAACATTTGGCAAGGTAGAAATACTATTAAAAGATGCAACTAACACTGCCACAATACCTTCCGTAACAAAGATTGAATTTTATGATTGTGGACTTATGATTACTGGAGATTATATAGTTGTAGTTATAGATGAAAAAGATAACATTAATAACGCATTAACAAGCACAGGTAGAATATTCAACTTAAAAGATATTTCAGCATACAAAACGCATATCAAATAATTAATAACAATTAATACAAAAACAAATGATTCTAAAAAGACAAGAAAAAGAAAATGTAGTAAAAGCACTGTATGATTCGTCAAACATAATTGCTTCAGTTTGGGATAAAGAAAAAAATGAACTAATGCTCATCTTTAATAAAGGAACAAGATATAAATACCCAAATGTTTCTTCTACTGATTATCTTAGATTTGAAACGGCTGATAGTCAAGGTAAAGTTTTTAACACACACATTAAAAATTACACATCCGAAAAGATAGATAATGTTGACCCTAATGAATTAATCAAAGAAGTGCATAATTTAAAAGAACAAGAAGAAAAAGAAACCCTTAAAGCTAAATCTGATTTATTAATTAGTAAAGTAAAAGGACTTATAACATCATATGAAAATTCTAATGGTGTGTTAAATATTAATCAATTAAATGAATTAAAAGAATCAATAACAACATATATTAACGAAACATCAAATAACTAAAAAAATGGCTAAATACAATATTAGAATTAGTGGTTATGGTTCAGAAGTTACAATCGGTCATGTAACACCTGAAATTAAAAAACAAATAGAAGAATTATATGATGAAGATGAAACTATAACATCAATATTTGTTAATAATGATTATTTTGGTTATTCTTGGTCTGAATTTGACGATTTTTTTCATAATTTTAACGCAAATGAAAAATTTAACCTAACAATTTATCAAGATGATGAAACAATATACGAATTAACTTCAGATGATTTAAGAACAAAAGATGAATATGAAGGAGTTATAACACATAAAGAATTTGCTGATGAATATGATATAACTAGAATAAACGATGATTTAGCAGTATATTGTGTTACTGGTGAAAAAGGAGGACTATTTTATAATGAAATAGAAACTGATGATTTTGATATTAAAAAATTAAACATTGTAATGTTATATGATGTTGGTAATGATTTTTATAACCATGGTGAAATGGTTTATCAAATATTTTATGATGATGAATTATTATATAACGAAGGTGGTGATACTGATGGTAAATCATTTGATATTTATATGAACTTATAGTTATGGTAAAAAGAGAATTAACAATTTTAGTATTATCAATATTTTCACTTATATTGGTTTCAGTTTTTGGTATTTCAAGAATATTAAATAATAAACCAATACAAAAAGGTTCAATAGAAATAAGTCTTGTAGATAGCTTAAATAATGAAATATTATATTTACAAATAGAAAATGGTAGGTATCAAATAATAATGGATAGATTGTATGAATTAGATTCTAACCTAGTTAATAAAGCAACCGAAAATTTAGAATAATATAATATGTATACATTAATTAGAAAAAAAGATAATTTAAAAAAACAAGCTGAAAATATTATTTGGATTGAATTCGATGGTGATGGTAGGTTTAAAGAAAAATACGATGAACCTGCCATTAATAGAAGTTTATTAATGAGCCCATTCAATGATTTTTTTACATGGCAAACAACAATTATTATTGAAATAATTGATAAAAAAGAAAACCATATACATTTTAAAACAAAAAATAGTGAATATATTTTAACGAAAGAATAATTATGAATAAATTAGATAAAGCGTATACAGACCTAATTCAAGATATACTTGATAACGGAGTTAAAAAAGAAACAAGAAATGGGGGAACCATAAGCGTATTTGGAAGACAGATTAAACATTCAATGAAAAACGGATTTCCATTGCTCACCACAAAGAAGATGGCGTTTAAGACAATGGTTACCGAATTGTTATGGTTTTTAAGGGGCGATACAAATATTAAATTCCTTGTTGATAATAATTGTCATATTTGGGATGGAGATGCTTATAAACGATTCTTAAATGAAACTATTAAAATTGAACCTGTGGAAGTAAAGGAACGAGCAATTACTCAATTATTGAATAATAAAGAATCAAAAGAAGAATTTATCAACAAAATCAAAACAGATGATGAGTTTGCTGAGAAGTGGGGTGATTTAGGTCCTGTATACGGCAAGCAATGGAGAAATTGGGAACATAATACTGGACCTTCTTGGGGAAAGGGAGGAACCTATATAGAATCAAAGAAAACTCAAATAGACCAAATTGCAAACCTAATCCGTGACCTTAAAAACAATCCTGATTCAAGGAGACTAATGGTTAATGCTTGGAATGTCGCGGATGTTGAAAGCGGTAGTATGGTCTTGCCACCTTGTTTTACTTCAGATATGTTGGTTGCGTGTATAGATGGATATAGAAAAATATCTGAAATAACTACTAATGATTTGGTATTAACCGAAGATGGGTCTTATCAAAAAGTTTATGAATTACATGAAACTAATTATAATGGTGATTTATTAAAAATTAAAACACATGGTAATAGTAAATCAATTAACGCAACACCTAACCACCCATTTTTGGTTAGAGATAAAGGGTATATTAACGCTAGTGAAATTACGAAAAACGATTATTTAGGTATACCAATTAATAAAAATGAAATTATACCATCATTTAAAACGATAATAAAAGATAACCAATATTCTGAAAAAGAAATTGAAACTGTTTTAGATGATAAAGATTATTGGTATCTTATGGGGTATTTTTTAGGTGATGGGTGGTTAATAGAATCAAAAAGAGAAATTTATTTTGCTATTAATGATATCCAAGTTGATGAAATACTACCTAGATTAAATAAAATTATTGGGTTAGCAAAATTGAATAACTCTGGTGTAAACTGTAAAAAATATGTTGGTAGAAAACAACAATTATTTGAAATATTATCAATGTTCGGTAAGTATGCAGATGGTAAAATAATACCACAATTTATACATGACGCACCTAAACATTTAATTGAAGAATTTATTAAAGGGTATCAAAAAGCTGATGGTTGTATAACTAATGATGGTATAACTTATACCACTGTATCTGATAATATAGCATATGGGTTACAATTATTATATACCAAATTAAACATAAAAGCGTCAGTATATTATCAAAAAAGACCTAATAAAACATTTATAGAAGGTCGTGAAGTTAATCAAAAAAATACTTACTCAATCAATGTTTACCAACAAAAAAATAAATCTAAAAATTATATTTTTGATAATGATTATTTGTGGTTATGCGTTAAGAGTATTGAAAAATATAATTATGATGGGTATGTGTATAATATTTCAACTGAGAATAACCATACTTACAACGTTTTTAATTTAGTTAACCATAATTGTCATTATGGATTTCAAGTTTATACAAGAGAGTTGAGTCAAGAAGAAAGAAAACAAATATTTGAAGATAGCGGATACGTTTGTGATGTATGGCCATTTAATGGTGACTGGCATGGTGAATATGATGGATTTGGAATACCACGCAGAGCAATCTCTTTAATGTGGAATCAACGTAGCGTAGATACTTTTCTCGGTTTGCCATTCAACATAGCATCTTATGGGTTGTTATTGGAAATCATTGCTAAAGCAGTTAATATGGTTCCTGATGAATTGATTGGTAACTTGGGTGATACTCATTTATATTCAAACCATATTGAACAAGCTAAAGAACAAATTGGTAGAGAATTAAGAACTGATGAAAGAGTTTGTAAGGCATATGAAAATAATAAATTAGATACATCTTTATTTAAAGAAGGTCTTAGCGATGCTGAATTAGAAACTATTTGCGATTCATTTGGTATTCCTAAAAGAACGAGAGAACCTTATGAATTACCTAAACTAAACATTAATACAGAGTTTTGGTCGACAGAAGGTGGTTCATGTGGCGAAGGCCCTTTAGATGCTATTAAAGTATTCGAATCATTTAAAGATGACAACTTTTGTAAATGTTTACTAGAAGAAGATATTCAATTAAACAATTATCAATCACACCCAACAATTAAAGCACCATTAAGTAATTAATCAATATAACAATAAATAAAAAAAAAAAACAATTATGATAGAAATTTTTAAAGAATTTGGGGACATAGGTGCACCAAGTATGTATCAAATAACAATGATGATATATGATAATAAGTAAATAAACAAATAAAAGAGCTATTGATAGCTCTTTTTTTGTTTTTCATATATTTATTAGAAAAGAAAAAGATTATGCCAAGAATAAGTGATATACATAGTATTATAGTTGCAGCCCAAAACGCTAATTTAACAGCGCACACATATAATGAAATATATGGTGGTGCTGGTGGTTGCACAATAGTTATAAACGGTACAACAATAAGTGTAGGTAGCGCATCAAACATTCCTATATGGGTTAGAACAGTAAGTGGTGGTACTGGATGTTATTTACTAGGTGAAAATAAAGATGTTTATGTTGGAAGCACATCGCTTTAATAAAAATTTTAAATAATTTATAGATATTTATAATAAAATAAAATATGGAAAATAGAAATAAAATAACACCAGTAGGTCTTAAAGGTAAAGAAATCAATGCTAGAATGATTGAATTAATGGGTATTAAACCTATTAATGAAAATCACACAAAATCAGTTGTTGAGTTAACCAAAATTGGACCAGACGGAAATGCTTATGCAATTGTAAGAGAGAATCATGAGTATTATATTAAAACAACCAATAAAAAATCAAATATCATAACTGAAGATTTCAATTATATTGGTGGTTTACAAAACAAAAAATCAGAAGCTTATCCTTCATATGCAAAAGCTATAAAACATTTAAACCTTAAATTTAATTCATTAGCTGAATCATTTGATAAAGGGCATAATATCAATGTATTTGAAAACGATAATCTTTTAAACGAAAACGCATTTGCTGGTGGGTTTGCTAATCACCCAAAAAGTGGTGGTTTCACAGGTGAAGGTAATCTAGAAGGTAATACTCCATTATTTGAAGCTGAAGAAGAAAACAATCCATGGGCTATTTGTACTTCAAGTGTTGGTCGTGAAGACAAGGATAAATACGAAGCTTGTGTTATGTCTGTTAAAAAAGAAAAAGGTATTGAAGAATCTATGACTGAAAATGAATACTGCGGTATGAATGAAGCAGTTGAATTATCTGAAGCAGAAAAAGCTATTCAAGAAATGATGACTAGAATGGAAGATGATGATGATTATATATACGGTAAAACTGATGATGTATATAATTATGATAGCGAAAAAGACCCATTTGAGGATTATGATGATGATGAAATTGATTCGTTAGTTGGTATTAACAAAGAAAAAAACATTGATGAAGCATTTAAAACACAAGATGAATTAAACCAATTTGCTGGTCATGACGATTATCAGTGGTACATCGTTAACCCGAAAGGAGAAATAGTTGGTGGTAATGAATATTTACGTGACGCATTTGATAGTTTTGTTGAGTATTCTACTCAAGGTGAAGAGGCAAACTATTTATATGTTAATGATAGTGAAAATGAAGATGCAGAAAGTCTTCACGATATGGCTGATAACTTTTTATCAAGTTATGGTTATGGTGAACCTGGAGATGATTTGGATGATTATGACCAAGGTGAATTAGATGAATTTGTTAGTTATTTTTCAACTAAAATACCATTTGCCAGATTTGATTATGGTGAAGGTGAAGAATTGGGTGACCAATTCATTAATGGTTTTAGAATTGTTAAGAAAGATGATGGCATGTATGAATCTAAAAAAGAAAAATTATCTGATAAAGAAATAGCTGCTAAAGAAAAGCCATATAATAAAATAACTCAAGCTGATATATTAAATTTAAAAGGTGTTAATTTGGATGAAATGATGGCTAGAATGGAAGGTGAAGAAGAGCCTGCTAAGGCCAAAGATATGACAGACGAAGAGCGAAAGAAAAAAGATGACGACTATTACCGTTCCACCGGGCATGCAACTGGCGACTGGGGCCCTCCCGGAGATAGAGATTATGGCATGGTGAAGGTTGATAATGATGATGATGATGAAGAAGAAGAAGAAGAAGAAGAAAAGCCAACGCTAGGACACAAAATAAAGAGCTTTTTAGGATTCAAGAAATCAAAAATCAACAAAGAAGATAAAGCTTTGAGTGCTATTGAAGAAAGCATTGAAAGATTAGACGCTTTACTAGAAGGTGAATTAAAAAAAAAAGCACAAACGTTAACAAAAAAGAAGTAAATGAAGTAAAATATAAGTTGAAGCTAGCTGCTGCACAACCTGCGGCAGCTCCAGCTCCAGCTGAACCAGCTGAACCAATGGCTGATGACGAGTTAGATTTTGGTGGTGAAATGGAAACATCATCTGATGAAAAACCAGCAAGCGATAAACCGTTTGATGATACACCATTTAATGCTGGTGTAGAAGCCGATGAAGATACAGACCCAAAAAAATTCATCGAACAACTAACTGGAAAGTTAGGACAATCCCTAAGAAAATATACAGAAGAACAAGGACAACCAGATTTCGAATTAGAAAAATTCGCAATTAATTCTTTAATATCAGCAACTCATACATCTGAAATGGATGCGGAAGATAGAAAAGATATAATAAAAAAAGTTAATACAGCTGGAAGTAAAAATGATAGCGATAAAGAAGATACTACAAATGATAGTAACCCTGATGATGGTGCTGATAACAATAGTGCTGATGAGTTTGGTGGTGACATGGGTGGTGATAACTCTGCTGGTGAAGAAGATTTGGAAGAAACAGTATTTGAAAATTACTTCTTAGATAAGCCTAAGAAAAACAATATGTTTCAAGAAGGTTCTAATGATATTTTAGACGAAGAAGGTTTGTGGGATAATATTCGTAAAAAAAGAGCTAGAGGTGAAGCGCCAGCAAAACCAGGTGATGAAGATTATCCAGATAAAAAACAATGGAATCGTCTAACTAAAGAAGCAGATGGAGAATCAAACAATTATATGTTCTGGCAAAATCTTAAAGGAATTTATGATGATGCAACTGAAATCTTGGGTATGAACCAACAAGAGGTTGATGCATTGATTGCTGATGGTCATCAATGGGCTTTAGAACACGTTATCACATCAAAAGATGATGTCGAAGAAGTTTATCATTTTGTTGAAGCTACTATCGAAGGTGCTGAAATGAATGAAGGTGAGCACGAATCAAACAATTATATGTTTTGGTCAAGTTTAAAAACCATTCAACACGCATCTAAAGAATTATTAGAAATGGATTATGATAGTGTTGATGCTTTATTAAGTGATGGTCATGGATGGGCTTTAGACCATATAGCAACAGCTGCTGATGATATGGAAGAAGTATATCACTTCTTAGCAAATACATTAGACGCTTATGATGGTGATACTGAAGGTGGTTATGAAGATGAACATGGTTCAGTTGAAAATGTTGGTTTAAATGAAGCTGAATACCATGGTAAAAAAGTTAAATTAGGAAAACCAACAAAAGGTGATGTTAAAAAATTCAAAGTTTACGTTAAAAATAAAAAAGGTAAAGTTGTAAAAGTTAATTTTGGCGACCCTAATATGGAAATAAAAAGGGATAATCCAAAAAGAAGAAAATCATTTAGAGCTAGACATAAATGTGCACAGGCTAAAGATAGAACAACGCCTAAATATTGGTCTTGTAAAATGTGGTCAACAAAACCAGTTTCTAAAATTGTTGGTGAAAATTTGGATGAGATTGAAAAAACTAGTATATTTGATAAAAATTATTTGAAGTATAAACTTCAAGAAACATTTAATCAAGAAGATATTATGGATAAACCAATGATTCAACCAGAAGTAAAACCAGCACCAGACAAAGTGCAACCTATTGCGCCAAGTAGAAAAAATAAACCATTTTTACCTACACCTAGTGTTAAACCAGACCCAAAAGCTAGTAAATAATGAAAGACCTTTTTTTAATATATGTTAATATGGTTGGTAAAGATTACAAAGGTAATCTTATATATGAATTTATATTTTCAGACACAACCAAAAATATAGATGGTAATGAGTGGGATACATTCCCTGCTTCTGGGAGACCAGAAGCTCCTCATGACCATTTTATTAAAAAGGTTGGTAGATTAGAATCTGAACTTAATTTGGATGTTGTTCAAAATAGCGATACATTTGCTGTTTGGGATGCTGTTGATGGGGTTATAGCTTTAGCATGGGAAAATATAAATGCTTATGATTCTTATCCAGAAAAAAGACTTTGTTTTAAATTTGGTGAACCAATAAAAGAAGTTGAAGCCAAATTATATGAGAATGACATAATATTGAATTACAATACGAAACAAAATGAAAAAATCTAATATAAACGAAGAAGATAAATCAAAATTTAGAATACATGTTGATGCTAAAACATTAAAAAACCCAACAATGACTAAAAAAATGGCTGATATTCAGAATGCAAATCCATATATTGAATTTGATATGGAGCCAACTAAAGATGGTAATATACCAACAATGGAAGATTTGGCCGAAGATAATTCAGTTTTAGAACCAGAAGCACTTATAACGCCTCAAGATAAAACCACAATAAAATATCTTTCTAATGTAAAAGATAGTAAAACTGGTGAGATTTCACAACCATTTACTATTGGTGCTCAAAAATACCAAATGGTTAGAGGAACATGTGATAATCAAATTGTTATGGCTGTTTTTGCACATGATGAAACTGATGAACTTGGTGAAAACATTATATATTCAATTGATGAATTTGAAAAAAATATTGCATTGCCAATGCTAGAAACTATGGGGTTAAGAGGTCAAGATATTGGTATGGTTGGAGATGAGCCAATGACAGACGTTAAGGATGACACGTACGAAGGTTATAAGCACTATCTAGTGAACAAAGAAACAAATGAAGTACGTAAGTTTAAAACAATAGAAGAAATGCTTTCTAGTGATAAATTAGACACTGAAGAATATATGGGTGTTGGTAAGTTTAAAAAACACATGAATGAAAAGTTATTTGGTTCTAAAAAAAGAAATATTGAACCATTAAACGAAGTTACACCTACTGGTGAAGAGAGCGATGAAGAAATGAACATCAAAGCTAAAAAATTAATGGATATGATTGGTAAAAGAATACCAACTAACATAATAAAAACAATAACAACACCAGTAGCACAAAGAGAAGTAATTGCAGCATTTGCTGAACTTATTGGTGTTCCTAGAAATGGTTTAAATAAATTAATTATGGGGTTAAAAGTTTTGGCAAAACAAGAAACAACTCCAGTAGCTGAATCTAAGGTAATGACCAAGAATGAATTAATGGAAAGTCTTAAAAAACATAAAATCATTAAAACAATCAAAATAAAAGATATTAAATAATGAAAGACTATAAAAAAATAGCTGAAGAAGCATTAAAAAAATCTAAAGAAGGTAAAACAATAAAACGTTTAGTTGAAAGTGTTGTTTACCCAGATGGTTTAACTGAAAGAATGAATTCTAAACTAGAAGAAGATTTAGTTAAACAAAATACGTCTTTAGGTAAGCATCCAATATTTCCAGAAGGTGATGAGTCATCTTTTGAACAAAAAATAATGGGTGAAAGATTTAGCGAAGTTGCTAAACGTTATAAAAGAGCTTATGATGTTGATTTAATTGATAATTCTGAAGTTATGATGGGTATGTTACCATTACTTTCAGAAACGATGAAGTTAGAGTCTAATAAGAAAAAAGAATTGGAGAAATTAGCTATTGAAATGATTCGAGAAGAATATGATATGGGTGAAGATGTTGTTGAAATACATGCTGAATTAACATCTAACATCAATATGGTTGGAACTAAAAAGAATCCAACGCCAGTTCCAGTTGTTATGGAATTCAAAAATCATGATGAAATGGTTAATGCTAATGAAGAAGTATACAAACGTAGATTCTTAAATGCAATGATGCAAGGTGCCGCTAAAAAATGCAATCACATGTTTCATATGGTTGATGATGAATTAACTGACATTGACCCTCGTTTATCTAGTAGATATGCTAAGTTGATGGCATCTGCTGATTACATGTATTATATAATACCTGAAATGGAAGATGGTGTTACTGGTGGAATTGTTAGAGTAGAGTTTCCTACTAAAGATAACCCTAAAGCAATAATATATGTTCAAGCAATGGTTTTTCCAGTTCTTATTCATGAATTGGTTAAAGGAGTTATGGAATTATTATCAGCACATGGTTTACCTAAAAATAAAAAAATAGGTAATTTTGTAATTGATAAAGCAGATTATTTGGCTGCTGAACCATGGGACATGAGAATTGGGCCTGCTTTATGGAGTAAATTCACAGATGCAATAGAACCAGATGATTTCAAATTAAAACACCACGTATATTCTGAACTAGCGGCTTTACCAGTTAGAGAATTTAATATTAAGATGAGAGAGATTATGGGTGGGACAAAAGAAGGTAAAAATATAGTTAAAAATATATTAGATGAAGTTAAAATAGGTTTAAAGGAAGAAGAGTTTAACGAATCAATTAATGAGTACAATGATATACCTGATGATGATGGTTTTAAGTTTGATGAACTTATGAATGGTGATGATTCTGGTAAAAATTTGGATGATGAAGACGGATGGGATATTGAAGATTTGTTTTAAAGACACACATAACATAATAGATTTAAGGACCCTTTTGGGTCCTTTGTCATTTATAATAAACGTTTTCTATGTTTCTAGTATATTTATAGTTAAAAAATAATATGTTAACAACCAATGAAATATTCAAAGAGTATGCAAAATGTTTAACAAGTCCAGTTTATGCAATTGAGGCTTATCTAGAGACATTTGATAAAACTCAAGAAGGGTTTGTTCCATTTAAGCTTTTTCCTAGACAAAAAGAAATTATTTACGCATACGAAAAACATAGATTTAATTTAATTACTAAACCTAGACAGGCTGGGGTATCAACAACAACAGCTGCATATATGTCAATAAAAGTTGGTTTTGCTGACGAACAAAATCCAGAAGCTATTCTAATTATTGCGAATAAGCAAGAGTTAGCTTTTGAGTTTTTGGCTAAGATTAAAGATTTTTTATCACAATTACCTAGATGGGTTTGGGGTGATGAGTATTATGGTAATAGTAAGAATGAAAGTAAATCTATATTCTTAACAGACTCTAAAAAAGAAATTAAACTACCTAATGGTAGTCGTGTAAAAGCGGTAGCTACATCTAAAGATGCCTTGCGTGGATTTACCCCAACTTATCTTGTAATGGATGAGGCTGCCTATATTGATAATGGTGATGAAGTATTTGGTGCGGCCCTTACAGCTTTAGGTTGTTTAACTAAAGACTCATTGATATTAACCGAAAATGGTTTAGTTGAGTTAGATGAATTGGTTACTGAAAAAGATAAATTAGGGTTTACTGATTTAGAAACACCACATATGGTTTGTAATAAAGACGGTATTTTAACACCAGCAACCCAAACATTTGTAAGTGAGTATGGTGAAACTTTTAAAATAAAAACAAAATTAGGTATAGAGTTAGAGGGTAGTTGGAAACATCCATTATTAATTAATAGAAATGGTGAAGAAGTTTGGGTACGAATGAATGAATTAGCTGTTGGTGATAAACCAATAATTAATTATGGTCAAAATTATTTTGGTGAAAATGATTACGTGATTAATGATAATGATTATATTTATACGTCAAACGAATTATTAAAAGCAAAAAAAGAAATTTTAATTGATTATATTGGAAAATTATTTTTTGGTCGTGATTATTTTATTAACACAAATAAGAACACCTTAAGAAGGGTCCAATCTTTATTATTTAATATGGGTATTATATCAATAATAGATGGGGATATGTTAGTTAAAATAACCTTTACTCACGATTTTAATAATATAATTATTGATGAGATAATTGAAATAACTAAGGGGGAAGATTATACGTATGATTTACACGTACCAGAAACTAATTCATTCATATCAAATGGTATAGTTAGCCATAATACTGGGGGTAAAGCTACGCTAATATCAACTCCAAGGGGTATGGATGCGTTATATTACAAAACTTACGACCAAGCAAAGAGCAAAAAAAATAACTTCAATATCATTGAAATGAAATGGTATGAGGATTTGCGTTATAATAAAGGCCTTAAATGGCTTAAAGGTGACCAAGTTTTTGAAGAATACGAATTTACCTTTGATTCATATAATAAAATGATTGATGATGGATGGAAACCAACATCATTTTGGTATGAGGAAATGTGTAGAGGTATGAACAATGATGCTAAAATGATAGCACAAGAGTTAGACGTTTCATTCATAGGTTCTGGTGGTAACGTTATTAGTGAAGAATATATTGATAATCAAAATAAGTTTAATGTAAAAGACCCAATAATGATGTTAGGGTCAGAACAAGAAACATGGATATGGGAAGAACCAAAAGAAGGTCATCAATACATACTCGGATGCGATGTATCTAGGGGTGATGGTGAGGATGCTTCTACTATTGTTATTTTAGATTTCACTACTATGGAACAAGTTTTGGAATATCAAGGTAAAATACAACCAGATTTACTTGCGCAATTAGTTGAACAATATGGTGAAATGTATAAAGCATATGCAGTAGTCGATATTACTGGTGGTATGGGTGTTTCTACAGTATTAAAACTACTTGAATTTGATTATAAGCGATTGCATTATGATTCTTTAGGTGGTAAAGTATTATCAACTAGACAAAGAGAAATGGTTTCTTATGGCAAAGGAGATAAAATACCTGGTTTTCAAGCAACAAATGTTCGTTTACCAATGATTTCAAATTTGGAATATAGTATTAGAACAGATACTGTTAAAATACGTTCCAGACGACTTACATCGGAATTAAAGACATTTATATATAAAAATGGAAGACCAGACCACATGGATGGTTATCATGACGATTTAATTATGTCTTTGGCAATGTGTTTATGGGTTTTGGAACATTCTTTTAAAAACCTAGAAAAGTTAGAAAAACAAACAAAAGCAATATTAAATAGCTGGGCTGTTGGTTCTAGTAATAGACCAACTATCACAACTACAGATAGCAACACAAAAAAAACAATAACAACGGTAAACCAAAAACACCCTGCATATAAAAATGTTCAAGACCCTACTGGTCAGTATGCGTGGTTATTTAGTGGTCAAAATAAAATGAAATAAAATGGGAATAAGTAAAAAAATTTTAATTCAAGCTAAACCTATTAACGATGTTGTATTTTTTTGGTCACCACCAAAAAACAATTTTGGACCAAATAAAAATATAAAAAAATATGTAAAACCATATTTTTGTAACGCAACAAAATATTCTCAGGGTCAAGATTGGATAACAACATATGTATATGATAGAGTAATTGTTGATGGTGAGCAACAACATTCGGCTTATGTTGAATGCGATTATGTTCAATAACTATTTAATTTCTAAAAAAATAGAACTATATTTAAATAAAAAATTATGGCAGATAATAAAAATCTAACAATATTTCAGAAACTAGGGCAAGTATTAAATCCTAGTAACGTTAAACAATCACAAACAACATCAACTCAACGTTATAATATAGGTAATGGTGAATTACTTAAAACAGATAACAAAGCTGATTTTGAGAGAGCTAAACTACAGGCTCAACAAAATAAATATTTGGGTCAAGTATGGAAAAAGGTAGAGAGTGGATTGTTTCAACAATCAATTAATTATGAAACAACTCGTATTGGTTCTTATTCCGATTTTGAAGCTATGGAGTTTTATCCAACAATAGCAGCAGCATTAGATATTATGATGGAAGAGTCTACAACGCTTAATCAGCATGGTAGAATGCTTAATGTTTATTCTGATAGTAATAGAGTTAAAACTATATTAGAAGATTTATTTTTTAACAGGTTAGATTTACACACTTCATTACCAATGTTTACTAGAAACACTTGCAAATATGGTGATAATTTTGTTTATCTAAATATTGATGATAAAAATGGAATAATTAGTGCTAAGCAATTACCTAATTACGAAATGGAAAGAAGAGAAACTGGATTATTTGATATGGTATCTGGAAGAGAAACACCAAATACATTGGAGAAAAGTTCATCAACAGATAAAGTTAAGTTTTTTTGGAGAGGTCGTGATGTTGAATTTAATTCATGGCAAATTGCTCACTTCCGTTTATTAGGTGATGATAGACGTTTACCTTACGGTACATCTGTTTTAGAGAAGTCTAGACGTGTTTGGAAACAATTAATACTATCTGAGGATTCAATGCTTGTTTATCGTGTGACTAGAGCACCAGAAAGACGTGTATATAAAATCTATGTCGGTAACATTGATGATGCTGATGTTGAACAATACGTAAATACAATTGCTGACAGATTTAAAAGGATGCCAATAACTGACCCACAAACTGGTCAAATGGACCTTAGATATAATCAATTATCTAATGACCAAGATTATTTCATACCAGTTCGTTCTGAAAATGCGCCAACACCAATTGATACATTGCCTGGAGCAACTAACTTGGACCAAATTGCTGATATAGAATACTTACAAAAGAATTTATTCACATCACTTAGAGTACCAAAACCATTTTTAGGTTTTGAAGAGGCTGCTGGTGATGGTAAAAATTTAGCTTTACAAGATATTCGTTTTTCTAGAACGATTAATAGAATACAACAATCTATGTTACAAGAACTTAATAAGATTGCTATTATTCATTTATATATCTTAGGGTTTGAAGAGGATTTAGATAATTTTACACTTACATTAAATAACCCATCAACTCAAGCTGAAATGCTTAAGGTTGAACATACTCAACTTAAAGTTACTTTATATAAAGATGCTGTATCTGATGCTGGAAATGGTTTTGGTACTATGTCTATGACAAGAGCACATAGAGAGATTCTAGGATGGTCTGATGATGAAATTAAGAAAGATTTACTAGAACAAAGAATGGAGAAAGCAGCAGCTGCTGAATTAGCTAATTCTAGTGCAGTAATAAAACATACTGGTATGTTTGATGTTGTAGATAAAATATATGGCGATTATCAGAAAGCGCTTGAAGGTGGTGGAGCTGGTGAAGAAGGTGCTGGTGGAGAATCCTCTAGTTCTGGAGGTGGCGGTGGCGGCCTAGGTGGCTCATTCGGTGGCGGTGGAGTAAGTGGTGAAGATTTAGATTTTGGTGGTGAGACAGGTGCTGAAGAAGAAGGTGGTGCAACAGCTGAAGCAGGTGCAGAAGCAGGTGCAGCTGAAGTAGGTGCTGAAGCAGGTAGTACTGAAGGGTTAGCAGAATCTATAATGAAAACTGAAAAATTATTGATAGAAAGAAAAGACGCAATATCTAAAAAATTGGATGCTAGAACAAAAAAATACCAAGGAAGATTTGTTACTCTTGTTGAGTCAATAAAACCAGATGAAAAAATAAAAGAAGAAAAAGTTAAAATTTACGATAAAAACATAAAAGTAAATCAAAATATCAATACAATGATTGATGATATTAATAAAATGTTAGATGAATAGTCACTTTTTTAAATAAGTAATGATATTTATAAATTAAAATAAAGTATGAAGAATTTTGGTAAACTAAAAAACGTATTTAATGATTTAATTTCTGAGGGTATAGCAACTAAAGACGCTAAATCTATTGAGTTATTTAAAAAATACGTTAAGACAGTAAAAGAAAGTGAAATATTAAAAACTCAATTTTTAGTAGTATCAAATATAGAAAATAAAATTGAGTCTAATAGAGAGAAAGCAACTCAATTTGTTAAAGAAAATATTGATTTATTTTCAAAATTTGATAAGAAAAAAATGATTGAGTTAAATGAAAATTTATCTAGTTTTATCACATCATCTAATAAAGGTGATTTATTAAAAGAAGATATTGATTATAACCATAAAAATTTACATCAAAATATCTCTACACTTATATTCACAAAAAAAACACCAAACAATATAGATACGATTGTAGATGCAACTACTGAAGTTGTTGATTATATTTTAAACAACAAAACTAAAGAGATTGTAGAAGCATATGAGTTACCATCTAGTTTATTGGCTAATATAATGGTTGATAAATATAATGAAAGATATGCTGATTTGGATGAATCTGAAAAAAGAATACTTAAAGTTCTTATTGAATCAACAGATGAAGAAAAAAAAGAATTATATTCATTAACAATAAGAGAGTGTATTGATTTGATAAATGAAAAACTATCTGATTCAGATTTAGAAGTAAAAGATAAACTTTTGCGAGTTAAAGATAAATTATTAAATGACAAGCAAAGTGTTATTGAAGATTTTAATAAAAATATATCTAAATTAATTGAACTGAAAGATAATTTAAAAAATAGTTAATTTTTAAAAATGTTTGTTATGAAACCTGTTGCTAGCGAAAATTTAATTAAATTAAGAAAGTTAAACGAGAAACTTTGTTTTGATTATGTTGAATCGGAAGATTATAAAGAAATAGTTAAAGAAATAAAAGAAGCTATTGATTATGGTAAATCTGATATCGAAAATCTAGAAACATCTCAATCAAAAATTAAGTGTTATGAGGGCATGTGCTCAAAAATTACAACAATATTAAATAAACTTAAACACATTTAATCATGGCTGATGACAGAAACACTTGGGGTGAATATAGTAATTTAGTTCTTAAAGAATTAGAACGTCTTAATGATAACTACGATAAAATGAGGACGGATATGGACATTAGGTTTAATGAATTAAACCAAAAACTAACAGAAGTTAAAAGTGTAGAAAGTAGGGTTTTTTCACATACTACATGGATTGAAAGAGTTAATGATGTATGGTCTCCAAATCAAATGAAAGAAGCCAAGGATGAGTTATATAAACAAAAAAATCGTTGGGTTGCTGCGATAGCTATTGTAACGTTTGTTCAAATACTTGTTGGTGTAATTATTTCTATGTGGGGTAAGCTATAATAGCTACTTGACATATTAAAATATTTTCATTATACTTAAATAAAAACCAGGTATGATGAAAACAGGAAAAGAAATAAAAGTATCAACATTTAAAAATTTTAATGTTATTTACGGAAGTGTAAATAATAAACATTCAAAAGCAATTTACATAAACATGTCAGCTTGGGTTGACCCTAATAGTGAAGAGCCATTAAATTACAATCGAGTAATTAGAGAATTAAATAAAAACGTTAAACAAAAACTATATAATTTATTTAACGAAAATAATAATTCTGAATTTATAAAAGATAGAACAATTGTAGATTTAGACATTAGAGAATCTGGAATTAAATACGGTAAACGTAGTTTTATGAATTGTGAAATGACACTTTTCCTAAATTCAGAAAAACGAGTTAATTCAGAAATAATGATAAATAATTTAAATCAAATCGTTAATATGCTAATTAGCGATATTTTTGATAATAATAAAATATTTAAATTTCATAGAAAGAAAATTTAAAACTAGATTAAAAATAAGAAACCATAAACACTAGTGTTTATGGTTTTTTTATTTTATACACATATTTATTATATAAACGCAAACTATATGCATAATTATAACGAATTAAAAGTATTGAAACGTCATGAAACAGGGACTGGTGTTTTAATCGAACATGATGCTGGATTTATTAGTCCTGATGAACCTAGGAATCAACCTTTTATCAATGAGATAAAAAAATTAGATACAGGTAGCAAAATGACTATTGTTGAACCGCTTATTGTATACGTTGTATTACAGAAGTATGGTATCCTTAACCGTAATGGTAGGGTTTATCCAGAAAGCATATTAAAACAACAAGATAGGTTATATCAACAAGCAATCAAAGAAAGAAGAGCCGTAGGTGAATTAGACCATCCAGAATCTAGTGTTATTGCTGGTGATAGAATATCACACAATATAGTTGAGACATGGTGGGAAGGTCATACACTTATGGGCAAAATGGAGATACTAATGACACCTGGATATATTAATTATGGTATTGTATCAACAAAAGGAGATGAAGTCGCTAATCTATTAAGAAACAGAATTAAAATAGGTGTATCATCTAGAGGTGTTGGTTCGCTTAAAGAAGGTAAAAATGGTGAACAAATAGTACAAGACGATTTTGAGATAATATGTTGGGATGTTGTAACAGCACCTTCAACACCAGATGCATGGATTGGTAGGAGTTCTGAAGAAATTAGACCGTATGTAGAAAACGTACAAAAGAAAAAACCATTAATTGAAGGTGGGTTAAATGATAAATTAGATAAATTTTTATTAGATTAATAAGAATTATAGATATTTTTTTACTTTAATTTGGTTTTTTGTTAAAATCACACATATTTATTAACAAATGAGGGGTTTACCCTATTGTTATTTATATATAATATATAAAATTTAAAAAAAATAAAAAAAGAAATGGCTGAAAAAAAATCAATACTTGAAGAAGCGTTATTGGATATTAAAAACATTCAATCTGCTTTAAATGCCAACACAAAAGAAATACTTCGTAGCGTTGCTAAAGAAGAAATTGATAGTGTGGTGAAAGAATCGCTTATGAAAAATGAAGCTGATTATGAAGAAGAGGATTTGGAATCAACTGATGATGCTGTAGAATTAGGCGGTGACGCTGATATCAATACAATGGAATTAGGTGACGAAGAATCTGACGATGCAGAATTAGATGATATCGAAGGCTCCGAAGAAGTGGCTCCAGAAATGGATTCAAAAATTGGAATGGACTCAGATGAGTTAGGTGGAGTGTATGATATGACTAAAGGAGCATCAGATGATGAAGTTTTCGCAATTTACAAAAAATTAAGCGGTGAAGACGAAATCGAAATTGTTGGTGATGAAATTCACTTAAACATTACCGAACCAGGAGAGTACATTGTTAAAAAAGGTGCTTTGGGTGATTCAATGGAAGCTGAAGAAGAACTTGATTTAGAAGATTCTGAAGAAGAATCTGAAGAAGAGGGAGAAGCTGAAGAAGAAATGAATTACGAAATTGAAATGGGTAATGAAGAAGAAGCTGAAGAAGAAGAAGCTGAAGAGGAAGAAGCTGAAGAAGAAGAATCTGAAGAAGAGGAAGAAGAGGAGTTAGAAGAGAATTTAGGCGCTACTAGAGGTCATGCTGGTAGACAAGGTGCTAAAAGGTCTGGTTCTGCTCATATTCCAAAACCTAAAAAAGCTTTGGAAGAATCACAAAAAGCTAGACAAATTGTTTCTGAAACAACCAAAAAATATAATACATTATTAACTGAAGCTAAAAAATTACAGACTGAGAATGAAGAATTCAGAAAAGCTCTTAAAACTTTTAGAAATCAGTTAGTAGAAACAGTAGTATTCAATAGTAATCTTACTTATGTAACTAGATTATTCATGGAACATTCAACAACTAAAGCTGAAAAACAAAACATTATTAAACGTTTTGATGTTGAAGTATCAAATTTAGTTGAATCAAAAAAACTTTACAAAACTATTGCTAACGAATTGGAATCTAGAAAACCAATTGCTGAGTCTGTAAATAACAAAATAATTAAAGAAGCGGCTACTAGTACTTCAAAACAATTAAACGAAAGTACTGCGTATGTTGACCCATCTACTAAAAGAATCTTAGATTTAATTAACAGAGTAGAGAAAAAATAACAATAACAATAACAAAAAAAAAAAAAAAAATAAAAAAAACAAAAAAAAAAAACAAATTATGTCACATTTATTAACATCTGGACAAGTTGGAAATATTGGTTTAAACCATATGAAAGCTATCCGTAAAGAAACACAATCTAAATGGGATTCTTTAGGCTTCTTAGAAGGTCTTAGAGGTCACGTAAAAGAAAACATCGCTCAATTATATGAAAACCAAGCGTCTACATTATTAAGCGAGTCTACAACAGCTACTAACTCTGGTTCTTTTGAAACAGTTGTTTTCCCTATCGTAAGACGTGTTTTCTCTAAATTATTAGCTAACGACATCGTGTCTGTACAAGCTATGAACATGCCAATTGGTAAATTATTCTTTTTCGTACCACAAACTTCTAGCCGTGTTGACGGTGCTGGTGTTGCTGGTAGTGATTATACCTCTACAGCATCTTCTGATGTTTATGGTACTACTTACTCTGCACACACTTCATTTGCATCTAACGGAATTCCTTCATGTGTATTGCCAGCTGCTGGAACATGTGTTGTAACACCTTTCGAAGCTAAAAACTTGTACGATATTTTCTACAATGATGGTTTATTTGATAACTCTAAAGGTACTTTAACTATCCGTACTCACGCTAGCTTACCTAAATTAACTTTTAATTCTAATGGTGATTTTAGTAACCCTGTAGTTGGTACTGGTACTTTGCCTACTGCTACTGATGGTTCATTAAGAGAAATCATCGTTAACGTTTCTGGTTTTTCACCAAACAACACAAACAAACAAGTAATGACAGGTGCTGATGGTAACCAAATGGATACTGAATCTTTCTTAGCTTCTTTACAAATTGTTACTACTGCTAACATTTTAGACAGAGACGCTAACGTAGTTGTTGCTTCAAACAAATCTGTACCTTTTAGAGTTGTTACTCAAAAATATGGTAGAGGAATTGTTGATTATAATTCTATAACTGATGCTACAGGTACTATTTATTTAGCTTTAGACTTGACTCACCCAGTTGGAACAACTGCTACTGGTACTGCTGCTGCTGGTACTGCTACTTATGATGGTTATGTTGGTGCTTCTGCTACAACTGCATCTGCATTTACTTTTAACGCTGCATGGGCTGAATATGCTACATTAGAGCTTGAAACCGAAATGGGAGAAGTATCTTTCAAATTAGACGAAGTTGTTGTTGCTGTTGAAGAAAGAAAATTAAGAGCTACTTGGTCTCCAGAGCTTGCTCAAGACGTTAGTGCTTTCCACAACATCGATGCTGAAGCTGAATTAACAGCTATGTTATCTGAACAAGTTGCTGCTGAGATTGACCGTGAAATCCTTAGAGATTTGCGTAAAGCTGCTGCATGGCAATTGAGATGGGATTACAATGGTTGGAGAAAAGCTTCTACCGCTGCAAGTCCATATACTCAAAAAGAATGGAATCAAACTTTGATTACTCGTGTTAATCAAGTATCTGCTCAAATACATAAATCTACTCTTAGAGGTGGTGCTAACTTTATCGTTGTATCTTCTGAAATCTCTGCTATTTTTGATGATTTAGAATATTTCCACGTAAGTGATGCTAACCCAGAGCAAGACCAATACAACATGGGTATTGAAAGAATTGGAACTTTAAGTGGTCGTTACCAAGTGTATCGTGACCCTTATGCACCAGCTTACTCAGTAGTTATTGGACATAAAGGAAAATCATTATTGGATACTGGTTATATCTACGCACCATACGTGCCGTTACAATTAACCCCAACAATGTACAATCCATTTAACTTTGCTCCAGTTAAAGGTATCATGACACGTTACGCTAAAAAAGTTGTGAACAATAGGTTCTATGGCCATGTAAGAGTGGACGGTGTACCTACATTCAATGTTAACGAATTACGTTAATCGTAACTAAAATAAAACTTAAAAGGTGGATAATATTATCCACCTTTTTTGTTTTAAATACTTGACTTTATTAACGATTATTAGTATATTTGTATTATGAGTAGGAAAATAGAATTAACCCAAGAACAATTAGCTGAGTGTCTTAAAATGTATAATGAAGAATTACTTGGTTCAACTACCATTAGTGAAAAGATGGGAATACATAAAACAATAATTATTAGAACACTTAAAGAAAATGGTGTTGAATTGGGACCGTCTGGACGAAGAAATATTGGTGGTAAATCAGTTGCACAAAAAAAATATGAATTAAAACCAGAAGTAAAAGCTAAACGAAGTGAATACCATAAAGATTGGTCAGCTGATAATCGTGAAACCTTACGAAAGTATCATGGAACTTGGAGAGAAGATAATAAAGAACATGTAAATAAATATAAGCGTGATTATGAACGTAAAAGACGTGCTGAGGACCCAAAGTATAGATTAGGTGTTAGAACTCGCACAGCGGTATGGCAATTACTTAAAGAGCGTAACATCAACAAGACCAATAAAACATTTGAATTACTTGGATATACATTGGAAGAGCTAATGGTTCATTTAGAGAAACAATTCACCGAAGGTATGACATGGGATAATTATGGTGAATGGCATGTTGACCATAAGATACCGATGGCCAGTTTTAATTTCGAAACAACAGATGATAGAGAATTTAAACTATGTTGGTGTTTGGCTAATCTTCAGCCTCTGTGGGGACCAGATAATTTAATCAAGGGAACAAAACTTTTATGAGTTCTGGGATATTTATTAGTATGAAAGAGTTTATTAAAAAGTTATTAAGGGAAGGTTTAATTGATGATTTTGATTTTGAAGTTGAGAATCATGGTAAAGTTATTCATAGTGAAATTAAAGTTAAAGATATTGAATTATCGTTATATAGGGGACTTAGAAATCAATTTGATAATACTAAAGCACATCCAGAGTTAGTTCCATATGGTAATGATTATATGTTAGTTGCTTCAAAATTTCCCGATAAATTGATATGGTTTACTAACGATATTGAATTTGCAAAAAAATATGATGGTTATGCGTTAATAATATATAAGTTACCAGTTAAAAAACATGAAAAAATAGTGACTTATGAAGATGGTTATACAACAACAGATTATATAGATAATAATGATATTATGATTTCTGGGTATGGTAATACACAGATAAAACAAGACCCTTATAATAATAATAGTTTTTATGCTGGTATTGAATTACCAGAGCATTGGTATTGGTCTTATAAAGTAGAAAAGCATATTGTTTGTGATAAGGATTTAATCATACCATGGAAAAACATTAAGTATAATGATTAAAGCATTTTATTCCACCAAGGTAGTTCATTAAATTCTTTTAATGTTTCATCAAGATAAGAAATATCTAACACCCATTTATAATGTGAACGCTTAAAATAAAGACTAAAAACATCAGTTAGATAATCTTGAACTTCTTTTTCATTCATCCCATTAACTTTAATTAATTGTTTAATTACAATATCAATTTCACCTTTTATTTTTGCAAGGCCTGGATGTTTTACTTTATGACAATATGGACATAATGAAATTAAACCAGTTAATTTTTGTCTATAATTTTTATCATCATATTCCCATATTTCATGGCATTCAACATCGTGGTTAAACCCTTGATTTTTACCAGTATCACCACATATTTCACATTTATTGCCAGCAGATTCATAAGATTTATTTCTTAAATAATCCCATTCTTTTTCTGACACATTGCTTCTAACGTTATTATACCAGCTAGTACTAGGAACTATCTCTGATGTTAATTTATATTGTGACATAATTAATATCCGTTATTATGCGAATCGTCAAAATTTAAGTTTTCTTTAAAATTTTCCATTATCTTAGGTAACCCATTAAAATAAGCTCTAATTTTTTTACCTAATTCGTTATCATTTGGGGTTTCCAATACTATTTTTTTAATATCTAATAGAGTGGCTTCTAATAATTCTTGATACATAACAATAAGTTTTTTTACAAATATACATAAAAAAACCTAAGATTCAAGTCTTAGGTTATATTTTTTTATTGAAATTCTGGTCCTTGTTCACAAATTGTTGATTGTATTTGCGTCCAATAAGTATCGGCTTCATCTGGCATACTATCACCAGACATATAACCTGTTTTTACTTGACCGTCAATTTTAATTTGTTCTTGTTTAAGATTTTCCAAAGGCGCATGTATTTTTTGCATAATTCTAGTTCTAGTTGCTTCATCAATACCTTTCATAGCTTCCTCAACATAATGCAATGCTTCCGAATAAGAATTAATAGTCATTTTGTTACAAATAGTTTGAGTAGCTTTATTCATATTCTGACCATCAATCATTTGTTCTCTAAGTTTTTCCCTAATAAAGTTTTTCATACTATTGTCCCTTTCTTAATTCGACTTGATTTACTATTTCAAACGATATTATATTTTTTAATGTTGTAACTTCTAAATTAGAAGTTGCTAATATGTCTAAGTAATATTTATTAGGTATAAGACTTTCAGTATCTATTAGGAAATAATAATAATTATTAGCCATTTCAACTGGTTGAAAATCAATAACAGTTAATTCAGCTGAACCTTCAGACACATAAAGTCTATATTTAAGGTCATCAATTGCTTGAGTTTGTTCAACAGTATATGGAATTCTAGCAGACACAATTACTTTTTTAATGTCACCACGTTTAATTTTTTCATTATTTTGTATTCCAGATACCGTTACAGCAACTTTTTTAGGTAAAGAATCATTATTACCAATGTTATAATAATCCATAGAATTTTTCATTACAATATCAAGCTCTATATTTGGCCTAGAAACACCGTTTATACTTATTCCACTCCATACATCAGTATACATCGTACAATCGTTTAGAGCTGTCGTAGGGACTATTATATCGATAGAATAAACACCTTTGGTTACATGGTTAACATCTGATTGAGTATATGCTGAAAATAAGTTACCACTTTGGTCATATACTTTAACACTAGGTTTTGAATCTAAGTTGGTTGGGTTACCACCTAAATTAACATAAAGATATAATTTGTTATTTTTATCTAAATAAAAATTATTTCTATCGTCTTTTATATGGTTGTCATATATTGTTTCAACAAATGGTTCATAGAATGTTTGTGTGTTGTTGGTAAAAAAACCAACATATTGTAAACAATTTGTATTCATTAATTCATATGCCCTATCATATGCAATTCCTAATCCATAATTAGTGTTACCAGTTAACAAACCATTAACATAATCAGTAATATCCATTTCTATATTTTCATTACCTTTATCAAAATGTTGTACAGATACAGTTATACCACTAGGGCTACCTGAATAAACACCAGTACCGTTTAACCAATTAAAACCAGTTTTAGGGTATGTCCAAGTTGATGGTGCATTTGAGAATGCACACTCACCGTTTATTAACCCACATATTTCAAAATCATAACCAACACCATTATCCCAATCTTGATTTATTTTAAATGCTATTAGGTCAAATGAAGATGTTCTTTTTTTAGTGTTCATCATTCCATTTAATAACCCTTTATCAAATAAACCTGTATTTGTTAATCTAAGAGTGTGTTTTAGTTTTGTTAAATCGGTTATCGTACCACCAGTATATAATGATTTAAGTCTTGTTTCATCAAAATGAAATAAGAATCTACTATATTGTTGTTGATTCACTGGGCCACCGTAAAACAATTCAGTTACTGGGTTTAAACCAGTATTAACATCTAAATTACTTACTATTGTGTTGTTTTTATCGAAGTAGGTCCTAAATACCATATTTATTAATTATTTTAAACTTATTATTCATATACATATAAATATCTTTAATTTTATAATTAAATACTTTATTGTATTTATAAAAAGATAAAATAACCGATATTAGTTTATCCTTATATTTTTACTTAACATTGATTTTTCTAAATCATCAGCTCTTTTTTTAAATGCTGCAATTGCTTGAATATTTCCAGATGCTGTTAAGTCTGTTGCTGGGTTTCCATTACCATTATGCACATGTGATAATAGTGCATTTTTCATAAGCCTAAGATACTCTAGTAAAACATCTCCAAATGGTAATTGATGGGCAGTGTTTAATATTGTTTCTAATTCAGAATCACTAATTAAAGTGTTTTTTTCTGTAATGTTAAATGTTGGACTACCATCTTTGTGCGTTAATAAATTAATTTTATTTGCAACAATATTTGTAACACTACCAAATTCATTGGCTGCGCCTAACTTAACATCGTTTTTTATTTGTATATATGCTTGCGTTTTAGTATTATATCTAAATGGATATGGGTTTTGTTGTGATGGTGTTGACTCTACAAATTTACCAGCCCTTATAACTATTTCATTATGTTTTTGTGTTATATCGGTGTTGTATCGTCCTTGTATGCTAACATCTTGTAAGTCAGGAAATATACCAATAGTTTCCTTTATTGTTCTTACATCTTTACTTGGGTTTTTATTTGAAATACTTAAACCACCTAATGGTGAAAATTTGTATGGTTCTAATGATAGGTTTTGTTCTTGTGATATTATTGGTCCAAAATATAATCTATCAATGAATGGTTTATCTATATCAAATGAGAAAACAAATACAGCTTCACCAACTTTAGGTTGTGCTGAAATTAATTTTGACATCATAGGTATAGCCCATGGAAGAACGCTACTATCTATCTTTCCATTAGCATCTATAAGTCCAGTGGTATCGTCATCACCACCACGCGATGCTGGACCATATATTCTTACTTTTATCCTACCCATTGGGTCTGGCAAACCTGTTTTGGTATCAATAACTGAAACGACTTCACCAACAGAAAAAATCTGGTTATATTTTATATCATTATAAAAACCAGTTCTATTAGTTGTTAATTTATTAGTACCTTCATTAATAAAATACATCTTACTCCCCTTTTAACCTTTTAAGTATTATTTTATTTGCTTTATCAAATTTTTTCTCCAATTCAACCATTTTATCATAATCTTTAATCATTCTTAATTTTATGGCTTCATGGTCAGCTTCATATTGTTTAATTTGAAACAGTATTTCATTGGTTGTCAAATCTTCTAGTTTTTCTACTAAAGGTTCTGTTGTATTAATTTTGTTTTCTAAATTTTCCATATGTTTATCTAATTATTCCATTACCTACACCCATAATTGTTGTAGAACCAAATGATATTACTGGACCTGAAGGACTAGCACCAACAGTTGTAACAGAAACCCCAGGAGGTATAACTACATTAACAACTGATTCAGTAAGTAATGCGTTTATTATTTCTTCTACTCTAATTAATTCCATTTCTTCTTCCACATTTGGACCGTCAGCGAATACATCACCTACTTGTCTTCCAGATTCAGATTGTCTTGATATTATCCTAGCAGCTATTGTTCTTGCTGATAGGCCTGGCCTTAAATAAGAACCCACCATTACTAATGGTGGTGGTAAAGGTAATACAGGTGTTTCTGGAACACTAAAAGCCGCTAGTATTGTATTAAGGACACCACTTATGGTTCCTAAATCAAATGTTTTGTTATTATCTGCCATTATGTTAATCCTTTAAGTGCTCTAAGCCCGTCTTGAGGAACTCCTGCTAGACTTGCTATTTGAGATTTTCTATTATTAGCTTTTTCTATTAATTTTTTAGCAGCTATTTTAGCGGTTAATTGACCAACATATACTAAAACTACTTTCATTAATTCTTTAACTACTCTTTCAGTTATTTTTTTAATTATTAATTTTATTAAATTTCTACATAGTTTTATATAGTCAACTGAATCAGCATAATCAGATGCTTGACCGTAAACTATTTTTTGGTTTATTGATGTTATAGTTACAATTTTAGGTGATATAACTGCTGACGCTGAAGACTTAATCAACGAGTTTATCATTTGTTGAATGAAATCTAATTTTAAAGATATATTATCAGATGGGTTTTCAGAATTAACCGTATTTTGTTCAGCCATTTTATTTATGTTATTTATAATGACTTCTTTCTTGTTTAGAATACCTGCATCATTCATTTCATTATTAAAATCAGTTAAAAAAGAAATTGGCATTGAGACAGCTACTTTTTGACAACAATCTAATTTAGTAATACCTTTTTTTCTTAATAGTGCTTGTTCTTGTTGTCTATACACATCATCATTTGTAAAAGTAAAATAACTATCATCTATCGATTCTTTATTATTTGAATCTATTAGCCTATCAATAATATCATTTAGTTTAGCCTCCATTTGTAATTGTTTAAGGCTTTTTTTAGCAGTTGACGATATTGTACCATATATTGTATCTATTGCGTTATTAACTACTTTATTAGTGTCAATAATTGGTCCCTTATTAATAAATGAATTGTTTAGTTCTATTAATTTTTTTGAAGAAAAACTAGGGTTAGCTTTTATTGTAATTGTGTTATTTGGTCTAGTGGCGTTACCTAAAGAGTTAAAAGTTATGTCTAACATATTATCCCATGTATATTGAACACCATCATCCTGAATAACACCATATAAAAATGTATTAAAATCGCTACTATTTGTTAACGGATTTGTTATATCATTATAGATAAGTTTTCCAGCTTCATCATTTGGACTTATTTTAAATATATCTAAAAAATCTATTTTAGATACTTCTAAAACAACCCCAGGATTATTTAAAAAGCTTGGTATTGTAGGGTTCACACCACAACTAACAATGCTTTTAAGCTCTTCTTTTAAAGAATTTTTAATTAATTCTTCAATTTCATCCATGTTCTTATACAAAAAACTAACAACGACTTCTATTAAAGCACTATAACCAATCAATGATTTTATCATATCACTTAAAAAACTAAGTGAATTACCGTCATTGTTTATTGATGACATGGATGACGTATTTTTTTGTTTAGTCAACCCATCAACAAATGCTTTAGCAGCTGCTATTTTCCCAAAAATCTTCTTCTTTTTAGCAACAGTACCAGATTTGAATTTATTGAACTTACCACTTATTTTAGCAGTTTTATCATTTATTTTGCTATTTTGCTTATCAGCATTAGCATTTATGTTTTCTGCATTTATAGGCATGTTTATTCAGATTCGTTTTCCTCGTTATTTTTTTCTTTTTTAAGCATCTCTCTAATTGATTTAAAATCACTTAAGGATGCAGAACCACTACTTCTTTCTGATACTGCCGAATCAACATCTCCACGATTCTTAATTATGTCGCTTTGAAGTTTAGCAATTTCTAGTTTTATTCTAATACTAGAATCTTTTATTTTCAAAAGATTGCCTTTTTCTTTAGCTATTTTAGTAAGGTCATCAACGTCTGTTGGTGTTGCACTTGCTGCTAATTCATTTATTGTTTTTTGGGCATCATTTATTTGTAAACAAGCATCGTTATAGGTTTCTTGCATTAAGTTTTCTAAACTACTATTGTCGTTTACTTTTACATCTGTTTTCTTTTTACGTGGCATTTTCGTTTGGTTTTAATAATTATAATAGTTATTTACTATAAATACCTAGTTTTAGCGTTTTATTCGATTATATCTACAAACCGTGATGTTTTAATACCTCATATAACTCTTTGTATCTCTTCATAGCTATTCTAATATCCTTTGTAGATAGATTAGTATAATTACGCATTGTTTCTAATACTGAATTTTTATTATATTTAGAACCACCATTCATAGTATCAAATATCACTTCCCAATTTTCTAATATTTCAATTAAAGCATACCCAACTTTTTTTTCATTATCGTTTAACCTTTTCTTTGGTGGTAATGTTTCATCATTTAATTCGACAATAATTGTATTGTGTAAATTTTTAATGAACTCATCAACAGAAGAAGTGTCATCATCAATAACATAAGATAATTCAAGATTATCTTCAATTTCGCTGGAAACATCTTGATATGAAGATGTTTGTTTTATGTATTTTTCGTCTTTAATTAGTAGCCCTAATATATAATTTTTGGCTATAGTGCCAAAATAAGAATAAGCTTTTTTACCTCTACCAGTTTCGAATTTATGTACTTTTGTCATTAGGAAGGAAATGGTGTCCCCATGAAGTTCATCAAAGGTTTCACCTTTCCTATATAATTTATATCTCCTAATGATAGATTCAATCATTTTATCCAATGGTGCTTTTAACCATTCATTGAATACTAAGTTTCTTTCTATCTCATCTGTTGATTCTAAAAATTTGATAACGGCTTCTTCTTCTTCTGGACCAAAGTACATGTCGTTTGTCCTTTTTCGCCCTCTTTTCGTAACCATTTATGCATTTTGTGAATCATACGTTATGTTTCTGTCTTTAGAAAAATAGTATTCTTTTTTAGCTTGAGCTAACCACCATTTTGCTTCAGCTGGGTCTAATGATTCTTTATATTCTGAGAACAAAGAACCATTTCTTTGGTTAAGATGTTTATAACCAAATCTAGGGATAACAAAAACCTTAGCATCTTTGAATGTCATTCTTAATAAGAATTCATAAATGAATGTCAATTTGATACTAGATTTGAAACCACCAAATTCATTATACGTTGATTTACGTATAACCATACCATCAGTATTAAAGTTTTGATAAGTTAATAAAGCATTATTATCTAACACACCTAATTCATCTGAAAAACTATTAGCCCAAACAGCTTCGTTAGTAAATCCAATAAAATTATTAGTTGAATCCACATCAATAATGATTGGCATGAAGATATCAACATTTGTATGCGCAGCTTTATATTCAACTACATTTTTAAACCAAATTTTAGCATATTCATCATCAAATTCTAAAATAGAAAACCATTCTGATTTTGAAACATCAACACCATAATTAACTTGTGATGCGAAATCAGTATTGCCTTCATTTTCAGCAATAACAACTGAATCTTTATAATCACCATAATCATAACTTTTTACATATGTTGCCACATCACTATTTTTAGGCACAACGATAACTAATTCATCTGGTCTAACAATTTGTTCAGTAACGCTCAATATTGCGTTTTCTAATAATTTTTTTGTTGTTTCGTCCAATGAATGCACTGGAAGTATAACACTAATATTGTTTTTTTCTACTTTGCTCATAATTTTTATGTGTTTTTTATTTTTTATTTAATTAAGCGTTAGTTGATTCTACAACATTAGCTGATAAATTAGTTATTATGTTGTTTATTTCATTTTTTCTATTCTCAAAAAGACCATGATATACATTTTTAAGCGTTTCTTTTTGTTTTTCTGGAGTATAACCACCTTTACTTTCGGTCATTGAATTTTTTAAATCAGCAGGTACTGAATCTTCCAACCAAACTTTCATGTATGTTGCGATAAGTTCTGGAATATTGATAGTTGTGTTTGTCCAAACACCATTATTTTTAATAACTGTATTTCCTTTTTCATCTTTAGTTTCCATCCATTCTGGTACCATGTTAGGTATTTTACCAATAACAGGTGTGTTACTTTCAATTGCTTCTAATGGGAATGTTCCAAAACCAGATTGGTCATCAACCCAGATAGCCAAACATGCTTTTCCTAATTCATTTGCAAAATTTTCTCTAGATAAACCTCTTAATTCTTTAAAGGTAACCCATTTGTAAATTGGATACTGTAAATAAAATGATTTAGCTATTTTAGCAGCCTCACCTTGATTTCTTGTGTGTATTGCAACCAATGGAATTTTTGGTTTTTCTGAATCTTTAAAATAAGTTGGGATAGATACTGGTACAACATGTGTATTAATTGATGGGAACAATGTTGATAGGTATTGGGCCTGTTTAACGCTAGTAGTGATTACATCATTAAATCCGTAATCAGTGTTCCATCTTTTACCAATAGGTAATAACTCTAATAAATAATCATAACTTTGTGATAAAACAATTTTTTTACATGGGAAAGCTTTCACTTGGTCCATAATGTTAGAGAATATTTCAGGGATTATGATAAAATCAGCTGGTGAAATATTTAAATTTTGTGATTCAATAGATGCATGTGGCAATTTAGCATATTCATCACCTAACCAATCACCAACACCGTTTCCGTTTTCATCGCCTATTAACTTATAATCATTTTTTTCATGCAAAATGGTAGCTTTATAACCTAACTCATTAAGTAATTTAACATGTTCATAAATATTAGCAATCCCAGCAGTTGGGTTTCCTTTTGTATCAAGCGTAAAAAAATATAGATTAAAATCTTTATTCGCTAATTTATCAAAAACAATTTTAGCTTGTGTCAATTGTTCTTCAATTTGTTTTGTTTGTTCCATTTGTTTTGTTTTTTTTAGGTATTATTATTTTTCATCCATTTCTTTTAATATCCCATAATTTAATAAGGTATTAAAAGCTAATTTATACGCCAATGGCGTTCTTTCTAAGGCCCTATCAGCGCCTAAAGTATCATCACTTTCTTCATTGTAATCAATCAACACTTCAAAACACATTCTTAGTAAATCGTATTTTGTTGCATCAACTTCTCTACCTCTTTCAACATTAGTTTCAGTAACTTCTATATTTAGTATTTTACCTTCACTATCTAAATGTTTTGTAGTTGTAGTTTCAACAATTCTGTCACTGCTAACAGGTTCTTTTATTTTTATAGCATTTTCTAATGCGTCAATATCAAAAAAGTATATTGCTCCTCCGAATTCTATCATATAATTAAATTTCTTCGTAAGTTGTTATTTTAGTATTAAGTATTTTATCTCTAAGTTCTTCATTTTTAATAAAATCTAATAATGAATCAATTTCGTAATCAGCAGGTGTGTTTGTATTGTATGATGACTTAACCTTTACACTAATTTTACCAGAAGGTTTTGCCTCTAGCGCCATTGGATTTGCTGTAATTAGAATATCTAATCCATCCCATTTATCGGAATAGTTTTTAACAAATCTAACATTAGGTATTTTACACCCAATTTTAGATAAAAAGAAATATGTTGATGGTATTGCTTTATCGACTTCTCTCGATACAAGCTCTAGTTGATGTTCACCAAAGTCTTCGGTGTCCATGATGAAATTATTTAAATGGTTACTTAAACCATCTGACATTTGGTCTGCATGACCAAAAATTTCAAGGGGTGCTTCTACGTAAAGAAACGTATTAAGTTTGTTTACATTATCAAACTTAAAAAAATCGAGTAAATTAAAGTTAGTAACATCACCTTCTTTTATATCAGTATCTCCGATATACTTTTCATATGTGTATGTAAACTGACCAACAAAATCTCGTAATACTTCGTTAATACTTATTCCAATTTTAGCCATTTTTAATTTATTATAAACCAATTTAATGATTTATAACAAATAAGTAAAGCAATTATTTAAATAATTGTAGAATTTTTTCAAATATTGTACGTTTTTTTGTTTCTTCTATTGTAAATTGTCTATAATTTTCTTTGTTTTTATTAATCTTCTCTTGTTCTAGTTTTTTATTTTCACTAATTTTATCAAACACATCTTCAATTACTTTTATTAGTGGATGTCTTATGATATCATCTTTAGTAAATTCAACAATACCAATCTTATCAATATTTTTAAAGTTTGTTAATAAAAAGCTTAATGCGCTATCGTATTTGTTTTTAGCGTCTATTTGTTTGGTATCACCTAAAAAAACCATTTTAGAATTTTCACCTAATCTAGTCAATATTGTTCTTATATTTTCGATTGATATATTTTGAACTTCATCAATAATAACGATAGCGTTATCAATGTTTACACCTCTAAGATAAGCTATTGGTAGGATTTCTATTTGGTTAGCGGTTTTTAATTTAGCAAATAATTCTTTACCTATTATTTTTTCAAAATTACCAGTAAAAGAATACATGAATGGCTCCATCTTTTCTTCCATGGTTCCCTTTAAAAAACCAATTTCTTCTGATTTAAGTGTTGTTACTGATTTAACTAGTACAATTTTTTTAATCAGGTCATTGTATTTTAATTCATGAAGTGCCTGTATACAAGACAAAAATGTTTTTCCGCTACCAGCAGGTCCAGTACAAATTGTTACGTCACTGTTTTTTATTAATTGCGTTAGTTTTTTTTGGTTTTCATTCTTGTGTTTTATTTCAATCCTCATTTGGACCGTTAAATCAGTATTTATCTTTTGTTGGTCTGAAACACTTTCATCGCTTTTTTTAACTTTGGCTTTTGATGGTCTAGTTGTGGTTGTTTTTTTTATCATAAATACTTTTATTATAAATATCGCATTTAATGCTTAAGGTTTATTTTTTAACTTTATCATCATATTTTTTATCCAATACTTTAACTCTATACTCTTCTAATATTGACACCCCATTTGTTTCAATATCAGCACTAAATTTAATCACATAATGGCCATTAAACTCAACAATTTTTTCAAATTTTAAATTGTTATATTCGTATTCTAAAAAATCATTAACACCAATAGCTTTATATGTTATAAAACCAACTTTTTTAATATCTAGCATCGATGAACTATTTGGATTAACTATGGCCTTTTTAACCTCGCTAATGAATAGTCTGGTTGTCCTAATAAACTCATCTGGATACATACTAACATAAAACTCTAAAAGTCTCTTAGAATCGCTTATTTTACGTATGTGTAATTTCTTTGTGTATTTTTCAAGTTCAAATTTAGGTAATGTTTCTCTTTCAATAATAATTGGCAATTCTGTTTTATGAGATGCAAAATATTCGTTACCGCTAATTTCACCATGGCTTGCGCTTATGGCTTCACCAGCATCATTATAATTTATTTCAGCTTCATCTAATAATTTTATATAATCATTGGCCATAGCATCACTACTACCAATAATTATTTCTGAATTATCAACAACCATTTCTAATATATAGTTATCTGATGGTTCTACATTTACCTTTTTTAACCCAGATTTATTGTCGGTTTTTTTTGTTTTTACAATAGGCATCCCATCATTGTCATAACCAATTATTTCTGAAGATGTATTTTGTGTTTCTTGTAAAATTTTATACATTCTCCACCGTAAATTTTCAACTTCTTGAGTAACAACAGCATTCTTTAAAGAATGCAATAATGTTGCAGCATCTTTTTCGTTAACTTTATTTATGTCAGATTCTAATTGTTCCCCTTTTTGGGAAAACGAATTTTTTTCAACATTTGCTAAGGCTAATGATAAGATAGCTATTTTTTGTTTAAACCATTTTTTTAAATCAATCATTTAATCATATGTTTATATTTTTCTAAATTATCCAATATGTATTTTGGATAAGTTTCGTCTATTTGAACTGGTGTTAATTGACCTCTAAAAAATGGGTCGATATTATTATTAACATTATTATCTAAACTATTTAAAACATAACTATTAACTAAATCTCTAGCTGAATAAGATAATAATTTTGTTTTTATCATTTCGTTACCACCTTGAAAACTAAAATGCCACCCACCATTATCAATTTTATTACTTAAAGATTCATCACCTCTAACTTCATTAAATGATAAGTCTTTTATGTTTTTATATTTTGAAATTTTTGAACCGTACCAATCAGTTTGTTTTAATAGATTTATATAATAATAATAAGTTAATTGATTTAAAGAATATATTGTATTATCAATTGATAACTCATTTATTTTTTCTAGCAACTTTGGATTTGGTATTTCGTCTGCATCAGATATGATAATTATATCATCATCAGAACATGATATTAATGGTCTTCTAACACACTCTTTTTGAAAGAAATCTCTACCGTAATCTGGTTGTGTTGCTCTATTAAATCTATTAGTTTGTTTCACAACAAAATTAAATATGTCATTAAGTGTTTTGTCTTCACCATAATTTAAATTAATAAAATCACTAGGTGTGTCGTACACTTTATAATGTATTATTTTATCTAAAAATTTAGAATATCTTTCTTTATTTTCTTCAAAATAAAAAGGTTTTTCCTCACCAGAATGAGTAATACTAGATTCAACTATAACAAAATAATCAACATGTTCATATAAAACATTTAACCTAATTTCAAGTATCTCTAATTCATTAAAAAAATTAAAACAATCGTATATTTTTCCCATTATAAAATTTTAAATATCAAATGACTTACATCATTATTTAGTTTTTTGTTAATACCGAATATATTCCCACCAGTACCAGTTGGTGATATTGTGTTATCGATAAAATCAATTATGTTATTATCAAGTTTAACTAAAGATTTATTAAAATCAATATTATGTATGTTATTATTTAAAATAACCCCAAGTAAACTAGGTTCAATCATTAAATAAAAATCAAAATTATCTAATAAATCAACGTATTGTTTAATTCCACCACTATATTCAACTTGAATATATGACACCTTATTTTCAAATTTGATTGTATTAATACCACCATTTATTACATTATAATCAAGTCCTTCTACGTCTATTTTAATAAAATCAATATTATTGATTTTATTATCTTTGACATATGTATCTAAAGTTCTTAATGAGTATCTTTCACCATAATCTATGGGTGGAACATACCAATGTGGTATAAATGATTGAGTATTACTATAATATACGCAATCATCAGAATTTTTATCCGATAACCCAAATTCATTTAAAATTAATTTGTTTTTTGGTAATAAGTTAATTTTATCTTTTATTGATGTTAGCGCATCGATAAATGGTTCAAATAAATGATATTCCACATTTTGTTTTATTTCATAAAAATATAAATCATCACGACATCCAACATCAAACACTATTTTAAAATCTTTACTCATTCGTTTATAAATTTCCAATTCATTATTTGGAATTTCGCTATATTCACCCATATTAAATTATATTTTTAATTCTATAATATTCATTAGCCTCATTTTTACATGTTTGATAATCAAATAAGTTACCTTCTCTATCCATATATGTAAAACACCTTGTATAAGCGTCACCTGTTGCCCAATACCCATCACTAACATTATGTCTGGCCCAATATTTTGGTGCGATAATTTTATTTACATTTATATTTAACCATGCTGCCCACCAACCAAATGTTGAATTTGATATAATTAACCATTTAGCTTGATTAACAACATAATAATCAAAACCAACATCAACATGTACCGCTTGAATAGGGAATGGCATAAAACTATTGGCGCATTGTACATCATCGGTAATTAATAAAAATCGCATATTAGGGTTTAAAGATAACATATGGTTAACAGCATCTCTCCAATATTCTCTTCGTAACAAAACATTTGGGATGTTACGATACTCTCCACCTCTAAAGTTAATAACACATAAATTATCATCTAAAGTAACACCCATTTCAGATAATAAATTATCATAAACTATTTTAGATTCTTCTTTTATCTCAAACCATTTTTTTATATCTTCTTTTCTATCGATAATATAGTCTTCTGACTGATATATACCACCTTTAGCTCCATTATGACCTAACATAATAGTATTATCACCAATACTATATAAAGACTCATTTAACATTGTTATATTAACTTCATCAACATGGCGAATTGTTTTCCACAGTTCATGAAATTCAGTTGTTATGTTTTTAACCTCTTTACCAAAATCAACATTCATAAACGTCATTTGGCTTTGTCCGTTAAAATAATCGTGACTAGGATTTGGGTTAATACCCCATTCGTAACCTATTTTTTCTGCAATAGTTCTGCATACGGCATATTGCCACATATGGTTACCTAGATTTCCCGTTAAGTTAGTACTAATCAATTGTTTAAGTATTTAATTGCTTCTGATAGCAAATCTTTATTGTCTTTAAATCTTCCTAAACCATTGTTACAACTAAGGCATAATAAACCTCTTACTTTGCCAGTTTCATGATTATGGTCTACAGCTAAAGCTCTATCAAATTCAGTTTGATGCCTGTGGCAAATAGCACAAGATTCATTTTGTTTTTCTAATAGTTTGTTATAATCTTCAAAAGTTATATCAAAATCACGTACTAAGTTTAAATGTTTAACTCTATCTTTATTAGCCTCATGCCAAGCTTTGCTTTTTGCGTTAATATGATTTTTATTATTTTTATAATAATTTTTTCTTTGTTCTGGATTAGCAGTTTTCCAAGCAACAATTCTAGCGTCTATTTTATCTTTATTTGCTTTACGATATTCCTTATCATAAATAGATTTTTCTTCTTTTGTCATTTTAATATTTTAAACTTCAATTTTGTTTTTTGTTATCATTTTAATTGTATTTTATTATTGTTATTGCATATTAACTATTTATAACGCTATATTTCGATAATTTTCTAATGTGTTAGTCGTATCTAAGAATTGTCTTTGAGGAGCAAAAGCATAATGACTAAATAAAGATTTACCAAAAATAATATTAGTTGTGTTTAATTCTTTAGGTTTATCAACAGATAACCAATTTTCTTCAGAAATACCTACTTCACCGTTAAACGTTTTAAATGTTTTACCTAACCATGAAATACTATTAATAGAACACCTTTCAAAATATTTCAATTCCCAATTGTCAATAAAAAAATCACTTATTTTATTTTCAGTCATTTTTTCAAAAAAGTAATTATGTAATGAGAAACAAAAATCTGGGTTTCTCCATCCATTTTCATCTAAACAATCATAATTAACTGATGGTAAGTTTTTTATAATACCTTTTCTTTGGTATATGTTAGTAACAATTGCATTATTTAATATATTACCATAAACTAAAAAATATTGTTCATTTGCTAACCTAAAGTCGAATAAATCCTTTATTGAGTTTTTATTAATATATACTATATCGTCATCTAATCTCAAATATACTGAATTTTCGTCAATACATTTTTTAAAAAAATTACAGATAGTTGCTGTGTGGCTTCCATTTGGGTCAATAGGTATTTCAGAATACTGTAGTTCTATATAGTCATAATCTTTAACTAGATTTTCAATATAATTAATGTCTTCATCATTAGTGGTGTTAACCCAAATTACCCATTTATCAAATTCATCTTTACATTTATATAAATTCTTATGTAATATTTCAAGGTATCTTTTCCTACCTGCTGGTGTTACTATTATTTTTTTCATTATGAATTGTTTTAGTTTTTTTTATTGCTGACGCTATTATTTGGTGCATGTCATAGTATTTATATTCTGCTAATCTACCACCAAAGTAAATATTTTTTAATTGTTTAGTTTCTTCGTTGTAATTGGAATATCTTTGATTATTTATTTCATCATTAACTGGGTAATATGGTTCAGTAACATTTGCTTTATATTCTGTAGGATATTCAAAAGTTACCCAAGTAACGTCAGATTCTATTTTTTCAAAATGTTTATGTTCTACAACTCTTGTAAATGGTGTTTCAATATCAGTATAATTCATCATTGCTGTACCTTGATAGTCATCACACATTATTTTTTTATGTTCAAAATTAGTTGTTTTATATTCTAATTCACCATATTTGTAATTAAAAAATTTATCAATAGGTCCAGTGTAAATTAAATTATCATATTCTGGTAACTCATCTTTGAAATAGTTAGTATTAAGTCTAACTTCAATATCAATTAATAACTTTTCAAATATTTGTGTGTAACCCCCAATAGGTATTCCTTGGTATTTATCATTAAAATAGTTATTATCATATGTAAAACGAACAGGTAATCTTTTTATTATTTCTTTTGGTAAATATTTAGGTTCTTTTTTCCATTGTTTTGATGTGTAACCCTTAATTAATTTCTCGTATATGTCAGTACCAACTAATTTTATGGCTTGTTCCTCTAAATTTTTTGGTTCTTTAATGTGGTCACTTTGAACTTTAATTATTTTTTTTGCTTCCTCTGGGTGTGTAACATTCCATAATTTTGAAAATGTCCACATATTAAATGGTAATGAATAAATCTCATCTTTATAATTAGCAACAGGCCTTAACGTAAAATCATTAAAAGAGACAAATTGATTAGTCCATTTCCAAACCTCTTCATCAGAAGTATGAAAAATATGTGGACCATATTCGTGTATGTTAATACCATCTTTATTTGATGTGTAGCAATTACCACCAATATGTTTTCTACTTTCAATCACACATATTTTATAACCAAGTTTATTCAATTCATAAGCGCATATTGAACCAAATAACCCAGAACCAACTATTAAAAAATCATATTTCATCTCTAAATATTATTTTTTTTATTTGTTCTAATTTTTTAAATTTATCTTTATACATACTTCCAGATTTAAAATGAAATATAGGAGATTTTTCAATCGGTTCACCTAAAACTTGTATAAAATCACTATCTACTGGATTGTCAAAATCAAAAGGGTCTATATACAATTCTTTTATTTTGATTATTTTTTCTAATACATAATTTTCATAATTAGTGTTATTTTCTTCATATGGAAAACTTTTAACACCCATTTGAATACCTTCATTTATTTTTCTATTTTCATGGTTTAAGTTTGTAGTAAATCCAATACCCCCATTTAACCCTGAATATAAAACATCACCAATTAATTTATGGTGTGTCCACATTTCAAAATAACCAACATCATTAATGTCAATATTTTGTATAAATTTATATGTTTGACCACCAACATCTGATATACCACGAATAAAATCCCAATCAAAATATTGTCTTAAATTTTTTTCATTTATATATTCATTATCGAATAATAAAATACCATCCCACATATAGAAATAACGAAAAGTACCATCATGTACTACATGAAATGGTGTATCTCTATATTGTGGGTTAAAATATATTTTTTTATCAGACATTAATTTTTTATAATTTAATTTATTAATAAAAAACATGTCTGAATGTATTAACATTAAATAATCAGTACTTTTACTTTGAATAGTTTCTCTATACCAAGCATATTGTTCAACAACATATTGAGGAAATGCAGTTCTTACACCATCATATTGTATAATTTCTATGTTATTATTAACACAAATTGTTTTAATTTCATCAGCATGTGCATTTGAAGCGTTTATTACTATAAAATCAGTATTCCCATCATCCATGTGTTTTTTAAATGAATCTATTTGTAATTGCAGATATTCTGGATTTTTATCTGGAAATGTATAAATTTTTAATCTTTTTTCCATATTTTTTTTTATTTTTTAGTTTTATAATTTGGGTTGAAGATGTAGCACTCTAATCGTTCAATTAACCATGGTGCTATTTCGTTTTCTTCTAATAAATTAACAATTTCACGATAAAAATCTACTGACCTTAGATGAATATGTTCTTTGCTGGCACCAAAATGACCACCAGGCATAAATTCATAAATATTTGGTCTAGGACCATCAAATAATATATCCCAGTATGCATCAACATTTATCTTTGGGTTATGGTCGTGTGGCATACCATTGCTATAACAAGCGATTATTTTACCGTTACCATGATGTTGTGATGGATACATTGTATGCATCATACCACCTTTTTCTGACGGTATTGTTATTGTGTTAAAATGATAACCGTAATAACCACCAATATTTAATGCTGCACGATTTTTAAAAGTTTCAACATCACTATTTACCACGTAAATTAAATCTTCCCAATGGTCAAATGGATAATCTTGAACAAAAAATGTAAAATCAGATAGATTATTATAGTTTTTATAAATGTGATTAAAAAATGTATGAACACACCTACCAAAATTAGGTTCAATTAATATTTCATCTTCACCCAACGGTAAAATATTACCTTTACGATATATCGTTTTTTTTATATCTTTATTTAAATCAGATAACCAATTAATTGGTTTATCATAGGCTGCAATAACGATTTCTTTACACATATTAATTTTATATTTATTATAACTTATAATTTAATAAAATAAGTTAAAAAGTAAACTATTAACCATGTTTATAATAAAGATTTTTATCTTTATATATTAATCTAAATAAATTATTTTTAGCTAAATATTCAGATAATCTAGCCTCAAACGCATTTGTACCACCATATGGTGGCCCATTGTAAAAACCCATTTTAGGGCAATTGTAATCAATATTTTTTAATTTATCAACATGTCCAATAAAAATTTGGTCACTAAAAACAGGACTACACCAAAAATCAGTTAAAGCATAATTATTTGAGTAATTTGATGCGTTAATTTGTTCCCATTCGCCAACACATGTAACATTATTTGGTATCCCGTTTGGGACACCAAAAGTTTCCCAGTGTTTATCCCATGATATAGTTGTTACTGGGTAAAAATTATCATCATTTAAAATATTAATAGATTTTTCAAAATAATCATCATTAATATTTATTTCATGACAACAATCACTACTAACATTAAAAATAAATGGTGTTTTAATATTTAAAATAGCAACAAAATATGGTATTGAATACCAATAACCAGTTGAATTTTTGTCCATATTTAATTTAAAAAAATCTAATGATTTCTTATCATGGTCATCAACAAAAATAATATCAAAATCATTGTTGATTTTTAACTGGTTAGTTAATTCATTAAATAAATCAAAAGATGTTAAATTATTTATGATTAACATCTTTTTTGTTACATATTTGTTTTTAAATTTAAAAAACCATGAATCTTGATTTAAAATTTCAGTGAAGTTACCTTCATATAAAATAGTGGTAAGTGTAATCATATTATTTATATTAATGAATTATATTTATTATGTTTACCATGAAAACCAAACGGTATGATATTATAATTTTCAGGTATTGTATTTTCAATAGAAAATTCAGCCGCAATGTTTATTGGTGCGTAAACACAACTATGTTCTTCAAATATATGTTTATTGTGAACAGCAAAAAACCCATCTTCATTATAATACCCAAAATACGGTTTCCATTCTAAGTTTAATTTTGTTGGTAATTCCAATAATTTTTTACTTCTTAAACTAAACCCACCATTACCAACTCTACATAAATTACCAAATGGGTCTCTATATGATATATTATCAGTTATTGTTGGGGTTGGGAATGGTGCTCCAATATAATCATATTTTAAAAATATATCATTCCATTTATCTGGATTCACAATAAAGCCATCATCTTGTATGATTAAAACAAAGTCAGTATTTATATATTTGTGTAATTCATAAACTATAAATCTACTATAATTTATATAATCTAATGATTCTATTTTAACAACATCAATATCATCACAAATAACATCCACATCAGTAAATAATTTAATTTCATTAAATGAAATACCACGCATTGAGTATCTCAATGCTTTTATTGTTCTTTCAACATTTACAGATGTTACTGATACTAATGTAACATTATCAAGCTTTACCATATTTACTCATTAAAATATTTGATTCATTATCTTTAACACTTTGAGGTGTTTTATCAGTCAAACCATTACCATGTGTTCTATTTACAACTGTTATTTCATTAATTATTGTTGGTTTACCATGCTTTAAAAATAACCTGTAATAATATTCACAATCAACAAACCAATTTAAAGTTTCATCAAAATAAATCAAATCTTCGTTTTTAATTGTTAAATTACTAGGATTACCTAAAGTATTATTTCCACTCCATATATTTTCACTTAATTTTGGATGATACAATCTGTAAAAAGTAAAACCATCATTACTATGATAAAAAGTAGTTATTAACCATTTAATATTTGGGTTATCGTTAAGTATCTCATATTGTGACAATAAAGAGTTTTCATCATATAAGAAATCATCTTGAAATAAAACTTTAATCCATTTACCTTTACAGTTTTTAATAGCATTGTTTAAATTTGGTGAAATAAAACCCCTACCTTTATCATTACTATAATATTTAATATTTAATTTATCAACCCATTCATTATATACATTTTTAATTGTATTATCTAAACTATGGTCCGATAAAATAACTTCAAAATCTTTAAAATTTTGTTGTTGTAATATATTAAAATTATGTTGTAAGAATTCAACACCCTTTCCTTCATAACCATAAGCTGGTATCGCAATCGAAAAAAACGGATTTGTCATATTATATAACAGTTTTCATTTTGGATATGTTCATTGATTGGTTTTTTGGAACATGTTCAGGTGTAAATGTTTTATTAACTGATTTAGTTCTAGAAGCCATCTCATACATCGTTTTAGTTTCAGTACCAACATTATATAAACCATTTGCATTAGCATTAATTAATTTAATTATTAAATCTGAAATGATATTTACATAATCAAAATTACCTATCTGGTCAATCCATGCGCCATCGTATGGGAATGGTGTTGGTTTATGTGTGCATCTAACGATTAGATAATCATTAGCTTGTAACTGAACCAACCCATCCCCTAACAATTTTGTATAACCATACCAATTATTACAATGCACTGGCACATCTTCTTCTGAAGCATTATTTACTGAACTAGTGTATAAATAATCAGTAGATATATGTACTAACTTAATCGATTTTTCATTACAATAATCGATTAATTTAGACACAAAAGCATAATTTATATCCCAATGACTTTGTTTATCTTTAGAATAGGTATCAGTATTTGCAATACAATTAACAATAATATCAGGGGTGTGTTTAAATAAAAAGGTTTCTATTTTATTTGTGTCTAACCCATCTTTTTTTCTGGACATATAATTCCAACCAGTCTGTTTTATTATTTCACCACCTAACAATCCATCACCTAATACCAGAACATTTAATTTGTCCATTTTTCAGCAAAAATATTTTCAACGTAATTAAACACTTGTTCGTCATAATGTGGTGCAGCACCTAAGAAAAATACCTTATCTAACACGGTGTTTGCTTTTGGATATTTATTAAAATCATCTAACTGTTTATATCCTGGATGTAGTAAAATAGAACCAGCGAAGTAGTTCCTAGTTTGTATATTATTTTCTTCTAAAAAAGAAACTAACTTATTTTTCAAAATTTTATCCTCACAAATAAACGGAGTACCAAACCAACAAGTATCAGATTTTCCATGGGTATGAACACCACTTAACCCTTTAACGTGTTTTAATAAGATAGATTCAATAGTTGATTTGCTATGTTTTCTTTTTCTGTCAATTTCTTCAAATTTTTTCAACTGAACTAATCCAATTGAACCCTGCAAATCCATAGGTTTAAGGTTATAACCCATATTCGTGAAAACATATTTATGGTCAATAATACCATCATATGAATCTAACCATTTATCAAAACGATTTCCACAAGTACCACAAGATAACAAGTTAGCCGAACCAACACAAAAACAATCTCTACCCCACCAAGAAAAACTAGTAAATAATTTTTTAAGGTCAGCAATATTTGTACAACAAATACCACCCTCACCAGTTGATATGTGATGAGCAGGATAAAATGATGAAGACCAAGCAACGTAATAATCACTTAAAGGTTTCCCATCCCATTTAGAACCAAGACTGTCACAACTATCACCAACTAGTTTAATATCGTGTTTTTCACATAACGCTGTTAAAAAATCCATATCAGGCGCATTACCTAATACAGGAGAAACAAATATAGCTTTTGTTTTAGATGTGATTTTTTCTTCTATTTTATGAATATCAAAATTAAGTGTGTCATATTCAATATCAACAAATACTGGTACTAGATTATTCTGTACTAGGGTTGATATTGTAGTAGGGAAACCAACTGGTGATACAATAACTTCATCACCATCTTCCCAACCAAAATATTTTTTTAACGCAGCAATCAAAACTAAATTAGCAGAGCTACCAGAATTAACCATTTGTGCGTATTTAACGCCAAACATTTTAGCAAAAGCATTTTCAAATTTATAAACATTTTCACCAGCAACAACCCATTTACCAGTAATAAATGTTGTTATTGCAGCCATAATTTCTTCTTCATCCCAATAAGGACCAGAATATAATACTTGTGATTTTCCTGGCACAAATGCTTGGTTATACAAATATTTAGGTTTATTTTCTTTAAGGTATTCAGTAAGATTACTTAATATTCCATCAATTTCTTTCATGTGTAAATAATTTTAAACAAATATACTATTTTTTAATTTAAAAAACAATAGTTAATTATATTTTTAACCAATTTTCAGGTATAACGTCTTGAGTGTCTTTATACCCAGCAGGTCCAAACCATTCTTCAGGTCCAATAACTTTTTTATTATCAGAAAAATTTAAATAAGCACCCCACCAACTAAAACTACTATTAGCTATTATATTATTATCACTTTTAACCATTAATATTAAATCATCAATTTCAGATTTAAAAGGTGAATACACAATATTATCCCCCTTAAAATTATCTTTAACCCAATTTATATCATCTGATATAAAGATAAAAATAGAATCACCAATAATATCCATAGCTTTTTTATAATATTCAATAGAACAAGGTTTATGGAAATTAGCGTTATTAATATAATCACCTCGCCTTACGTGAACTGAAGTAATTGGTAATGAATATTGTTTTAAATATTCATCAATAAATTCATTATTTAATTCATCAATAAATAAATTTATCACTTCATTTTTATAGTCAATAAAATATTTTTCACTTTGAAACGACCCATTCAATAACATATCATTAACATAAGGTAGTTCATTATAAGAAAAACTAGGTTCATTATAAACACCAACATAATTATATTGGCTAACAATATTAATTTTTTTAAATATATTATCCCTATATTTGTTTGAAGTGTGTCCTTGTTGTGGTGTAAAGCACTGATTAAAATCAAACCCACTGATATCATTATTTCTTAACGCCAACGCATGTGCTGCCGCTATTTGAAACATTTGATTACCTAGACCACCTTGTAATCTACAACTAACCATTATCTAATTAATTTTTTATAAGGTGTTTTATTTCGTATTCTTACTGCATGGTTAGTAACCATAGACATATCTACTTTATGCTCATTTATTGGATTTTCAGCATTATAAACATAATTAACTTCAGTCATAAACCTATAATGTTCATCACCAGACATTTCTAACATAGGATACATAAAACATAAATCACCACTCCATTGCCAGTAATCGCCATTCTCATCTTTTAAATCTTCTTCTTTTATATTTCGCCATAGGAAAGCCCTCCACGTTCTAATATGTGAAGCAGTAAAATTAACAGCTCTTAAATTATCAAAATTTGTTTGTTTTGACGAAAAACCTATTGCACCACCATGGTATCTGAAACTACCATTGGCAATCCAAACATTATCATCACTATATAAATCATTTATTCTTTTGAATACGTTTGAATCAGGTAAATAATCGTCACCATCAACTTCTATTAAAATTTCATTGTCTAGTATGTTTGAGTTATATCTTATAACTTTATCAAAATTACCAGCTTGGTATAGTTTTTTTTCGTTGTCATCTATCAAAATAAATCTATCGTCACCTTTAATCATTTCTTTAACTAAAGAAACAGAATTATCTGTTGATAAATCATGTGTTATATAACAAGTAAAATCTTTAAATGTTTGACCCATTATTGAACCTAGGCATCTTTCAATATAATTTTCAGCATTATAAAATCCAGTTAAAATTACCATATTAATTATTTATATATTTTTTTATTATTTTATTTGTATACCCATTAGTTTTAATATCTAAATTAGATATACTTTCATCAACTATTTCACTATTTTTAACGAGCCAATTATTATCGTTTTCATTAACAACAATCTTTATCGTTGATTCTTTATTTAAATGATTCGATATAATAGTAACCAAATCAAAAACACTTATTTTTTCAACATCAGATATGTTAATAACACTAGAATTAACTTTATCTTTGCAATAATTTACTATATTGATTAAATCATCTATATCTAATAATGCTCGTTTAACGTTTTCAAATATAGTTATTTCATCATCTTTTAATATTGCGTTTTTTAAAAAATTAACCAAATTGTTTTTATTACCATTTCTACCAATAATTTGTGGTACTCTAAAAATAATATAATTATTTGATTTATCTTTAATTATATTCTCAATTTCAAGTTTATGGTTGTAATAATCATTATTTGATATGTCAGCTAATATACTGCTAAAATATATGAATTTTAATTCTTTGTTTTCAACTAATGTTTTTAAAACTAATTCTTTTTCTCTATTAAACTCATTTTGATTAGTTTGTTTTGAGTCTGAAACACCAGAAGCAAAGATAATAAAATCATCATAATTAATATCAGAATCTATAAATACAGACGCTAATAAACCATTACCTATAATCATTTATTTTAATACTTTTAATCTTTTACTAACATATAATTTATAATCAGTAATTATTTCATCAACACTAAATAAATAATATAACCCAAAACCATTTTGTTTATTAAAACCACTTAATCTTTCAGCTCTAATTTTGTTTTTATAAATGTAATCATCTAACCCTAAAAATTTATAATGTAACATTTTTAGAGAAGTATCAGTTGACAATCTAACATCACCAGTTGGGTTTGCATTATGACATCCAAAACCATAATTTATTTCATCAATTTTATTACAATCAAACATCATCATTTTATCCAAAACTGGTGTTCTAACGCCTTCTTTAACTTTTTCAAGTATATTATCATCAGCTAATAAATTTAAATCCTCATCACCAATCATATGATGACCTTCTGGCTTAAATATTGTTACACCATTATTAAACGATTCCTTTAAAAAAGTAATCATATCCTCATGATATAAAAACTCATCAGTATCGCCAAGTATAACATAATCAGCCTCACCAATACTAGTTTTCCATATGCTGTTTTTTATATTGATATGCACACCATCATGAAATTCACTATTAGAACCAAATGTAATAACTTCAGTATTATCAAATGAATTAACTATTTCAACACTATTATCGGTTGATTTATTATCCAATATTGTTATCTTTTCACAAAAGGTTGAATAGTACTTTATTAAATGAGGCAATATGTTTTCCTCATTATAGCATAAAAAATATGCATGTATTATAGGTTTTTTCATTATAAATTTAATAGTTTAATCCACTCTTTAATTATTTCATCATTAGATAATTCTTTTACATCATGGTCAGTAGCTGAATTTCCGTAAAATTTTGTACCAGTAGTTTCACACTCATCTTTAACCAAAGAAGCAACTTCACTTTTAGATGATAAGAACACAGCACCTACCATATCATAAACTTTTTGTTTATCACTTTCAAAACCATACTCAATAACATTATCACTTATTAAAGGTTTAACAAATTTATTATAGTAATTTGGGTCACTAACATTACCAAATAATATAACTTTTTCATACCCTTCACTAAAAGCTCTTTGTATTGATACGTGAGTCTGTTTATTTTCATCAAAAGAACCGATTACACCAGCTATTTTTTCATTCTCAGGTGTTTTATCCTTTTTAATTAAAACCTCTCTTAAATTAGGTATAATGGAGTATTTTCCATTATAACTAGAATGATAATCTCTTTGTTTTTCATTTAAGAAAACAACTTCATCCCAAAATTGTTTTATTTTACCAACTTCAAAAACATCTTTTTCATGGCATGATAAAATAACCTGTTTAGCGTTAGGTTTATTTGGTAATTGAATAAAATGACAAATTAAAGTATCATCATTATTTATAGTTAATGTTTCATCTAACATTCCAGATTTACATTTATCTAAATGCCAAGTATGTGGCCCATAAAATGTTGTTTCAATACCAGCTTTATTTAAGGCATTGGTCAAATTTATAAAAGCAAATGTTGACCCCCCTTTATTACTCCAACCAGAAATTATCTTAATCATTATAGTGTTTCAATATATTGGTTAACAATGTTATTAATATCTAATTTTTTTATCGCATCAATATCACCACTTAATTCAATAACTGACGATAATGGGTTTTCTTGAACACTAGTAAACAATCCATTTGTGAATTTGGTATTAACAATAGAAATACCATTGTATAGTTTATTCATATGTTCAATAATACCATCATCATATACATGGATGATATCAAAGTTATAATCTTTCACTTTATAAAGCATGTTTGGTTGTGATGGAACATCACCATCTTTAGTTTTAAGAACCCATTTACCATCACCTAATGCAAATCCTGGAGGTTGCTGTATTGGCGCTAAATTAATACCGTTATTTTTAGCAATTGAACCTATCTTTCCATTTATGTTAGAACAAATAGTAACATCATGGTTTTCTTTTTTTAATTTTGATGCAATTTCTAACATTATATTACTTTTAGGTAAGGTATCATCAAAAGATAAACTAGTCATTAGTATTTTTAATTTTTCACCCTTTCTTAAGGTTTTTTTAATTTTTACTGGTAGGTTTTCTTTAAATGTTTCAGCGAAAATAATTCTATTTTTATCCCATGATTCATTTGTCATACCTATTGATTTATGGTTAACCCTAACAATTGTCGACACACCTATTTTAACACCTTTTAAATAATTCTCAAAACAAAAAGTAACATCATAAAAATGAAAACCTTCTACTGATTCGTTAAAATTAGTTTTAAGTCTAGTTTTATCAACAGCAAAGAAAACACCATCAACAATCACAACTTCTTCTAATCCAAGACCTAAATCATCAGAATAAGCTGATAACCATGACTTACCTTCATGTGTATGTTTTACTCTACCATACATTTTTCTTTTATCTTCCCACCATTGTCCGCTGCTAGCCATATATTTTGTACCAGCAACACCAATAACACCATATTCTGGATTTTTTTCAAACTGTTTTATCAATTTATTACCCCATTGTTTTGTTTCAATATTTAAATCATCATGACAAAACACAACGATGTTGTTTTTAGCCTGTTTTAACCCCTTATTATATGATTTTGTTAAGCTTTCACCATTATTGATAATCTCAATAACTTCAATATGTTTGTGAAGACCAGAAGACTTTATTAAGTGCTCTTTATGTTCTGGATTTGTTTTTCTAGTACAATATACAACTGTTATCATGTTTTTTTATTTTAAAGATACTTAAAAGTTTTTACATAGTAAAGCAATTAAAACAAAAAAAACCTATAATTACTTATAGGTTTTAATTTATTTTAAAAAATAATACTTATTGTATTCCAGTGCTACCAAAACCACCAGAACCACGTTCTGTATCGGTGTTTATGTTATTAACTCTATTTAAATTTATTAGATTTTTGCCAGTCACTGAAGAAATAACCGCTTGTGCTATTCTATCACCATTGTTTATGGTAAAATCTTCTTTACCATGGTTAATCAATAAAACACCAATTTCCCCAGTATAGTCACTGTCTATGGTTCCAATTCCATTAAGCACACAAACACCGTGTTTATACGCTAAACCGCTTCTACTTCTAACTTGTATCTCAAAATTATCTGGAATATTAAAATACAGTCCAGTTTTTATTAACATATATTCACCAGATTTTATCACCAAAGTTTCAGTTAAATTAGCTCTCAAATCAAAACCAGAAGAACCAGCTGTGGCATATTCTGGGTCTGGATTATTAGATTCATTAACAAAGTCAAAGTTAAATTTATATTGATTATCATCCAATGAATAATCTTTATTAAATTCTTCAATAAAATCTTCTTGTGAATAACCGCTATCTGGGTCAAGTATTAATAGAGCTTTAGCTCTCATTTCATCTAAATTTATTTTCATTATTTATTTTTTCCTTCTTGACTTTTTATTGCTAAAACACTACCCATTTTTAATAATTGACCAATCATTGAATTATGGAATTCAGACATCTTATCATCCGTCTTATCAAAATTCAAAATAGCAACATATTCTTCTTCAGTTAAACTAATCCCATGAGTTGTAAGATAATAAACACTTCTTTCACTAACACGCATAGATATTAAATCATTATTGAATTCATACATCTTACCTTGATTTTTACGATGCCATTCTGATTCACATGGTTTGTATAGTTTAGCTTTACCTATTTGATGTAACAAACATACTTTAACCAATGAATTTTGGTCAACTTTTTCATCTTCAGGTAATGATTTATTAATCAATACTGCATATTTAGCAACATTAAGCAAATGCTCAATAAGCCCACCTTCAAAAGCATTATGAAAATCAGCCATATTAGTAGCTGGTGCTTTGATGAAATCTTCACCTAAAAAGGTTGTTAGTTCATCATTCATGAAACCTAGTTTTGTTGCAGTATCAAAATACTTTTTAGTATTCGATACAATTCTTTCTTTGTCTAAACTCATTGTAATTTATTTATAAGCGTTATTTTTACAAATATACTACTTATTTTTCGAAGATTCAATGTTTTTCATAAAAGAATTAAATTTTTCTGCACCAACCATAGCATCTAAGTTTAGAATACCTTTGATAGATACCTCTTTCACATAGGTTTCCAAGTCATCTTGTGTTGTCTCATAAAAAACAGAACTAGTCATTGGTCTTTCTTGTTTGTTTTTAGGTATGATGATACCTTGTTTAGCATCAAGCATTTTCTTTTGGTAGTTAAGTGCTTCAGTTGCGTTATCACGGTCTTTGTTTATAACATATGTTAACGTTGGGTTGTTTGGATTAAGATTTTCATTATGAATTTCAATAATCTCTGGCTCATATAACATTGGTGTTTTGTTATTGAAAAGCATTTCACGTCTGTTAGCCAACAAGTCTTTTGTTAAGTTTTCATGGTTTGTTTGTTCCAATGATGTTGTATACATAAGCTTTGTAACTTTTGCGTGATTGGCGAATCCTTGACTAAAAGCATCTTTTTCCCTTTTGATTTCATCCAATCTAGCTTTTTCTTCTTTACGAACTAAATTAGGTTTAGTAACCTTTCTATACCAAAGACTTGCTATAGGGTTTTTTACATACTTAAACCATACTGTACTAGCAAGTGATTTAATCTTGCTAGCAACTGATAGTTTATTTTTCTTTACTGTTTTTTTCATGTGTTTGTTGTTTCTATTAAAACTTCATTATTATTAACTTGGTTATCTTCAACTAATTTAATGTATAATGCTCTTCTGTTTTCTGTTACTTTATCCATTGAATACGTATCTTTAACAGTTGCAAAAAGATTATCTTGAAGGGTCTTAACCAAATCAGGGTTTGTAATTAATTTCTTGATAGCGCTATACCAATCTTTATGGTTTTTACTGCTTTCAACTAAAATACCATTAGCCTCTAAATCAAAACCACCACCAAATTTAATTGCGTTTTTAATGTCTATTTTATATGGACCAAAATCTTGAGCAATAATCGCTTTATGATGAAAACCAGCTTCAATAACTTTTAATTGACTTTTTACCTTGTTGAATATGTTTTCTTCGATAGGTGCCAATGAAATATCAAATAGATTATAGTTAGAAGCATACGTTGAAATTGGTTTTGTCCAAACACGTCTATAAGATTCATTAGAAACATTAGGATATTCTTCTTGTCTAAATTTAAGTAAAAAATCTTTATATTCTGGACTAACAGATTTATAATCATCAGTAAATATCCTTTCATATTGATACCAAACGCTTTCCATTGGTTTGATAGCTCTTTGTGTTTGATTACCAGTTTTTTCATCAATCATAGTCATAGTACCTCTTAAGTCAAAACCACATAAAACAAATTGTACTTTATCAATTAAGTTATCACTTTTTAAACGACTAACAATACCATTTAGAATCTCTAAATCTTTTAAATGTGAATTACCAATCCACATAGCTTTACCGTTTCTTCTAACATAAATAATGTGATTTTTAACTTCAACACAATAAACATTACCCTTATAATGTCTATTATATTGGTCTTCTGTTTTTATTAGCGGTGTATTTTTATTATGTTTACTAATATTAGGGTGTTTAGTAAAATTAACAACTAAAGAATCATATTGATTATTAATGGCTCTACCTTTAATTTCAGAAGTTCGTTTACCTCTGTTTGTTATAGTAGCAGAAACACCTATTTTTAACGCAATTTCTTGTAAATCATTTGCTAATGAAGGTGAGCAAGTAAATGCTCTAGTCCTAGTATATTTATTATTTTCAACATGTCCATCACCTTTAATAAACCAATCTAAAAATATAGTTAATTGTCTTGGTGATAAACCTAATACGTCTTTAGGTACAAATTTTTCATAAGCATCACCAAAGTTAGATAAATACTCCCATAACTGTTTATCAAAAACCCTAATTTGGTGTTTATCTTTTGTATATTTTGGATTGAAACCCATTTTAATTAATAAATCATACATATATGATAAATAACCATTATCTTTTACTTGGGCAATACCTACTTGATGTAACTCCTTTGTTTTACTAACCCAACCTTCAGCCATCCAGAAACCAAAAAATTCTAACCAATTATCCATATCAATAAATTTATCCGAACCATATTTTTCAGATAACCCATTATATCGTTTTTTTGAAATTAATTTGTCAACATAGCTTTCATTTTCTTCATGTTCAGCATATTCATTTAACATAGGTAAAACAAAATATTTTTCTTCTTTACCAACCCAAATAGCATCTTTTTTAATATGGAAATTTTTACCATGTACTTTTTCAGATTGAATTAATTCTAAATTTAATTTTTTATGTGTTAATGATTTAGCAACTGAAGCATACATATTATGGTTTGGTGTAACTTCATATTCAACTAAACCATTTTTAGCACAGTTTAATTCACCCTCAAATGGTTCACATATATAACCAGTTGGTTCATGATATTCTATCGCATTTGTTAATGGATTTAATGTCGCAACAGTTTCAGTTTGATTTAACTTATCAAATCGTTTCCAACCTTCATTAGTCAAAATCTCAGTATCTGGTGTCATACAAGAACCACCTAGCCATCCAATTCTAACACGACCATTTGATGGTTCTAAGTTTGGTGTGAATTGTTTTTCTGTTGGGTCAATAGCGTTAGGTAAAACATATACGTTTTTATTATACTTTGAAATTTCACTTGCAAATATATCAGTTGTTGTTGTAATATTTTCAGCAACTTTTAAATTTGCCAATATTTTCTCATCTAATTTAGCATTTTTAATCAAATGATATGCTGGATGATGTGGTCCAGGTGCCCAATGGTCATCTAAATCCATTATGGAAATAATACCTAAATTTTTAAAATAATTAACAAGTGATTCCATTTGTTCATATTGACCAAGTGTTCTGTGATAATGTATAATATCATATTGTTTTAAAAATTCTACATTATTTAAATCTGGTTCGTAATCAACATCAACATGAAACTCATCTGGGTAATTATTTTCTAACGCTAAATGTGGGTTAGTTGAGCGATAATAACCAACACCTGTACGGTCTGATGGTACAACTAAAACTTTTATTTTTTTTCTTTTTTCCATAATTTAATTTTTTATTATATTTTTTTATTAATTAATAATCATTAATTAAGTTAAATATATATATTATAAAACATTTGTAAATAAAAAAAGGGCTATAATAGCCCTCTTTTTAAATTTATTTTAAATTATTTTATTTTTTAACGCTTAATTTACCTTCTTTAATTAAAACATTAATTGTTTTCTTAATAGCTGATTCAGTAATTCTTTTTTCATAATCTTCTCTTAAAAATTTAGAAATACCTTCTTGTATCATAGATTGTAATTGTTCATGGCTAATAGTAATCATATTAGGATTAGCACTTTCACGTAAAAGCATTGCTTTTGGTTTTGGTTGTTCTTGTGCTTTAGGTTTAATACCTGTTAATTTAGTTATAGCTTCAGTTGTAACTTTTGAAGGTGGTCCTTGTAATCTAGGTATTCTAGTTTTTAGCATAGCTTCTTTTATTGCTTGCGGTAAGTTAGACGACATAACTTGTTCATCAGTATAATCACTTATCTGTGTTGGGTCACTGGTTGGTGCTTTATAATCACCATAGCTCATATCTTTTTCATCAGCTTCATCATAACCGTAATACTCTTCTTTTTTATATGAAGGTTCTGGAGAGTAAGATTCAACTAAACCGTTATCATTTCCAGATTGTTTTATTGGTTTGTTGGTCTCAACTTTTTCCATTACTTGTTTTGACCTAGCCAACAAACTTGCTAAAGCCCCTACAGGGACTGGTTTTGGTATTTCCATAACTTTATTTTTTTATTTCTTTATTAGGTTTATATTGTGCTATTATACGTTTGAAGGTGTTAACAACCGTTTTTGGTAAAAAGTTACCTTTTTTATCACCATTTGGGTTATAATTATCAACTGGTTCATAAATAGTCATTTTTGTTGGATACCAACCTTCAATTCTATCTATTCTGAATATTTTAGTTGCTGCGTTAGTATTCCCTTTTTTAGATGCACCACTAATTTGTTGTGCCCTAATTGCATAATTACCGTTAAATAATTGACCATACACTGTTGGCAAAATATATCTTTTGCTTGGTGGCTGGTTTGGGAAATCCCTATATAATATATTAACGGCTTTTCTATTCATTATTGCATATATTAAATCATCAGCAGAAACATCTTCAGTTATTAAACCTAGATGTTTCTGTGATTCTTCAAATATAACCTCTTCGAATAAATTGTAAAGCTTCATATAAAAAAAAATTAAGGTATTACAACTTGTCCTATGTTTTTAGAGGTATCTGGGTGTGTATAAAAATTTTTGGTATCTGCTGGATTTGTTATATTAACACCATAACCAAAAGTAGTTAAATTGTATAAAATAGCTTTGTTTCTACCAATACCGTTGGTAGAACCTTTGATATCATAATCATCACCACCGATATAATTGTTTCTAGCGGTATAACCATTATAAGTATTGCTTAAATCAAATGCATCATTAGTAGCTTTACCTCTATATGGTGTTGCAAGGTCTGCTTTAGCGTTTGTGTTTGTTTGGCCATATTCATTTGTTGTTTTGAATGATGTGCCATATAGTAAACTAGATTTGGGTAACAAGAAGTTTCTACTAGCAATTGCGATTATTTCTAGTGGTGATTGACCACCGTTGTAAGGAGTTGGCATAAGTTATAATATTTGTTTTTTGTTATTGTTATTCATATATTCAATTAAATATTTGATAGAAGAAATTTCTTCAGACAATGCTTCAGCATTTGTTAATATTCTACTTTTAACACCGCCTTTTTTATCAGCACTTTTAGTGACTTTAGGCGCTTCAACACTTGTTGGGTTAATTTCTTTTTGAAAGGTATTTCTATAATCAGTATCTTTTGTTATTTCTTTACCTTTATTTATTATGTTTCTAGCGTGTTGTAGTTTTTTCTTTATTTCTTCCAGTTCAATTTCACCTTGTTTGGTTATTGTCCCGTTTTTTAATTCTTGTTTTAATCTAGTCTCACGCATTTTTAATGCTTCACCGTCCAATACTTTATTGTCGTGGTTAAATTTTGTGTTATCTAAATTAGTTTTCATTATTAAATGTTTTTATTCTTTTTAGGATTATTTTTTTTACTAATAATCGCTTTGGATAATTCTTCTAGTTGTGCATCGGTTAATTCAACATCATTAATAGTGTTAATCAATTTAGCAACTTTTGGATTGTAATTTTTTTCAGTTACATCTGAATCTTTGCTTTTTTTAACAAGGTCTTCAATTATTTCTTCAACAGTTTGTTTTTTAACAATATTACTTTCACCTAAGTTTGTAGTTGAACTACCACCAGCACGTCTACCACCAAAACTATAAACAGCAAACCATGGAATATTTTGTCTATAACGACCAAATACTATATCCGTAGTTGTTGATTTTCCTTTTTTATAGTTAGAATCATCATTATATGGTTTTTCAACTGGACCTGTTTCTATTTCACTATTATTGCTAATGGTTCTATCATTACCACCAGAAAAAATATCCCCACCAACCAATTCAGTTAAATCTTTCTTTTTAAATGTAGCCATAATTTATCTTTTAATATAAATATATTGAAAACACAGAATATTTATATTAAAACCTATAAATTATGTCGTTTAGAACAAAATTAGATTTTTCAGACAATAGACAAGTAAAACAACACATAAAAACCAAAACTGTTTTATCTGGTGCAACATCATTTGGTGTGCCTTACGTTGATTTGCCTTCTGGGCCAGATTTTAGCACATCATCAATTACGCAAACAATTACATCAATAACTAGCACTTTTTCTGGTAATAGTACAACAACAAATTATACTTGGTATGATTCTAGGATGTCATTGGCTAACAATGTGTTATCAGCAATTACCCCAACAACATCAGCGTATACTCAAAACACTGGTCAAGTTTATACTGGTAATTCATACACAATAATTGATGACAATACAATTTATTCAACTTATAGTGGTGTATCTTTTGATATTAGCGCAACAACTTTTATTAGTTTGGGTGGTGGTAATTATTCTGGTTCAGTTTATACAAACACATTAAGAATACTTTCATATAATTCATTAGATTTTACTGGTAGAACTATTTGGAATGATGTTTCTGGAATAACTAGAACAGATAGACTTATTGTTAGCAGAGGTGCACAAACTGGATATATTTTAGGAGCGACAGATTCTGAAGGTATGGTTGAATGGATACCTACTAGTGGGTTTGAATTTAGTGGTGGTAGTGGTAATTGTATTACTGATTTATATGTTACTAACGTATTTGGTTGTTCACCTATTAGAGTACATGATGATATCATTCTTAGCGGTACAACTAGTAAAAAATTAGGTATAAATACAACACCATCATATACTTTTGATATGTTAAGTCAGGATGGTACTAGTAAATTATTTTATGATGATACAACTGATAGTCAAAGTCTTATATTAAGTGGTAAGACTAATGGTTTATATTACGTAGATGTTAGAGCTACAGATGTTGGTATTTTAAGACTAGGTGTTGTTGGTAAATCGTATAGTGGTAATACTACATTTGGTGTTACAGGTGATTCATACGTATATTCATCAGTATTATCAAATGGTTTAAATATAATTAGCTCACCAGGTGGGTTATCATCAACAACTAGTGATTATATAAGATTTTATGCTGGTAACACAGCTACATCACAACCTGATTTACATATACAAGGTAGCGGAGCAACAAGAGGTAATATTGGTATAGGGACTACAGACCCAAAAGATACATTACATATTAAAGGTAGTGCTAGTGTTTTAAATTTAGAAGGTAGTGACCACGTTTATATGAATTTTTATCCTGATGGATATTCTGCTGGTAGAAAAGCATGGTTTGGGTTTGGCAATAGTACTGATGATAATATTAGTTTAACAAATCAAACAGTAACAGGTGGTACAGTATTTAAAACTAATGATATAACTAGAATGTTTATATCAGCGTCAGGTAATTCTGGTAATGTTGGTATAGGAACTATAGTACCTACTGAAAAATTAGATGTTAATGGTAGGACGAAAACAACAACAATACAAGTTACATCTGGTGCGACTAATGGATATGTATTAATATCAGATAGTAATGGTGTTGGTAGATGGGGGAAAGCTGCTTCGGATATTTTTACTACAGGTAGTACTAATAATAACGCGATTTATGATATTATAGGTTCACATACTTTAAGTGGTGTATCTGATTATTCGATAATAGCTGGTGGTTATGGTAATACAATTACAGGTAGTACTTATTCTGGTATATTTGCTGGTAGTGGAAACACTATTAGTAGTACATCAAAATTATCGGTAATTGCTGGTGGTAATTTAAATACGATATCAGGTCATACAAATGCTTTTATTGGTGGTGGACAAAATAATTTTATTGATTTTTGTAGTTCTAAAGGTAAAGGTAATACTAATGAAAGTATAATTGGTGGTAGTTTTAATGAGATTGATTCAGCAATAAACTCAAGTATTGTTGGAGGTGGGAATAATTTATTAAATAATTCATCACATGGAGGGCAATCATCAACTATATTAGGTGGTAGTGGTAATACTATGACTAATGGTCATATTTCAACAATGATTGGTGGTAGTGGTAATACATTAGGTGATAGTGCTTGTGCATTATCTTATTCAACGATTATAGGTGGTTATGGGAATAATATATCATCAGTTAATACTGGTGGTTTTAACATGATTGCGAATTCAATAACATCTAGTATTGATGGTCAATATGCTCTTATATTAAATTCTAATATATCAAACATATTTGGTAATTCATATAATTCATCAATTATTGGGGGTAGTGGGAATACGATAACAAGTAGTGATTATGTGATTATTGATGGAGGTAAAAGTAATAATATTGATTCATCAGATTATTCAATAATTGGTGGTGGTTCTAGTAATATAATTATTGATAGTACATATTCAGGTTTATTTGCTGGTAGTGGTAACACAATAACAAATACATCATTTAATTCAGTAATAGCTGGTGGTAGTGGAAATACTGTTAATGGACATAACAACGCATTTATTGGCGGTGGTTCTGATAATACCATACATGAAGGTTGTCCTAGTACTGAATTACCAATTAACGAAGCGATTATTGGTGGTTCTAATAATATAATATCAGCTGCAACAAGTTCAGTTATTTTAGGTGGTTCCGAAAATAGTATTACAAAATATACTCGTTCAGTTACCATTGGTGGTTATCGTAATTCATTTATTGATACAACTTATGATAACCTAATTTATTGTGATGATAATACTGAAGATAATATTATAACTACAGATTCAGTTATAGTTGGTGGTAGAAATAATACAGTTAGTAATAAAGTTTCTAATTCTGTTATATTAGGTGGTTCTGGAAACACTATTACTGGTAATGTTTCAAGTACAGCTTCTTACGGTAATGCTATAATTGGTGGTAAAGCAAATGGAGTAGGTAGCAATATAAAACATAGTATAGTATTAGGTGGCTATAATATAACAGCTACAACATCTGATATGGTTTATGTACCAGATTTAATAATTGATGGATTGATTAGCGTTACTAATTTACAAACAAATGCTAGTGGGCAATTAATAGATGGTGCTTCAGATATTAGACTTAAACAAAATATTAATCAATTACAGAATTCATTATCAATACTTAAAAATCTAAGAGGTGTTTCATTTGAATACACCCAAGAATCTAATATGGGTGGTGGATTACGATATGGATTTATTGCTCAAGAAGTTCAAGAATTTATACCAGATATTGTTAGGTCTAGGGTTAAAGGTGATGGTATGTTATCACTTAGCTATACTGAAATAATACCCTTATTGGTTGAAGCAGTTAAAGAATTATCATCTGGACAGACAACAAACAATACTTATTTAGAAACGCAGTCAATACTTGCTGAAGATAACAATATTGATTTAAATCATAATGGTAGTGTTGAATCAGCAGTTGGTGGTGGGATTAGAGTTATTAATGCTATAGGAATAGATAATCACGCTGAATTAATAACTGATACAGATGGTAATTTCGTTACAAATAATGATTTTAAACCTAATGCGTTAACTATTCCTTTATATACACCAACATCATCTAACGATATAAATGGTAATGATGGTAACATAACAAGAGATGCTGACTATTTATATATTAAGTGCAATAATATTTGGAAAAGAACAAAACTGGAAGAATTTTAATGGGAAACATACTAAATTTCAATTTTAATAAATTAGACCTTAAGTTATCAAATTCTGACTATTGGGATTTCTTTTTGGTAAGTGATGAATACAATACTTGTGGTTATACACCGCAATTTAGTGGGGATTGTTTTGTTGTTTGGTATGATTTCAATAATCCAGCAACTTTTGCCAATAGTCAAATGTCAGCGACATCAATTTATAGTCTTGTTAGTTGGTCTAAAGCCGTTAATACTGGTTATACATTAGACGCATTTGGTATTACTGGTATTGATAATGGATTTTTGACTTTTAATAAAGAAAGTGGCGATACTAAAAATGAAGCTTTGCTAAGTGTTTTAACTGGAAGTACTTTAATAATACCATCTGGAGAAACTAGGTTAAGATTAAATAGAGTTACTGGAACCACTGGTAATTATATATACCCTATTGAAATATTAAATGATACAACTGGATATTATACACAATATTGTGGTGGTTTTCATCAAGGTTATTATAAAATAGATGGAACTACATATGAAGCATTACCAACAAGAGTAAATCAAGCTTGGGCTGCTGAATTTTGGTTATTACCACAAGATTTTTGTACTGGACATACTGGAACTACATTAAATGATGATTTCCCAGATAATAAGGGTATTTTCTTTTATATGGGTACCCGTGCTGAGAATAAATTTTGGAATATTTTTAGTGGTGTTAGCACTGGTTGTACTAGTGGTTGCACAATTCCATCTGGTTGTACTGAACCTCTTAATCCATGGTGTACAGTTACCAAAGAAAATGAAGTTTCAATAATCAATGATGATGGGATTTTAATACCTTTAGACCCACCACAACTACAAATAGATTTGATAACAAATCCATTTTTAATTTATGGTAGAGCAAATAGTAAACCTTACCCTACAGTTAGCGGTAACCCAGAACCAAATGACGTATTTTTTTATGTTAATTCAGTTAGTTCAACTGATGATGAACCATGTACATGTAATAATTGTCATAAATGTTATACAAAAGGTTTTGGTTTAGGTTCTAAAAAAGCTCACGACTATGATGGTAAGGGTTTATTTGTTGTTAAAAAAGATACTGAAATAAGTAACACACAAAATCCTTTTTTAATTTATGGAAGAGCTAGCGGTAATGTTTCAGGTTGTAAATGTAATGCTTGTAGTGGGAGTGGTGATGGTTTAGGTAGTGAAACAGTGTGTTCTTTTACTGGTTTTACAAAAGATAAATTAGAATTAGATTATAATACAGATATTATAGATAACGCATTAGCTTTTAGAATAAAAGATGATGGAAGTATTGGTTATAGATTATTAACTTATACTGGCACTTGTATTACAAGCGCTACTGGAAGTACTTATGTTAGTGGTGTGACCGTAGAAGAAGCGTATTCGCTTTCTGGTATGGTATCAGCAAATACATGGTCCTATATTGTTATTAGATTTGTAACAAATTATTTAGATGATTGCGAATTAGCTATTAAAAAACCTAGAAAGGGTAAATTAATGTTTTATGTGAACGCTAAATTAAAATTTGTGGTTAACGAATTTGATGAAATTGTAGCTAGGAGACTAAATGAATATTATTCAAAACAGATAGGTGTACCATTTAATATTAGTCTTGGTGGTGGTAGTCAGGGATTGTTAGAAAGTCAAACATTTGATGGTTTAGACATGGCTGATAGAGACTTACCAATTGAAAAGAATTTTGCTGGAACGTTTATAGGTGGAATATCACAATTTAAATTTAATATTTGTGATTTAAATTATAACGATATACAAAATACTTATATTTATGAGAAAGAAAGGTACAGTGGCGTGGTAATAATACCTAACAAACCAGCTCCAAGTCATATATATTATGGCAAGTTTAATGGAACAAGTATTACTTCAGCTGAGACAATTAGTAATTTGACACTTAAATACACTGAAAGTGTTGTTAATACTTATGTTACAGTACCAGCGGTAAATGGTTATGGTTATGTGTTGATTCCATCTACATTGACACAACCAAGTGACTTTAGAAACAGTCTTTACGGTTGTACAGGGTTTAATATACCTTATGTGGTGTTACAAGATATAATAATAGTGGATTCTAACGGATTCTCAATAACATATAAAGTATATAGAACATTTAACACAACATTTGGTTCATTGAACATGTGGATGTGTGATTAAAATATAAAAATTATAAAATAAATTATGGCAAATTTTAGCTTTTCTGGTGGTGTTGGTATAATTGGGTTTATATCACCTGTAGATACAAATGATACTTATGCGGTTATTGACCCGATTTATGGTATTGATGGTTTTAGAAACGTTGATACATTATCGGATTTACATTTAATATCGGCTGGAAGAAGAAGAGCTGGAATGGTTGTTGGTGTTGATAATGGTTCAAATTATTATAAATTAAAAGCTGAACCATGGTCTTATGATATATCAGATTGGGAAACGTTTGGAATATTCGCAACTGGTGCTACATTTATTGATAACATATTAACAATCACAAATAATGATGGTACTCAAATATCTTCAATAATTGATGATTTTAGTGGACTTACGGTTAATGGTGTAATAACCGCAACAACCGTTTCTGCCACAACATTTTATGGTGATGGTAGTAAATTAAGTGGTATTGTAACTGATAACTTTTATACAACAGGATTTACATATAATAATAATAATACTTTTGCAATTGAGCGTAATGGTAATTTACCAGTATTAATCGCTAGGATTGATACTATGACTGGGTTAACAGTTAATGGTGATTTAATAACAAATACTATATCAGCAACCACTTATTATAATTTACCTTTAGATATAAGAGTTACAGGTGCAACATATTCAAATAACACATTTACATACACAAACAATGCTAATGGTAGTTTTAATGTGTTATTTAATACTGTTACAGGTTTAACAGTTAATGGTAAGTTAACAGTTACTGGTAATACAATACTTAATTCAACAAGTGCAACAACTTTAAATTTAAGTAATTTACCTATTCAGAATAATTCAGCCACAGATATTCTAGCTAGAAACATATTAACAGGTGAAGTTGAATTTATTCCTGTTAGCGCTATAACACCCGACACAAATACATTCATAACTGGTACATCTTTTTCATCATTAACTAACATACTAACATTAAAAAGAAATGATAATGTTAATGTTACACAAAATATTAATAGTGAGTTTATTAATCAAGGTGTTTTCTATGTATCTAAACCAATTACAACATCAGGTTTATCAGCAACAATAACTGGATTAACACTTAATGGTATTGTATCAACTCATACTGGTTACACACAACAATTATCAGTGGCAACTATGGGTTCTAAAGATAAACCATATCCATGTCCATGGTCAGCAAGAAATGCTGCATTAGATTTAATTGCTTCATCTGGTATAACATCAGCATTAATTATTATTGATAATGGTGATTTTACAGTAGGTTCTCCAACACCATCACAAAATGGTAATACAACAGGTAGTGCACCTAATAGTGTAGTTGTTGCTGATGTGTGTATTAGTAATAGTTATAATACTAACATTGCTTCATTATTACAAAATAAATTAACATATAGAACAAACCCTAATAGTTCATCTATAACTTATATAAATTCAGCTTATAATATATATTTTGCATATCATAGTGATAGCGTTAATGATGCTACATTTGAATGTAATATGTATGGTTTAAATGTTTATCAAGTATATGGTCAAATAAATGGTTGGTTAGCAACATTTATGTTATTAGATAACGCTAGGTCTAAATGTACTTTAGATTTTAATAAATTATATTTACAACAAGCATATAATTTTAACATAAAATCATATGAAAGTCTTAATGTAAACATTAAAGAATGTAAATCAGCCGAAACAACATTTTTAGAATTAAATAATAATAGAGATATAAGTGCTTTAAGCGCTACAACATCAGTATTAAATTTTTATATTGAAAACTTTTATTATGGTTATGGTAAGATACCATATCCTAGTGACCCTACAGATTATTGGACAGGTGCACTTAACATTAATAGACAATTCGCATTAAGAAAAAAAATAATAAATGTTGAATATAAAAATATTGATACAAATATTAATCCTGGTGGGTTATTTTATTTGGGTGCTGGTGGTGCAAGTGGTAATTTCATGAATACAACTATAAACTATAAAATTGGAAGTTTAATTGAAACAGAAAAAGATTTATATGTTGGCTCTTATTTAACTTATTCAACACTTTTATCAATTTTTGGTAGTCAAAATACAGTGTATTATGATAACTCATTTAATTTTGAAGTTGGAAATGCTGTAACTGAAACAGCTTTATTTGGTAGTTATTCAGATTTAGGCAATATTGGTAGTGGAAATACTATATCATTTAAATGTGGAAAACATGTTAAGGTACCTAAAGTTACTTCGCAGTTTAGACTTAAAGAAAATGTGAATGCATCATTTGTTAGCGCTTCAAATTCTGGTGGAGTACCTACTAATGTTGTAATAGACGGTACGTTTATTAATAGAGAAGCTGAAGCATTGGTAAGTGCGTATAACTACACTTATCAACATAGTAAAGTAATTGTTAAAGGTATATATAAAACATATGGTACAGCTGTTCCAGCTATAACATTAAATAATATAAGAGATAAATACGTATCAATACAAGACGCTATTGTTATAAATGATGGTACTGTTGATTCAATTAAAAATGGTGTTTCGGTAAGTCCATTAATTGGGTCAAAACAACAAGCTTTTAGGAATATTTATTTTAAAAATGTAAGAACTAATTCAACAATTGATTCATCAATTAATGAAGTTGGTGAAAATGTTATAATAAATCCTGACATAACTAACTATTTATAATTATGAAAGTAATATACGATAATAATGGTATTGAAATAGCAAAAGATTTGTTAGATTCTATTATAGCAAAAACAAATGATACTTGTAAATATGTATATGTATACGATTCTTATTTGGAAGATGATATCTTAATTAAGAGACCTAATATTGATTGTAATACATTATATGAAACAGAAATGGTTTTAATTGATGATTCTATTTATTTAGAGTTAGAAAAATTAATTAATAATAATGCACCAAATAATAATGAAATATGAGTGTTAGAAGTATAACAGGCGGTACTACAAGTATAAAATATACACAAATAACTGATACATTAGTAGATATAACTGGTGTTACTAATAGTACTTATTTTTATAATAAAGCTGATAGTTTATCTTATTTCAAAGATAATGGTGGTAATATATTTCACACATTTACAGGTAGTTCAACTTCTAATATTTCAACAAGTGGTTCAATATCAGCCACAACTTATCTTAATTTACCAATTGATGTCACAGTAACTGGTGCAACATATTCAAACAATACATTCACTTATACGAATAATACAGGTGGTACATTTAATGTGTTATTTAATACACTTACAGGTTTAACTGTTAATGGTTCAATATCAGCCACAACAATATCTGGTGGTACATTTTATGGTAATGGTAGTAATTTAACTGGTATTATCCCACCATTGTCACAAGGTCAAATCTTTATTGGTGATAATACTAATAGTGCAGCTGCTAGAAACGTAATTGGTGATATTAATATTAATTATACTGGTAATACAACAATACAACCAAATGTTGTTACCTATTCTAAGATACAAAATGTCTCACAAGCAGCTGTATTAGGTAGCACATCAACTACTGGTGGTACTGTTGAAGAGATTGTGATGATAGAAGCGTATATAAACGCTAGTGGTACAACAGCTACATTATTAAGTACAACTGGTAATTGGGATATAAATGGTGTTTATATTGGTACAACAATAACTGGAACAACACAAGGTCAATCACATTATAATAGTGATTATTGGTTTACAGCTATTGATGATAATTCATGGATTAGAATGATAAGAGGATAAATATGTTAAGCTTTAACGGTAAAATATTAAAAGTAACTAGAGATGGATTTGAGAAAAGACATGATTTTGTATCGTCTGGTTCAACATCGTTCTCATATTGTGGTGTTGCACCACTTAATTCTAGTGAATCTGATTCAGTTTGGTATATAACAAGAGTCCAAATAGCTCAAGATGGTACAGTTGATAATAAAACAGCATCAAATGTGGCTTGGACAAATAGATTAACAACAACATATTCATAATTAAAAATATATGGCAGTTAGATATGCAGTAGCAAGTGGAAATTGGAGTACGGGTAGTACATGGAATGGTGGTACTTTACCAACATCTAGTGATGATGTATTTTCAAATAACTTTAATGTTACAATAGACCAAGATATCACAGTATTAAGCATCTCCACAGCCGCTTCAACACCTGCTGTTGCTGGTGGCGCATTTAGTGCAACAACAAGTAGAACTATAAATGCTAATATTAATGGAGGAACGACAAATTGTTTAACTACAAATAATTCTTCCCCAATAACTATCACTATTAATGGTAATGTTACTGGTAACTTAACAGGAACTAATAATTATGCTTTGGTTCATAATGGAACAGGAACTGTTACTGTATCAGGAACATGTAGTTTACCAACTAGTGGAGGTGCCCCAATATATAATAGTTCAACTGGAATTATTAATATAATAGGTAATATTACAACTGGAAATAATAGTGGATTAGGTAATAAATGTGTTACAAACGCATCTACTGGTACCATTAGTATTAGTGGAACTGTTAATGGAGGTGCTGGTACGTCTAATATTGGTGTTTTAAATTCATCTACTGGAACTATTAATGTAATTGGGAATGTACTTGGCGGTGCTGGTTCATTAGGTCATGGAATCCATAATAATGGAGCTGGAAACGTTAACGTAACTGGTAATATAACTGGTGGTACTGTTGGTTCTGCTTATGGTATTCAAAATCAAATAAATGGTACTGTAATTATAAATGGAAATGTAACTGGCGGTATCGGTGGTGTATGTAGGGGTGTGGTAAATCAATTAAACGGAACTATTACTGTAACTGGAATTGTTACTGGTGGGGCTGGTGATGTAGGATTACTTAATATCGCTACTGGTACAATAACAATAACTGGTACAACTGTTTCTGGTCTAAATTCTGCTGTAAGTAATGGTAGTACTGGTCCAATAACGATTAACGGAAATCAAATAGCTTCTGGAAATACTGGCGTTTACGCTATTTCAAACGGTTCAGCTGGTGTACTTACTATAAATGGTGATATTTTAGGTGCTTTAGCTACATCACCGTCATTAGCTTATGTAGTTAATAATGCTTCAACAGGTATTGTTAATATAAATGGTTCGGTAATACAAAGAAGTATTGGACCATCTGGAAGTGTTGGTATTGTTACCAATTCATCAACTGGCACAATAAATGTAAGTGGTAATGTTGGTGGCGGTTCAATAGGAAATAGTATTGCAATAAATAACGCATCAACAGGTACAATAAATGTAATTGGAAGTATAAGCGGTGGAACAAATGCAACAACTACACCAGCAATATATTCAACAACAGCTGGTGTTATAAATGTAAGTGGTGAAACTGCATCTGGTTTATATCCAGCATTATATTCAACAAGTACAACAGCAATAAATAGATTAAAAGGTAATATTAAATCATTTAATGGTTTATTACCATTTATTGCTTGGAAGATAAATTGTGACCCATTATCAGCACAAACAATTACATTACAAGATACAAATAATACAGATAGAATATTTGGTACATCAAATGTATCTAATGGAGCACCATTACCAGCAAATGTTAGAAGTGGTATTGTTTATGGTTCAATAAATGAATTTACTGGTACGACTATAATGGCAACACCAGATAATGTAAGAAAAGGTGTATTAACAGATAATACTATAGGGACTGGACAATTAACAGCTGAAGATTTCTTAAATGCAATTTCAACTGGTACTGACCCATTATCAATAAGATTACAAAATGTGTCAACAGTGCAATCCACTGGTGACCAAATATCAAATTATTAA